AAAAGCAAGAGCCGGAGAAATTAAAGGTTTCACTGGCATAGATGCTCCTTATGAAGAACCTGAAAATGCTCAGGTGGTTTTAAGAGGAGGAACTATTCAAGAACAGGTAGACATCTTAGTAGATTATATTGACAATCATGATAAGAAAGAAGGATGGACTAAAGTTAATTACGGAGGAAAACCTACTACTAATGAAGATAAGAAATATGCTGTATTTGTTGGAAGATTTCAACCTTATCATTACGGTCACATTGGCCTTATCCAACAAAAATTAGATGAAGGAGTTCCTGCCTTAATCCTCATAAGAGATATTGAACCTGATGAAAAGAATCCTTTCACAACACAAGAGACGGCATTAATGATAACCAAGTACCACAAGGCTAAAGGTGATGATGTTCAAGTAATGATTGTACCTGACATTGAGTCTGTAAACTTTGGAAGAGGTGTAGGATATGAGGTTAATGAATTTGATCCTCCAAAAAACATTGGATGGATCTCAGCTACTAACATTCGAGAATCTATTAAAAAAGAGAGTGATGATTGGAAGGCCATGGTAGATGAATCTATTCAACGGGATGTGGCACATTATTTAACTGACGCTTTAACGCAAAAAGAAAATGGGTTTCAATAAAATATTTTTAGGAGAGAAGGCACTTAATCACCGCAGAACATAAAATGGAAAGTGAATTTAAAGTCGGCGACCTAGTCCGATGGTGGAAGTCTACATATTACATAATAGAAATTAGAAGAGAAGGAGCAATGCTACAACAAAACTTTAGCATAGGAACACGTCTAATAAAACCAGTGCCCCTATCGGAATTAAAGAAAGTAACAGCACATTAAATAATAAATAAATAAAATAATTAATTGCTAATTATGAAAAATTATATTAAAAACAGTGAGGCGTTTATAAAATTAAACGAACAAAACCAAACCCGAGAAGGGATGGATAAAGCGAGTGCTGATGTTCTAAGACACTGTAAAGATCTGTATAAGCTTGCGTATATTATTAAGGCTACAATTCACAAAAACCCGGATAAGATCGGAGATTACAGTGTATTAAAGGATGTCAATAAACAATTGTACATGCTAAAAAATGCACTCCATCGGTTCTTACGTGAAGAGCTGCCTCATCTCTCAAAGGAGGAAGTTGGTCGGATCCAGCGTGAGCTAGACAAAAAAATGGCAGAAATGATTACTGAGATTTAATTATGAAAAATTATATTAAAAACTTCACAGTCTTTTCAATTAATGAAAAGGTTGATTTTGAACCTGAAATTATATTGATGCCCCTAAAAACACGAATAAAAGTGGCAAGTGGAAACGTGGAGAAAGATGGTAAATGGGCAGAGGTACCTGGAGTAAAATCTAAAATTATAAGTGGTAATACAATAGAGATTCTTTTACCCAATGGACGGATTAAAAATGATGAACTTTTTAGAGCAACTATTACAGATGCTGGAAAGCTATTAGGAAAAGTTTTTTTAGGAATTAAAGATATTAAAGCTGGTGATGCCAGAAAGAGAACTAGTGCATTCCAACATGCAATTGCATGGAAAGGCCTAGATGCTAATGTATATGGTGGTAGAATAAAAATAAAATTTAAATGGATGCCAGAAGGAATTAGAGTTTCCAATGCACCCGGAAAAGCATAAAAATAAAATACTATAAAAATGAAAACATATATAAAAAACTTCAACTCATTCGTATTAAACGAACAAAACGCATCGGTTGCAAATAATATTGAAGCCGCGGCACAATTGTTTATTAAAGCATTAAAGGGACTTGGAACAGATGAAGAAGGTGCAGTAGCAGCTATAGAAATGTTAGAGAATGCTGATGATTTTAATAATTTTAATAAATATTTAAAAGATACAACAAAATATGATTTCAAAGAATGGTTTGAGGGAGATTTTACCACACAGTCGAAAGAACCAGGACTAGCATTTATACAAAACCATTCGCCAGAAGCAAACGCTATACTTAACCATTTGAAGGCAATAGGAGCACCACAAGAAGGGATCGTTGTAAGAAAACCACCAGAAGAGGAATATAGTGCTTACTACAATCACACGTGGGATAATCCGGTTTCAAGATAAATAAAAAATATTTTAATTATGAAAACATATATAAAAAACTTCAACTCATTCATATTAAACGAACAAACTGTTATTCCAGACGCAGCTCTTAAAAAAGGTGGTGATAGAATAATGTTCATCAAAAGCAAAGAAGGCTTAAAAGGAGAAATCGTAATTAAACACGATGGTAGATCTATTCTGTCTGTTAAAATCAAAGGTGAAGATAAATGGTATCACATTGGAGAATATAAAGACAAAAATGCAGCATATGATAAATTCGATGAAATAGTTCACGATAAAGATGCTGCCAAAGACGATTGGGCCCACATCAGAGACCTGGAAGATGCAGAAGAACATGACGATTCTAACAGTTGGAAAGATAACGATGAAGAACATATCGAAGATCTAGAAGATGATGCTCACGATGATCATGAAGAAGAATAAAAAAATAAACTATAATGAATAGGATATTATTATTTAACGAATTCTTAAATGAGAATAAAAAAGATCCAGCTGCAAAGGTAAGAAACAGAGGAGACGTAGTATTCTCAGCTAAGAGCAAAGATGTCACAGACGATCAAGATCACTTTCCAATAAATAGCGAAGATCAAGCAAGGAACGCATTAGCTAGAGCGAATCAATATAAAGAATCTCCTAAGTGGTATAAAGGATCTTTAAAGAAACTCGTTAAGAAAGTAGCAAACGCAGTTAAAAAGAAATATTCGAGCATAGATGTCACTGAAGCATCTTATAAACCGGGTAAAGGATAAAAAAACAATACACAATGGAAAACGTAAAAGACATTTTTTATGCAGGATTAGGTCTTGCTAAGAAAACAGAAGACACAGTAAAAGAAAGCTTTGACGTACTTGTTGCAAAAGGCAAACGAGTAGATGCTAAAGGAAACAATTTAATTAAAAAATATTTTAATCTAGTTGAAAAAACAGCAGAGGAGCATAAAACAAAGATCAATGAAAAACTAGTAGACCACCTAGATAAAGTAGAAGAGTTTATAGTTAAAGTAAAAAGCGACATCAAGTAATGAGCTACGATCCCTATGATGAAATACAAAATTCATATTTTAGTTTAGTATCTAAATTTCTTAGCCAAATGGTAGGAAAACAAATATTTGCAGATGTAAATGTAGAAGATGAAGACATTAGGAAAATTAGATTTACAAGTAAAGATGGAACTGACTTTACAATAAAACATGATGTTACGCAAGATGGAAGCCACACTAAACCATGGACAGAGATAGCTGGAAATGAAATAGGAAGAGAACCCATATGGGGAATAGATGACGTAGAGGATGAAGATGACCTAGACGAAATAGATGAAATAATATTTGATTCATTTTATGAAGGTAGTAAAACCAGACAAATAAAAGACGCAGCTAAATTTTATTTAGAATTAATAATACCCAGAAGTGCACTTATAGAAAAAACAATAAAAGAAGCCACTAAAAGGGGTTTTAAAGGATTTGTAGAAGGTGCACATTGGTATGCAGAATTTATACAAGACGGAAATTATCACAGAGACGTTAGAGATAGATTCTAATCTTCGGAAAACTTATAGAATACTATTGACTTATTATAATTGACATTTTATCTTCTTCAGAGTCATAATCTAATATTACAGAATCACCTTCTGAAATTTTATTTTTTATTATTTCTTCAGCTAGAGGATCTTCTACATATTTTTGAATAGCTCTATTTAAAGGACGTGCTCCGTAGTCTTTATCAAATCCTCTGTCTGCTATATGCCCTTTAGCCTTTTTAGTTATTTTAACAGTGTATCCTGCATCCTTAACTCTTGCTAAAACTTTCTTTAATTCTATATCAATTATCTTTAATATATCTTTTTTGACGAGTGGATTAAACATTACAATGTCATCTATTCTATTTAAGAATTCTGGGGAGAATGCTTTTTTAAGTTCAGTTTCAAGTATACTTTTTCTATTTTTATTTTCTTTATCGTCAGATGAACTTGTTTCAAAACCAATACCTGCACCGAAATCCTGCAACCTTCTGGCTCCAATATTAGACGTCATTATTATAATAGTGTTTCTAAAATCGATAACTCTTCCTAATCCATCTGTCATTCTACCATCATCCAATGCTTGTAATAATAAGTTAAATACGTCTGGGTGAGCCTTTTCTATTTCATCCAATAGTAATATAGAATATGGTTTTCTTCTAACTTTTTCAGTTAATTGTCCACCTTCTTCATATCCAACATATCCAGGAGGAGCTCCTGCTAATTTTGAAATAGAGAACTTTTCCATATATTCACTCATATCTACTCGTATTAATGCGTCTTCTGAATCAAAAAGATATTTAGCTAATACTTTACATAGTTGGGTTTTACCAACCCCAGTAGATCCTAAAAATATAAAGGAACCGACAGGTCTATTTGGATCTTTTAAACCTGCTCTGTTTCTTCTGATTGCTTTAGTTATTCTAGACACTGCTTCGCCTTGACCTATTACTAAGCTAGATAGTTCTTTTTCCATTTTAATAAGCTTTCCACCCTCTGTCTGTGCAACCTTAGTAACAGGAATTCCTGTCATCATTGAAACTACTTGAGCAATATCTTCTTCATCAACTCTTTCTTTATTAAGCTTACTTTTTTCTTCCCAAGCGATTCTAGATTTATCAAGCTTTTCCTTTAACTTCTTTTCAGTATCTCTTAATCTAGCCGCTTCTTCATATTGTTGACTTTTAACTACTTTATTTTTCTTGTGTTTAATTTCTTCTATGTCTTTTTCTATATCTACAATAGCCTTCGGAACGCTTATGTTTTTTATATGTACTCTAGATCCAGCTTCATCTAATGCATCAATTGCTTTATCAGGTAAATGTCTATCTGTCATATATCTAGATGTTAAGTGTACACATGCATTAATTGCATCTGGTGTATAATAAACATTATGATGATCTTCATATTTATCTTTTATATTATTTAATATATCAATACTTTCTTCCATTGAAGCAGGTTCAATCATAACCTTTTGAAACCTTCTCTCTAGAGCTCCATCTTTTTCTATATGTTGACGATATTCATCAAGAGTAGTTGCTCCTATGCATTGCACTTCTCCCTTAGCAAGGGCTGGTTTAAACATATTAGATGCATCCAATGCGCCACTTGCTCCACCTGCACCAACCATAGTATGTATTTCATCTATAAAAATAATAACATCTTTATTTTTTTCTAATTCTGTCATTAATACTTTCATTCTTTCTTCAAACTGACCTCTATATTTTGTTCCAGCTACTAATGAAGCCAAATCCAAAGACACTATTCTTTTATCAAAAAGAGCTCTTGAAACCTTTTTTTCAATTATCCTAAGAGCAAGCCCCTCTGCTATCGCAGATTTACCAACCCCTGGTTCTCCTATTAAAATAGGATTGTTTTTCTTTCTTCTACTTAATATTTGTGACACTCTTTCTATTTCATGTTCTCTTCCAACAATGGGGTCTAATTTACCTTCTTCTGCCATCTTGGTTAAATCTCTTCCAAAATTATCTAACGCGGGTGTTTTAGATTTACCACCTCCGCTATTTGAAGGTTTCCTCCTTTTACTATCGTCTTGGAACATGCCTTCTTCATCATCAGATCCAAAATCAGATCTATGAGTTTCTTCATAATTTTCTTTGTCTATTGCCATAGTAATTTTACGTATTTTATAGTTTTATTTATTTGAAATTATTGTTTTTCATCTAGGTTTTTAAGCATCTTATGAAAAATACTAGCTTTATTATAATCTTCTATATCAATTGCTCTTTTTAATTTAATCTCTAATTCTTCCTTTGATATATTAATGTCTCCTTCTACATCGTCTAATAGCGTTTTAGGATCAATATAATAATCCCATCCTTCTTCAAAAATATCTAATGGTAATCCCACTAGACTATCTCCAAAAAGTTTTCTGGGTAGTGAATCTAATCTTTGCAAATATATTTTTCCATTGGCTATTCCTACATATAACATTTTATTTCCAATGTAACTTCTATCTACATGTGGCATTCCTGTTTTTTTATCATGCCCAAGTGGAAGAGATGAAACTACTCTAGTTATAATATCTCTTTTTTTAAATTCGTATATGCTGGTCATTTATTTTTGTTTTTTTTAGACTTTAAAATATCCCTTATTCTTGCTGCTTCTTCGAAATCTTCTTCTTCTATTGCTTTTTTTAACATTGTTTCTATGTCTTCTTCATCATCGTTTTCATTACATGACGTATAGTCTTTGCTTTTTATAAAAATATAAGACACATTTGTTCCTTTTAAATCACCAGTTGAAAACAAAGTATTTGGATACATTTTATTCCACTCTTCATTGACTTTTTTTATAGTTCTTTTTTTATTATGTAAACGCTTCCAGTCCTTGAATACATACCCAACTACCATGCCCATTAAAAATAGTACGATTAGCAATACATATACACTATATTCCATTCACTTTATTTGTGTTTTTCCAAAAAATAAATCAATAGAGAAGCTTTCTTCTGATCTTAAGTTTCCAGTATCTATTATTAAATCCAATCTCTCCATTAATTTTTTAAAACCTAAAACGTCACATGAAGAAGTCATTTCACATTCGGTAGGTTCCACGACCGTCCAGGTATATACACTTTCCCTATCAAAAACACCAACCTTTTGAATTAATATTTGATGATCTCCCATGTCAATAGCTAAGGTCCTATACAATTTAGTAGATATGCTTTCGTATAATTTATTAGTTGTTATCATTTTCCAAAGTTTTAGTTTCTTCAACAAGTTTTAAAAATGCTTCTTTGCATCTCTTAATTCCTTTTCTATATCCAATATTATATCCCAGTAGTAATCCCACTATCAATCCAGATATTATTTGAATAATCAATAGGCTCATTATTTTATAATCCATTTATTGTTTTTTAAAACGTTCTCTTGTTTTCATAAACAGCTTTAATTACAGGAAACCTTAAAGAATATTCTCCATCCTGATTAATAGTCTCTTCAAAATAACTAACAGCTATGGTTTTGTTTAATATTTTACTTGGATTTTTAAAATAGTTTCTTCTTTCAGCATGACTAAACCCACTACCTACTTGAACTCTATTTCCTTTATGTTCTATAACCACATTACTTAACATTGTTTCTTCTACTTCTTTGCCATTGACGATAACCCTATGTGTACCATTTTCTAATTCAATAACTTTATACTCTGCGTCAAAAAACTTTTTTACTTTAAGAATATCATTGCTTCTTTTTCCCCTATACGTTTCGTCTTTTCTAAGCATTAGCCCTTCCCATCCGTTTTGTATAGCAACATTCATTTTTTCTTCTATCATTGCTTCACTTGTTATGCAATGCTGTTCTAACATTTCATAATAATATCCATCTCTCTCTTGTAAAACTAATCCCAATATATATTGTCTTTCGCTCAATATATTATCGGATGTTTTGTTTTCAAAATCGTCTAATGAAATAAAATCAAAAATCTTATACATTGGTTTTTCAATAGTGTGGTCTTTTCTTTTAATTTCTTTAATGATAGATTGAAAATCTTCATTTCCATTTTCATCTACTATACATATTTCACCATCCATTACTGAATTATGAATATTTAATTCTTCTAATTCTTCTTTAACTTTTCCTAAAGTTTCAAAGGGTTTTCCAGATCTTGAGAAAAATGTTACATCTCCAAACTCATCAAAGAAAGCTAAACATCTGACTCCATCCAACTTTCTACTTAAATACCAATCATCGTTTTTAAGATCTACTTTCTTTTTGGTTTTTTCGTCATATGTATTCGCTAAAGCTACATCAAAGGTAGGTATAGCATTTGGTATAACTTTGTTTATCATAGATGAAGTAGAACGAGTCTTAAGGTTTCTATCTATTATGTTCCAAATAAGTTCTTCATGTATTATATGATCAAGAACAAATGCATTAACTGCTCCAAGTGCATTATGCCCAGTAATAACTCGTTCATTTAAATCATCTAATAATCCAAAGATGTTATCTCCGTAGTTATTTAACGAAGCAACTAGGTCACTTCTTTTCTTACAATTCTTAGAAGTAACATAATATTGTTTGAATGGAGAATAAACATATCTCAATATTCTTATGAGTTCTGCATCATCTTTAATAGATGATATGACATCTATCTTATCAGTATTGGAATTAGAATTATTACTTTGTATAACAAATTCTTGAAGTCTATCTAGCATAATTTTTAATTTTAAAAAATTCTTCTTATTTCTACCATAAATTTATGTTCCCCTGGTGCACCTATGTCGTTTAGAAAATCTACAAATGCATCGGGCTTTAATCCAGTTAAAGCTGTTGATTCTTCTTTTATCATCTTCTGCCAATCTTCGTCACCGGCTGTTTCGTCCCAAACATCATACCAGTATCCTAATGCATGGTCACTTCCCCAACTCACAGTTATCTCCTGTCCCGCATCTCCTTTTATTATTTTAGAATAACGACTCATTGCTTTTTATTTTACTTATATCTAGTTTAAACTGAACTAATTTTTCATCCATTTTCTTTCCTCTGTAATTCCTATATGAAAATATTTCTTCATCTATTCCATTGAAATTTGTTGAATAAAGTTTACAGAAAAGCTTAACTCTTTCATCATTCCAATAAAACTTAGCACTACTTTGTTTAATATTTTCATGAGAAACAGGCGGTCGATAATTAGTATCCTTTACCTGTCTATATTCGTCTATGCTTCTTTTTTTATGTGACATGATATATTATTTTATTATTAATACTTATATTATACTATAAAATTAATTTTATTTAAAATATATAAAATAAAACACATCATGGAAAAAATATTAGATGAATTAAATCACTATGTGGGTAAAATAACTGAGGAATATTTAGCTAAACTAAACGCAATGGCTAGAGAACTAATAGCCAACCAAGAAGGGAATTCAGATTTAGATGAAACATACTTAGAAACATACCTAAAGGAACAAGAAGCTGCGTTTGAAGAAATGTTAAGAGACAAACTGGAATCAATAAAAGCTAACCTAGAAGACATGACGACTGGATCAGACGTAATTAAAGAAAAAGCATTTGATAGAATTAGAGAATCCTTTGGAAGGATTTTTAAATCAGTTGCTGAAAAACTGCAATCATTATTTAAGTAAATAACATAAACCAGTGAATAGTTTTAAAAAGGGCAAGCAAATAACTTCAAAGAAGTTTTTTGACATACAAGATAAAATGATGTATGAACACGGATGGCCATGGTCTGCTAAGAGCGGTGAAAGAAACGTAGGATTAGGAGATGCCCTATGGAGAACTGGACTTGCTTATATAGCGTGGAAAGATGAAGATATAAAGGAAGGAATAATTGGCTGCTTTAGAAAGGTTAAAATAAATCATCATTTCAAGAAAGAATTCTATCAACCAATGCGAGCAACAGGAAGATACGGTGAAGACGATGTTTCTAGAGATCAGGTTACTATGGCGTTTACTGCATTAAAAATAAACGGTGACCAGGAAGAATTAAAGGAAATTGCATCTAAAACTCCATATAAACTTTCAAGGAGAATGAAAATGACACCTGACATGTGGCTATGGGTACAATCTCTATATCGTAACAAGCCTAAAATTTATGCTCATCTCTACTGCTTGTTAAATCTTTCTTATTTATGGATAGGGTTGGGATTAAATAAGATAATGGGTAAAATATTGGGGTTAAAAACTATTCCAGATAAAGATTATGATTCTACTTACCATTACAATAAAAGGAATAAGTGGAATAAATTTCAAATGATATTATATAAAGCACTTTATCCTTCATATGCTTTTCATTTAACATGTTGGCAGATTTATACTCTTCCTTTATCTAATACTTCACCACTTAAATGGCTATTTTGTAAACTCATGCTATCTTCATGCGAAAAAGAAAATTATTTATGTAGAATATTGTTAGGAGACTATAGTATAACTAAAGAAGAAGTAGAATCAGTTGAACCTAGAGAGGGTTTCAGATGGCAGATGAGATATGATGGTTCTTGGCCATCATATCATAATGAAGCTCCTGATGAGTGGAAAGAAAAAAACTTAAAATATAATCAATTAGATAAAGATTGTCTAATATCTATTTTTGAAAAACGTGTATATTAATAAAATAGATATTAGAAATAAAAAAGATTGCATACATATAAAAAATAATTATTAAACTGATGAGAAACATATTATTAACCTTAACCTTAATTTTAATTCAAACCGTTTGCTTGTCTCAAACGATAGTGTGTGGAGCAGATGAATATAACCAAAAATTCATAGATGATAATCCTACAAAATACAAGCAGATAGAACAAAATATGCAAAATTGGATTGTTAATAGCCGTTTAAAAAAGGATGTTACTCAACAGCAATACATGATTCCAGTAGTTTTTCATATAGTATGGAACGATTCTGTTGAAAATCTGCACGATAGTATAATTCATAGACAATTAGAAGTAATAAACAGAGATTTTAATTTATTAAATACTGATACTTCTATTTTAACTGATACTTTAAAATTCTTACCCGGAAACATGGGGATAACATTTGAATTAGCAACAGTTAATCCAAAAGGAGGCGTTACTACTGGAATAACAAGAACAAACACAACAGTTCCTGCATTTAGTTACTGGGATAATGCTATTAAATTTGATGATTTAGGCGGTAAAGACGCATGGGATCCTGTTCATTATATGAATATATGGGTTGGTGATTTAGGAGGAGGACTCTTAGGTTATTCACAATTTCCAGGAGGAGATACAATCACTGATGGAAATGTTATAGATTATGCAGTAACAGGAAACGCATATTATCCATGGACTTATGGACCAGATTATGCAGGAGGAAGAGTATTAGTTCATGAAATAGGGCATTGGTTAAATCTTTTCCATCCATGGTGGGGAGGCGGATTAAGTTGGTGCGGAGATGATGGAGTATATGATACTGGAAAACAAGACGGTCCTACTTATCCACAAGCTGGTTGCCCAGATACTAGTTTTAGCAATTGTACACCATCAGAAAGAGAGATAGTAAAAATTTATATGGACTATTGTGGAGACAGCTGCATGGTTGCTTTTACAAATGGACAAGTTGAAAGAGCTCACGCTTCAATTCAAACATATAGACAAGATATGATAAATCAGTTTCCTGTAGGTGTCACAGAGGAATCTATTCAAGAGCAGTTGGATATTAAAATCTATCCAACTATCACGAGAGGAAGAATAAATATAGATTTTCCAAAAGATATTCAAATTACAGGTAAAACTAAAATTCATGTTTATGACATGATGGGAAAACTAGTTGAAGTAGAACATATGCATGGAGAAAAATCAAAACAACTATACTTATATAAATTATCTAATGGAACATATCACATTCAACTAATCAATAATGGATATACTATTCATTCTCAAAAAATAATTATATCTAAAGATTCTCCTTATGGAACAGAAAGTCTAGAATGGGAATTAGAGGATAAACAAGATACTATTAAAATAGAAAAATAGTCCTATGACTTATCTTTAGTATTTTGCTTATAGTCTATTATAAAACCGATTAGTACAATTATATTCATACCGAGGCTTGCGCCAAGTTCATGAATATCCTGGTAAACATTCATGGTTAGATGAACATGTCCAATTATCCAAAATGGAATTGCCAAGTTTTGGCTTATCCATACTAAAGTAAACTTAATAAAATTTTTCATTTAGAGTTTTCATTTTCTAATCTTTTAATTTTTTGAATAATCCAAATAATAGGATAAATGAATATTCCAATTATTACAAAACCTATAAGTTTAATTATCTTCTTCATCTTTGTTTTTAATATATTCTTTTATAATCCACCATTTCGGTTTAAAAATTATAATAGGTTTTTTATACACATAGCTCATTTCCCATGCCTCCTCTATCAAACAACCCACTTCGTTGTTTGCTAAATATAAGGTGTCTTTGTTTAAAGTGGCAAACGCAACCATATTTGAAGTATCAGTTAGGTTCACTTGACCGGTGCAATACATAGACGATACAGTTGCTATTAAAATAATTAATATTTTTTTCATTTTTATTTTTTTAAAAAAGAAGCAAGGTTCTATTTTAAAACTACATAGTTCCAAACGTTATTGTGTAGTTCCTTGCTTCTGTGTTATTAGTTCTTCTCTTAATTCCATTAATATTTTACCCAGCGTATTGTTTCCACACCATTTTCCATTTACAAACGCAGCTCCCCAGAACATTCCACTGCCCCTTGGTCTAGTTGAAACGTTTTCATATATTTCACACGCTTTGGTTTCAATCAGCTTATCTTGTAAAATAGGGTGTTGTTCTAATTTTAAACATACACATTTCTTCATATTTGAAATATCTTCTGTTGACATCTGTTTAATTTTCATAGATTCTCTATGCTTCTTAGCTTTCATCTTAGCCGCCATGGGGCTCTTTTGTTCTCGTATAATTTCTCGTATTTCTTCATCATCAAACCTAAGTGCTTGAAACAACGCTTCGCACGTTCTCCATATTTTACCATCATATTCTATAGGATACGGTGACATGTTTCCCATCCATCCGTGTTCTAATGCAACTTTAGTAAATGAAATATAATAATCAGTTTCCATATTAAATATCTTACTAATTTAAAACGACAGTTTTAAATAAATAAACTAAATATTAATACACCTATCTATGAAATTTATAAAAAACTTTAAAACTTATGTATCCGAAGGTGCATTTTATAATAAAGACTCGGGGTCTATTTCTTTAAATTGGAAAAACGATCAAAATAATGAATTAGAAATATTAAAAACCAATGTTTTTAATGATACAACGGGTTTTAATAAGAAGGGTGGAAAAAATAGCTTTAGAGTATTCTACGGATTAGAAGTAGATGAAAATAAAATAGCTGAATTAAATAATAAACCGATCATTAAATTAACAATGGATGCATTAAAGAATTCGATAATAAAAGGAGGCGCAGGTTCATTAATTGAGTTCGTTAGACCAACGGTTAGTAAAATTAAATCATACATTGGAAACATAGATTATATAGTTCCAATGGGATCAACTGCTCTTTTATCAAATGATTTAGCACTGGCGGTACAAAAAAGCTCTCCTTCATCTACAATAGTTCCATTGAAAAAGGATACTTTCAAAAACATAGTGAATGCAATAGATTGGAAATACATAGAATATTACGAAGCAGGAGTAGGTAATATACAAAATTCTAAACCTAGAAAATCTCTTTTAAATAACTTAAAACAAATAATATTAAAGGAAATAAATTTAGATAATTCGTCATGGTTTGCCATAAACGCTATAAAAAATTCTAAAAACTGGCAAATATTAAGAGGCATATTATTACGATCTGATCCTATACACAGAAATTTTAAAGAAGATTTTAAAATAGAATGGAAATCTAACCCGTTCAATATACGCAGTAGCGGTAAATCATTCGGTGGAAGTAGAAAAATGTTTAAGACTAAGTATCAAACGCCTCATAGAGAAAAAGAAGATTCAAGCAGGAAACATGGAGATTTATATTTCGTAGAAGCTGTTAAAAATTGTATCTTTTATAAAAAAACCATGCTAATAGTTGATGATAACACTAGGACTAAGGAAGATATTAGTAAAATATTTGATAGCATAATAGAAATAGCCGATGAGATGTCATTGGAAAAAGGAGAACGTGTAGATAGTACATATCATAAAAGAATAATGGCATATGTATTAATGTTTATACCGGATAAAGGAACAAAAAAAATATCTTTAGCTAACAAAGAACTCGTAGACGATTTAAAAAATAGAACACATAAATTAAAACAAAATGATCCTAGAAACGTCGTTGATTTTAAAAGATATGAAAAAGAATATGAAGAAACACGAGATAAAGAAGACGAACTTGATTTAGATTATTTTGACATTGATGAATCCCTTGGCGAACCAGAAACATATACAATAGACAGTAGACCCAATCATATTTATAGAATAGGATGGAACAATAAATGGCAATTTCAAAGAAAAGAAGCTAAAAATAAAAACATATGGTATTGGGTAGAAAACAAAGATAGTGTAAATAAACTTAATAAAAAATATGATAAAAAACTAGTTGTTCATAATGAAGACGATACTAAACTACCACTAGTTAGTCAAAGTGACAAGAATAATTATAAAATGGCTAAAATATATTTACAAAACGATTTAGAAAGAAACAAGGTCATAGATGCAATTAATCAAAATGCAAAAAAATTAGGAATGTCAAAGAATGCAATAGCGGCTCTTCTTGGAAATGTTGGAAGAGAAAATGGATTTATATGGAAAAAAATAGCATCTCCTCATATAGATCCTAAAAACAAAGCTACTAATTTTGGAATAATAAGTTGGCAGGGTTCTAGGAGAGATAAGATACTTAAAAGATTAAAGGATAAGAAACTATTAGACAAAGGAGGAAAAGTGATAGGGAGCATCTATGGTGTCACAGGTGAAATGGTACGCTTTATAAAGGATGAAATGAAAGAAGAAGTGTTTAATAAGTTGATGAGTCCATCTATTTCTACATTAGATGCATCTAAAATATTTAAGAACTATATAAAGTATTCTATGGGAAAATACAATAAGCCAGATAAACATTTTCATGCATGGAAAAATCACATGTGGGCATCTGCTTTGAAAGAAGATGGTTCAATAGACTATACTTATTCATAGAACATTGTTTATTATAACATTGCAGTGTGTTCTATACTTATCATCATACTTATAATCAATATCATGTTTATTTAAATTATTAATAATAGTACTGTGATCATTTTTATTAAGAAACTTAGCTATTTTACATAGCGTTATTCCATAATACTTTTTAAGTATATGAGAAATTATCTGCCTAGCCATTACAAATTCTCTATCTCTTTTAGTAGACACTATTAAAGCAGGTTCTATATTCAACGCTAAGGAAGTTTCCTTTAAAGTAGAAATAAATATACTTTCTGATTCTTTATAAACAATGTCTTTGAATGAAGCCATATCGTATTTTAATCTTGACTCTCTTTTTAATCCTGCGTAAGTATAGGGATGTATCATTTTATCCAATCATTGAATGCCCATTGATATGCGACGAGCGCATTTAAATTATTATATTTATTAATATATTCCATAGCAGATCTTTCAACTTCCCACTTTAATCTATGTCCCTCTGCTTTATTTAATATTAAATCTATATGATCATAGTCCTTTTGAGAAAGTCCATTTGTTTTAATGTCTCTATTGTTCTTTTGGATAGTCATTCCTTATGTTTCTTAATTCTATTGCTCTTTCAAAATTATCAGTTGATGCAAAATATTTTTCCATTTTTTCTATATCATCTAGCGTCACTTCACGTGGATCAAATGGAAAGGCAACGTGCATAATACTTGACTCTATTAATTCGTTTAATGTTGCGTTCCCAACTAAATAATTATATCCGTTTTCCATTGCATCTTCTTCTATGTATAAAAACTCTTCCATTATATTTGATATTATACAATGTTAAATTAATATGTTTTAATTATTTAACATTTAGCTTTTTCTTTATCTTAGCTATTCTTTTTTTAATTTTTTTATCGTTTATGTATTCTTCAACTTTATTTGAAAAAATTTCATCGTTTTCATTTTCAAGTCTACTTAAAGTTTCTTCTAATTCCTCTAATACATCTGGATCTGAAATATCTAAAAGCTCTAACTCTTCGTCGCTTATTACATATTCCTTTCTTAATTCTTCTATTCTATCTATGGTTTCTTTGCAATCGTTACAGAGTCCCTCTTCTACTAAAAAAACCGTGTTACATTTTTCACATGTAAAATAACTATTCTTCATATGATTATTTATTTGATAACCCATTGTAATTTAAAAAATCTATAAGTTGTTCTTTGTTTATAAGTTTTCTTTTTCCGCTAATAACATCTTCTAAATATACCATATCATATGGTGGATTTCCTCTTATTATAAAAACATCTACTTTATATGAAGTTATTGTTTTAAAAAGCGTTCTAAGTAATTTTAAAAGTCTACCCTGGCCAATTCCTATGCGTTCATGCATGTGCTTACTTTCAATTATCCTTATGTGTTTCTTATTTTTATCATATGTTATTAAATCAATATTCATAACTGTCATGTTTCTTTTACAATTCTTAGCTATGAATTTATTTAAAGGAGATCCATAATAGGCTGATTCTTGTTCAGGTGGTATTATTTTCATATTGTCATTGCTTTAACTAAAAACCTATTTTCATTTCTACCGTATTTTCTTTGTATTTTCATAACGGCTTTTACTAAAATTTGTCTAACTGTTTCTCTAGATAATTCTAATTCATCAGCTATTATGTTTAAATTTGTTTTTTCTTTATATCCTCCTAGTCCATTTGCTTTACAGAAAATGATACGTTCTCTATGTTTTAAACATTTAAGTATTTTATGGAAAGCTATATCAAAATCTTCTTTATCTAAATTCATTAGAGATCGCGGAGTTAATGCAGTAGATGAAAGCACATTAATAGGAGCAGGATTAAAATCATCGATCTCTTCTTTAGATCCCTCTAATCTTGAAATAGGAGCATCGCACATGCTTATAGCATTTAATTCCTTTGGTTTCAATTTGACATCTATTTTTTTTAGCTCCTCTATTAATTCATCGTTAGTGGGCATTCTTTCATATGTAGATAGAAACATAGCTTGTATTCTTCCTATTTTCATAAGAATAGTTGACTTATATCTTGGAATAGAAACATGTCTCGAATGTGATGCTATAAATTCTATTATTTCCTTTCTTATGTGCCAAACTGCATATGATATTAATTTAAAACCTTTATATGGATCAAATCGTTCAACTGCTTCAATTAAACCAACATTTCCTTGGTTTATTAAATCAGAAAGTGTTATTAATTTACCCCTATTATGATAGGCCTTGGCCACGCTTATAACAAACTTTAAATTAGCTTTAACGAGCCTTTCCTTTGATTCTTGGCAACCATCGTATGCTAATTTAGCTATTTCAAACTCTTCTTCAGCAGATAACATTTCAAATGAATTAACATCATTGAAATATCTATTTATGTTATCATCTCTGTCAGTTGGTGAGTCTGCTGATATTTTAAACTGTCTCATTTTATAGCGCTTTATAGATAATATTATACTAATAATCACAACCTAATTAAAATAAATAACAATATATATTAGAATTATGCCCGTGGGCAGGGTGAACGTAAAATAAATAAACTATATAAATATCTATTATAAGTATGAAATACATTAAAAGACTTATCGAACATTTTAGTGAAACCGCAGCTCCGGTCAAAGCGCCAGATAAAACAAAAAGACCAGCTGTTCCTAAAAGAAGAACAAACACTCCAACTCGTCCGCCTAGAAGAGACGTTGATCCTAATCCAAAAAATAAAAAAATAGATGAAAATACTTTTTTATTATTAAAAATAATAAGTAGGTTTAATAAATTAATTTCTAGAAAGTCTAATGAAAGTCTAGAAGACAATTTAGGAATACCAAAAGAATATTTAGATAGAATAAAAAGTGAACTTCCAGGAGAAGATTTACAGGGAGCAATAGAAGATAGTGAAGAGGTGTTGAAACTATTAACAGCTATACGCCAATCCGAATCTTCATATTCCGATAAAGAAAAAAGTGAAAAAGCATTAGAAATTGTAGAAGAAATAATGTCAGGCGAAGGATTAGACTTAAGTGACATTGATTTTAAATTAAACATACTAGATGACGAAGAACTAACCGATGCTAAAAAAGGAACCATTATTGGAAAATCCCCAGAAGAATTTAAAGAAATAAAAACTGAAATAAAAGAAAGAGACCCAAAGCTATCTAAGGAAATAGACATTAGAGCTATTCAAAATGCACTTACTCAAGGATTTTCTTCTGCTGTAAAGGATGATTTCGTAATGGGAGATACAGAAGTTCATGGAGTAGCCTTTCAAGACTATTATAATTTTATGAATAAAACGTTTGGATTATATTCTAAAATACCAAATGAAATGATTCATACTCTTCTAACAAATTCTCCAGCAATAGGCAGAGTTGAAATAAAATGGAATGAAGATAAGGGAAAATACGAAATAGAAGCATCGGGATATACTATTTTGGTGCTAGTTCATGAAATGATAAAAGGAATATATGAACTATTATCTATGCACAGAAGCGATGACATAACGGGATTAGATATAGAGAAATCTAAGGAACTCGAAGATTTAACTGGAACACAATATATGGAAAGAGAGGGATTAACATATGGACCAACTCTAGCCAGAACATTTAAAGAATTCTTCGAAAAAGTAGAATCCAATCTAATAGAATCCAGGGAAATAGAAAGAAGAGATCCTACTATGTTGCAAGCTATTTTATCTAAATTCTATACATTACCCGATGATACTTTCTTAAGAGTGTGCTCAGCTATTTGGAACAAAGACGACGATGATTCACAGAGACCCCATTCATTTTTTGAAGAAATGTATTTAGATATATTAGACGATGACGGAGACGATAGTCAGGAAGAAGACGTAGTACCTAAAAATCCTACTGGAGGAATGGATCAATCAGTGGACGATGATACTTTAAAGAACCTATTATCTGGTTCAGGAATTTCATTAAACTATGGACCGCTTGGTGAATCATTGCGACATGTATTAAACTATCAAATGTATGAAATATTTGAAGGATATAAAGAACAACTTAAAAAATTCACAGGTTCTGAAGATGGACCAGATATTAAAAAAGCTGCAACCTATCTCTTTTGGTTTCAACAATTAACTAGAAGAAAACCAGATGAAGAATTAGAAAAAGCAATGACAGCTGAAATAGGAGGAGTAGATGTTCCAAAGGAATGGAATAGTAGAAAGGACATAGACAGATATAAATCATTTGATGAATTAAAAAGCGTAGTGGATGCTGGAAGAAAAGTATCTCCACTTCCTCTTGTGCAAACTTTACAAACAGGTGACGTGGGACCGGCTGTTGCTCAAATTCAAAAAGCACTTGAAATACCGGAAACCGGATATTATGATGGAAAAACAGAAGCGGCCATAAGAAAATTCCAGCAAAAATTTAAAGATGAAGTGAGCCCAACTCTTCTTAAATCGTTTTTAAACGATTCTCAAAATATGAAAACTGAACTGTCTAGAAACCTAGAAGATATTTTAAAATCTAAAGATTCAAGCATATCCAAAGACGTAAAGGCTGTGGAAATAAGAGACAAGGTTAATAAATTAGAAAATAGTATAAAGGACATAAAAGGTGCACTGAGCGGTGGACTAACCAATCCGACTGGTAAAATGGATGTTTCTACCATATCTGCATTTATGGCAGATAGGGGAATAAACAAACTAGAAGGGATGAGGGGAGACATTGGAACGTTTAAACCCTCTGGTGGCAATATTGTGTTACAGACAGATAATTACAAAATATGGCAAGTTAGATCTAATAAATTTTGCATAGATGCTAGAAAGAAGTTTGCACAAACATTAGTTGAGCTTGGAGTAGATCCAAAAATATATAATTGGTGTATATCTTGGGACAGCGGAAGCCACTATAGTACATATAGAAGGGAAAACATAGCACAAACAATATATTTTATAGAAAATACTAAAAGGGCTGCTGCTGAATATAATAGATGGAAGAACTTTTCAGAATCATCAGAGGCTCATGATATTGAGAACTTGGGAGGAACCGCTAATCGTGTAGATGGAGACTATAAACGTTTCGTTGGAGCATCTCCTGAAATACAAAACGATTCATCTAGAAGATTTTATGATAACAATCACATATGTGTTGTATTCGTAAATGATCATGAAAACGACAAGGGAGGAGATCACTCGTATTGGATGGTTAGTGCATCTAATGACGGAGAATGGGGAAACCCTTCTAGTTATACTAGTAAGTTTAGTTTTGATAAAATAGCTGATATAATATGGCCATCTACTCAAGATGAAAGCATACGAAGACCAGCCGCAGAAACAAGTACTAAAGCTCCACAGGTTCCACAAGAAGTAATAGATGCTCCATATTATCATATACCATCAAAGGAAGAGCTAAAGGATATTAAAAAAGCTATTGTTCCCATAGGTAAAACGGATGCAGAAAGAGAAGAACAATCTGGAACTAACTCGGAAGTTCATGCCAATCAGTTTGGAGAATATACCTATGAAGAAAAAGAAGAATATTTACAAAACAAATATTGGAATGATAGTAATGTTAGAATGAAAAACAGAAATAATAAAAGAATTCCATTAGCCTTTTGGAAATATCTCCCAAATAAATTAAAGGCGAGTCATCTAGCTAATTCATGGACGGGACTAGACGATACTATGTTTGATGAAATAAAAGATAATAAAAAACTATCAGATCAACATAAAGAATTTCTAAGAAGAAGACTATATGGAGAAGCTGGGAGAGGTGGCCTCATAGAAAACATTGAAGAACTCGCAAAAGGTAGAGCGAGTTTTAGTGGAAGCGCTAAACTGCGAGAGCTAGAAAAACATGTATTATCACCAAATGAATTTAAAATAATATCAGCTAATGATTTAAAAAATATAATAGATGATTTGGAAAGCGACTTAGATAATCCTAAAACTAAAGAAAAGCAAAAAAAATCTATAAATAGCAGGATTAAATCTACTGAGAATAAACTAGAGGCGTTTGATGATTTACAAGTAAGGTACATAAAGGCAATCAAAGGAGTTTTAAACAAAGCATTAGAGGATGATCCCGAGCTTAAAAAATCAAATCAATATAAAAAACTAGCCAGTGCGTATAAACTAAATATACTACTAAATAATTCTAGTTTCGGAGACAGGAAAACTGATAAAATGGTAGATGGAATAGAATTAGACAATTTCACAAAAGACTTTAATAAAGTGCCAATTCCAAATTCAAAAGCACTAGCTAATTGGAGTAAAACCAGCAAAGCATTGAAGAAATATTTTAATAGGCTGGTTTTATATGATATGGAAAGTTCAGATAGAGGATTTGATTTAAATAAACTTAAAAACGGATATGGATATGCCGTTAAATTAAATAGTCCAAATGCTGGAGCATATATGTTTAATGCTTTAAACTCTTATTATAACATAGGAGACGCAGCTAAGTCATTAAGCCAAGCCGATAAGCATAAACTATTTACTTATCACGATAAAGTAATAGATTGGTATAATAAAAAATATAATAATGCATTTAATAAATTAAATATAAGCAAAAAAATAAAAGAAAGAGGTAAAACTAAAACATATCTTGGTGGTGGAAAAGACACTGAAATTTTAGGATAAATAAAATAAATTAAAATAATAAACTAATATGGATCATATTATTAAATTCAACGATTGGAAAACTAAAAACGTTTCATCTATTGGCGTAAAGACAGTTAATGAAGCAGATGACGAATTAACAATCGATCAAGCGAAAAGTGCATTAAAGGGTGCAAGGGCGAAGGCTAAAAAACTTAGAAAAACAGATAAGCGTAAAGCTTCAAAACTAAAAACCATTTTAGGAAAAAAGTTTAAGTTTATAAAAAGAAAAGATAAAGATGCTTCTTCTGACATCTTTACTATTAAGGGTAAAGGAAAAGAAAGTAGAATATGGGATGACGAAGGCCAGGTCGTAGATGATGTATGGGATTTTGTACAAAGCCAAATAGACGATATAGGAACTGAATATGATTCAGAGTCGTTGGAAATAATGTCTTTAAAGGATGGAAAAAGAAAAGACGTAATAACTTTTAAAATATCTGTAAAAGAAGAGGAGAAGGAAGAAGAGAAGGAGGAAGAAGAAGAGAAAACAGAAAAGATAGCTAAGGAAGATGAAAAAGAAGAAGAAAAAGAAACAAAAACTTCTTCTAAGATAACTATCGATGGTTCGTTTAGGTTAGGAGATTCTAATCCTAAGATAAAAGAAATTAAAAAGACTATAGTTAATAGGTTTAAAGAAGATGTAATAGTAAACCACCCATCTTTTAAAAGAATGGTGGATATACAAGAAGAATATGGAAACTTTTCAGCTAAGTTAAAGGAACAAGATATTGAATTAATTAAAATGTTACAGGCGGGTTTTAGTTTACCTATAACAGGTAATATTGATCAAACTCTTATAGATAAGATCTCTGCACATGGAACAGAAGAAAAAGCTAAAGCTAAAGTAGAAACAGTAGAAAAAGCGAAAAGTGAAGCAGAAAAAGAAGAAACTGAAACTGAAACAACAATAGCAAGTGGACTAGGTAAAAAAATTAACGCTGGAAGAAAACCTATCGTTGATTATGGAACATTCTTATTATTAGAACAATTTGATTCATCTAAAGTAGAAGCGTACCTTAAAACAACTACAAAGAAAGAAGTTAAAGATGAACCTACTTCTAGTAAATCTTCTAAATCAAGTAAAAAATCTTCATCTAGCAAATATCCTTCTACTGGCTTTGACAAAAAACAAGGAGCTTTATATAGGAAATGGGCGAATACAAAGAAAAGAATTAAAGAATATGGTAAAGAGTCTAAGTTTGATTTAGATGCTACTAGCACCTCTTCCAATGGACATGATAATTCTTGGATAAGAAAATCATGGAAACATTTCCTTGATAAATCTCCAACAATTAAAAAGATTACAAAAAATTATGGAATGCAAAAAATAGCCGCTTTAGCATGGATGGAAGCAGACCAGAAAAAATCGTCGGCAGCGAAAAAGACGGGATGGGAAAGATCACTTACGGATGATTCACAAGCAGCATTGATTAGTAGAAAAATAGTAGCGCTATGGGAGCCGGATCTTAATTATTTTAGTGAATGTAAAGGAATGAATGATGATGAATCATGCGCAATAGTAAAATTCACCAAATGGTGGGAGAGCCAAATAAAACCATTGATTGCTAAATTAAATGATAAGGATGTAAATAAAAAGAGTTTAACTAACTTATTTACGAAAATAGTTCAAAAAGCAGAAGGAGCCACAGCTGACGATATAGCTAGATGGTATATAGTAGTTGGACCTGAATTCCAGAAAAAGAATGGATTATACGTAGGCTTAAAAAGGTATAGTATAGATACAGACTTTTAAAAAACAACATTAACAATAATGCCAGAACCAACACATAGTATAGAATTAAGTAAATATCAAATAGATGGTTTAACGGCCGGAGACGATGTAATGATACCTGCACACGGTCCCAATGGAGAAGATGCAAACATTAATGTATCATATAAGGGAGATGAAGAACCAACGGCTCAACCAGAAGAAAAATATGGAACAGAAGAAACATATGGAGAAGAAGGAAAAGTAGAACCAGGTGCATTAACTCCACAAGAAAAGACACCTGGATATAACGAAAGCGTTCTTCTTAAATTTGATGATTTTTTAAAATTATAATATATTAATAAAGGATGGAAAGAAATAAAAGAATATTAACATTTGCAGAATTTTCAAAAGAATATTCTAAAGGGGATCCTAGAATAGATGGACCCCAAGATAAAGGAATAGAATTAATGAAGGGTGCCGCAAGTGAATTAAATGAACCAGTTATTCAAGGAAGTAAAGGTGAAATGGATTCTATAACAAGTGGACCCGCTACTAGTAAACTAAAGACTGACTATGAACTAACGCCTCAACCTCAACGTAAAAAGAAAAAAGAAAAATCAAAAGATCCAGAAATAGAATCAAAATCCATTGATTCTGTAGAAACAGAAAAAATAGAAAATGTAGATAAAGAAAATTTAGATAATATCGAGAAGAAGAAAACTAAGACTATTAAGAAAATTAAGTCTTCTTCTAAGAAAACGGAAGAAGATAAGAGAGAAGAGACCGGAGAATATTAACTAAAAAAACTTATCTACATATGGAACACTTAGAAATTATAACTCCTATTATCACAGCTGTTATTACAGCGATCACTACGCTCTTAGCGGTTTGGTATAGGAACTACTTATTAAGAAAAGAAAAAGATAAAAAGTGCACAATCATAGATGCATTAAACAAGGATAAAGAATTACTTGAAAACCTAGAAGAAATAAGAGTAGGGAACTCAGCAGATAGATTAACTATATTTCAATTTCATAACGGTGGAGATTTTTATACAGGAAAATCAATGCAAAAATTATCGTTAACTTACGAAACAGCAGACAAAGGAATACAGAGAATAATGCCTAATAGACAAAACATACCAGTGTCTGCATGTAATTCTTCACTAAAACCATTATTGGAAAATTGGAATACAAAATATTTCGACGTTGAAAAAGATTTTCCTGAATCATTATGTAAACTATATCAATTAGATGCAGGAAATAAATCTACATATCAATGGGCGCTTTTTGATTTAGATGGAAGGGCAATTGGAATATTCACACTTGATTATGTTAAGAGAAGAAAGAATTTAACAGAGGAGCAATTAGAAAAATTAAAGCTTAACATCGTTAAAATTCCTGGATACTTATAAAGGATGCAAATAGAATGACATTTAAAGCATTTAGGAAAATACAAAATCTTTAATATCTATTCATAGATATATAATATAGTAAATGGATACATTAAAAGAAGGAATGGGCTTTAGAGAATTCGTAAAATCAGCAGAGGTAGGTGGATCGGGTTATTATTATGACTATGGAAGCTCTCCATCTGAAAAAAATTTAAACGATATGGCACAAGAAGATTTTGAAAAATGGAATACGTCTATTGCAAAGGAAGAAAGAAGAGAAGGAATAGACAATATACTACATCACATAAAATCTTTAAGCGATGCTGCTCTTGCTAAATGCGAAAATCTATCTGAAAAAGATAAGCAAAGTCCATATATAAGGAGACAACTTGATAAAGCTAAAGGTAATCTTAGAGAAGCATACTTAAGACTAATGGATCTAAATAGATAGTTTAATTTTTTCTAAGTATTCTTTTAATACACTATCACTTATGCCAATTTAATATAATATCATCTAATTCATCTATTATAAATAACATTCCTTCTTCATAGCTTCCATATGAAACAGATGATTCATCTTCTATTTTCTTACGAATTAAATCTACTTTAATAAGCGCATCTTTTTTTAAAGTCTGCCTAAGTAAACGTTTAGCGTGTTGAGTCTTAGCTTCTTCTGTTTTCATATTTAATTTTTTTATTACTCTTGTAATCTCCACTGTGAGCAACTCTATAATTATTAGGGTTTTTTAAAAGTCTATCCCTATGTCTATTGATATCATATTTAAAAACTTCATTTGTTTCTTTATCATAGATCACATCTCCATTTTTAAATAGATCATCTAAAGTATAATATGCTAAAGGTTTTTTCATGTATCTTATTTGTATGTTATTCATTTTATTATTTTAAAAGTGGTTGTTTTTTAAAAACTAATTTTCTTAAAAATTTTTTACGTTTAATTCTCATAAATCTTTTTACTAATTCATCTATGTGATCATCTTTATTCATTTATATCGCTATTTTTTAATAATACACAAACAATATGGTTTGTGAAATTTTTTAATATAGGGTTATATATTTTATCATACCACTCACCATTATCTTCTGTTCCATTAACACCGTTGGCTTTTAAAGATTCGTCTAGTATTTCTACTAGTTTATTTTCAAGCTCTTCTATAACCACTCCTGTGTGATCCAGACAGTGTTTAAGAATTAGTTCTTGTGTTTTATTATCCATTAGTTAAATATTATAATTCCCTCGTGTTTAGCTATTTTAAAAACCTTTGTTAATTTGTCATACATTTCCATAAACCACTGCCTATCGTATCTATCATATCCATCTATTAGATCTTCTATAACTACCATATGGGAATTAAAATCTGCATACAGTTTTTCACAAGTTTTATAACACATAAGTCCCTCATTATCTGATGAGTTTATTATTTCAAAAAACGGAGCACCGTCATAATCTTCCCATTTGTCCCAAAACTGTTTAGCTGTTATTCCATATACACACTGACATAATATGTTTTTAAAACAATTATATGTACCATATGTACCAATATGGACTTCCATTACTCTAGATTTTAAATGAGGTTCATATTCTCCTGCTACAAATGAATGACACCTATCTGGAAAATCCATTTCTTTTTGTTGAATTTTAATTTTACCACCCGTTTTTTTAATTATTTTACTAATTGCTACTATTTCTAATCCCATATTTGATACAATTTTAAGATATATAATAATATACTAAATAAATAATTAAAATTATAATAGTTTAATAAATGTTATTATCTTTTTCTGAATACGTAAATGAACACTTTGGGGCTATCACTATAGATTATCCTCAATCTCACAACCATCCTTCTATACAGGACACGTATAGATTTAGACCTCATACAATTGGAGGAAACTATGGTGGAAACTATAGAATACCTAGACATTGGAATGATTCTCCAATCTTATCTGGAGGATTTGGTGGAGCTGGAATGGGTCATTTTGGAGCAGGCCCAGTTAAATCTAAATATGAATCGGCTGATGAAATAAAAAAAGCATATGATTATTTAAAATCACAACTTGGGAAAACCTATACTTCACTAAGGAAAGGAAAAAAGAAAGGTATTAATATGGACAAGACATTTGAAGATGAGGTTTCTAAAATGAGTAGAACTAATCAAACTGAACCTGGATCCATGACGCACTATGAAGATAGCTTAGAAGGAGAACCTTTAACATATACAATAGATACACAGGTGAATCCAACCCCAGGAACATCGGGTTCATATTTCGATCCACCGGAACCAGGTGATACGGGTGAATATACCATATACATAGACCAGACGGATGAAAATATAGAAACGTTAATTAAACTAGGCGTTCCAAAGGATTCTTTAAAAAACATATTTTCAATTGAATTACAGGGTCTATTGGTATTTGTAGCTAATAATTTCAATCCCAATGGTGCAATGGCTTCACTATCAAGAAGAATACTTGGTGAATTAGAAGAAAAATCAAATGAACTAGACGAATTATACCTAGCTGACGATAATATCGGAGATCGTAATGAGGGAGAATTAATGGAAGATGGAGAATTAACAAATGGATTAATGTATCTAGCATTAAAATATATAATATTAATTGGAATAGGTCCTTATAAAGACACGAATGATTTATGGGATAAAAAAAGAGAAATAATTAAGCAAATGGCAAAATTACCTAATAAAGAGTTCTATGCTTTGGAAAAGAAGAGCAAAGACATAAAAAACTCCATAACATATTATTTAAACTTTGATGCATTTGCAAATTAAAAAAAATATATTAGAATGAAAAAAATACTAACTTTTAATGATTTTATAAAAGAATCAGTTGAGTCTAATCAAAAGGAAGCAGCTCTTTTAGATCAAAAGCAACAGTTGCTTATAGCTAAACAGGGAACTCAAGATGAATTAGAAAAAACTAAAATTGAATCTCAGATAGCTAAAATAGATGCAGAAATAGAAGCTATTAGAAATTCTGAAAAAGAAGAACAACAAAATATTGGATAATAAAAATCACATAGAAGATTTTTCTTCCTTTGTTAATGAAGAAAAGGATGCCATTTATAATACAAATTATACTGGAATGGTAAACTCAGCCGTTGCTAATTTATATACTTCTATAATGGCAATAGCTCAAGCTATGTGTGATGAAAAAACAACAAGAGATCCATACAATAATAATGGAGAAGTGGAAGAAGTAGATATATCACGAGCAATGAATTTAATTTTTCACAACAATTGGAAAAAGAATTTAAAAACAAGATGCATTGGGGATTTACAAAGAAACGCTACAGAAAGAGCTAGTAAAAGAGATGAGTTAGCAAATAAGAAAAATCACAAAGCGCTTGCTAAGCTAAATAAAAACAACAATACTATAAATATAGATAAGAGCACTGTGAGATTTAGTGACGATTACATGGGCACTGGACCTGGTTCTAATCAATAGTGAATGTTCAAATAAATAAAAATAGATGACCGAACAACAACTAATAAAGGATATTAATGAAGAGATTACATTTTCAGGAATGTTACCATATTCCCTTCCAGATAAAGAAATAAAAAGGCAAATAGAAATATCTGTAAAATATTTCTGGGATAATTGGAGACATGCAGTTGAACCAAGATATATGGTACTCCCTAAAGAATTATTTCACAGTAAAATTTTTAAGAGAAATAGACAAATACAATTACCAGATTGTGTACAGTTCGTTACACAAGTTAAAACTCCAACGGGTGGATCTATCTTTGGGACAATGGATAGAGATTTTTCAGAATCAAAATTTATAGGCTCAGAAGTGTTTTTAACACCTTTCATTGGTGAAAGTATAATGTATAGAACAGTCATATTTTCATTCTTAGATTTAACTAGAGGACTTGTTTTAGATACTATTGCGTATGACTACAATAAAAATTCTAAACTGTTAACCATAATTGGCAGAACGCCAAATGGAATAGATGCAGTTATTCAAATCTATAAAACTTTAGAAAAAGATAAGCTATATGAGGATGAAATATTTCAAAGATACGTAAGAGCAAAATGTAAAGTTAGACTTGCTCATATGTTACAAACATTTAAATATACATTACCGGGTGATGTATCAATAAGTTATGAATCAATAACAGCTACTGCTACCGAAGAATTAAAAGAAGTATTGGAAATGATGAAAGGGGAAAATACTACAGATTGGATATATTTATATAGACAATAAAAATATCATTTAAAATGGCTAAAAGAAATACTATACAGGATTTTTATATGAGATCAAAAGAAGATCCAAAATATAAAAATGATATTTTGGAAAACTCAGATGAATTAGAAGAAGCCATTGCTCAAATACGAATGACACTTTTAACAGAAAAAGGAGAAGTTTTAGGTGAACCTAATTTTGGAATAGATGTTAATAAATATCTTTTTGATTTTGAAATAGATCCATTTGCATTATCTAAACAGGCAAATGCTCAATTAGAAATATATGTAGCAGCAAGTACTACTCATAATATTGAAGTAAAACCTGCACAATACCTTGACGAAAAGCAAAGAAAAGTATTTGTATTGGGAATAGGCATAGAGGGAATAGATCCTTTTGCTATTCTATATGATTAATTATAATTGACCTTCTCCCTTTGTTTCTCCACCATCAATGACTTCAGATCCACCGCCCTCTTCGGCACCAGCCGGTGCCGCAGCAGCTCCACCTCCCATGTCTCCAGCAGGAGGCGCTTCTCCTCCGGCAGCCGCAGCAGCAGCAGCAGCTTCATCCGCTTCAGCTGCTTCTTCTATTTTATAAGTAGCATTTTGTTCAATTTCTTCATCAGATAATCTTAATTCTTTTCTTATTAAATACTCTGTTGAGAAATATGGAGTTCCATCATCATTAGTAACACCTTTCATTGCAGTATATCCAGCAAGACGTTTATTATCTAATTCTCTCTGTTTCATTTCTTCAAATAGATTATCATTATTGAAAATAATACCAACAGAATTTCTAAATTTATGATCTCCTTTTATTTCAGGAACGTCTAATTCCATTTGAAGCCATAGTGGCTTAGTCATAAGTTCCTTCATAGTAGATCTTAATCTAGTAATAAACTTATTATATCTTATTTCTTCTCTACTAATACCTTCTGCATTTAAAGTAAATGCGCCCATGCCAGATTGACCCTCCCATCTAGAATATGGAATTTTAGAATCCATTTTCAATTTCTTTAGAAAGTGGTTAAGAAGTTCAGATCCAGATAAATTAGGACCGGGATATTGTAAAGGTTCTATTTTTACTTGTTCATTTTTATCATTTACAGGTAAAACATAGTTTTTATAAAATAATATATTAGGTTGTCCATTAACGTTTATTTCACCAGAGTCATTGTCAAAGTTAATATCTTCTTTTAGAATATTTAAAAATTCTCTAACGTCTTCCTGTGCCTTTTGAATAGATTTTGAACCAACAGGAACAGTTGTAGTTAATCTAATAGGTGCATTCATTACGTGCCAAATAACTTTACTTTGTTCTATTATCCTTAATAAGTTAAATGATCTTATTAACCTTTCAACAAACGAAACTCTCTTAGTTCTAAAGTGGTTAGAATAAGACATGTATATTACTTGAGAGTCTGCAAGGGTTCTTACAGATGTACTATTTGGTTCATACTGTGTCCATTGTAAAAATAACTTTCCTTTTGCATCCTTTGATAATTGCGGAACCACACTAGTTGGATCTAATTCTTTAAATCCTATTACCTCCTTTGGTTTTTCTAAATTGTCATATATTATTTCAAAAGCAAGGTGACCTTCTATTAAGTATTGATATGCATATTGCCATGCTGAAATACCTTCTTCAAAACCCCATGCATTGTATATTCTTTGAAAGTTATCGTTGTATCTTTTAATAATGTTTTCTTGATACTTAAGTCTTTGTTCTTTTGATTTTCCCTTATACATTATTTTACCGGTTAAATCATTTGCGTAACAAAACATATTTTCTTCATCGTAAACTATTACATCATCTGCGATAGTTTCTAATATGAATTCTATTTCTCCATTTGATGCAATATCTCTTAGTCTATCTCTCTTAACTGCATAGTCTAATTGAAAAAAAGCAACTGCTTTATTTCTTAATTGAGAAGTAGTATCGGCAATTGCCATTGACATTCTAGCCATTTCATTTCTTCCAAACTGATCATTGCTTCTAGCCAATAACTGGCCTTCAATAAAACCTATTGCCTGTGAGTTTTTAAGTAATAAATCCTCATGCCTAGCATTGAATCTACTCAATGCGGATAGTCTATTACTTAATCTATTAATTGTATTTCCTAAAAATCCTGCCATCTTATGGTTTTAATTATTTATATTAAACTGGAGTGAATTTAGATTCAAATATACTTTGAATAGAAGATAGCCCTCCAACGCTTCCATTAAACACCATTCCTTTATTTGATATATTCATTTTATATAGATATGGCAATGCATTCCAATCAAGAAGCCTTACGTTCTTTATAGTATTTATTTCATAAATATTCACCGCAAAGCCAATATTTGATCCAACTATTGAATTAATGAAATCTTGAGTAACTGACATGAAAGGATTAATATAAGTAGAAACCTTTAATCTTTCAATAAAAGAAAGATCTGATTCAGTTAAAGTATCATTATAATATTTAGTTATTAGCTCATTTCCTATTCCCATCATCTGATAATACGATTCCAATATCATATTCCTATATGTGGGTGGAAGAACTTTTAAATTTAAAATAGAAACATAATTATCATTACTTATTCTAAGAGCCATTCCTATTGGCATTGTATCGTAATATGGTTTATTTGTAAAATAAGCTTTATCTAACGTGTTTTGCTTATATTCATGTTCATTTATTGGTAACATATCTGGATTTACAACAATAGGAAGAGATATGCTTAAACTATAGAAGTGACCTGGAAAAAGAATAGGAGAATACGGTACGCCTAGTTCTTCAACTATTTTAAAAGGATCTCTCGTAGGAGTTTTTATGCATATTTCCTGTAAAGTCTTAATCATTTAATTTAATTCTATTAAACAGTTTACCTGAAATATCTTCTATTTCTCGCTGTCTTCTTTTATTTTCTTGGTTTCTAGCAACTGCAGTAACGGCCTGTGAAAGTTTCCAAAGAGTTCCTTCTCCTTTTACACCATCAGATGGTCGATTGGCGATCAACACTTCTTCTATTTCCTCTATTTCATGTTTAAAGATGCCAACTTTTTTTAAGTTAATTATTTCTTTTCCAAAATCAACTTCCCTTTCACTAGCGAGTTGTATAACTTTAGCTTGCCTTTCTATATTTTTTGGATCAAAACTATTTTTAACTAAATCTCCTATTAAACTTGACTGAGTTTCAGTATCTAATTGATATGTCCTTTCGCTTAAGGATAAATCACTGGGCAGCTGTCTTCCGAGATGAATCTGTCTAAGCATATTGTCTCTAGTCATACCATTTAAACACACTACTTGCATGTTATATGCTTGCAATTGCAATGCACCATCTCCAAAATCAGAATTTGATATTCTTAATCCAAATACCATATGAACAATACCATTTTTTTCAGTAGGAACGCTAATAACTTTAGGATAAATGGTTTCACAATATGTTCTTGTTGAATCAACATGTGCATCTATTATCTTAGCTCCATTTTTATTACATTCATTAAAAAATACAGAATATATTTCAGAGGTATCTAAGCGCCTATAATGATCTGAAAGAATTCCTCTAATTTCACCTCCAACTGCTCTGATTAATACTTTTTTTCTATTTGTAAAAGCGCTGTGTGTATTTAAAATATCTGCAGCAAGATCCCTCTGCCATCTTTCACCAAAAGATAATTTTTTAATATAACCTGTCGGTACTCCTAGCTTCTCTCCAGCTTGTCCAATTGCATGTGAATGTAAAACATATGATTTTGAAGAAACATCAAGTCTTAAAACACCGTTTGAATTAAATTTTAATAGATCAGAATCTCCTAAGGGAGCTATGAAATCATTCATTAATCTACCTTCTTTTTCTATAGTGTCTAATACGGGTTTTATTCTATCTTCCGCTGAAGTTAATCTAGAATTAATTTTATTCTGTAAAATCGCATGTTCTTTATCAATTGGACCGTGTGATATCATTTTAAAAAGCTTTTTGTTAATAATATATTATATTCTACAACCCTTTGAATAAAAAGTTTTCGGTAATTATACCAAATTTAATACCTTTAGATGCGGCGTAGTCTCTAGCCGCTTCAAACTTTGCCTGGTTTATTATAAACGTTTTAGCATGATTAACATATTTATGTGTTTGTTTTTCAGTAAGTCGCTTTGGTGCCTCAGGTGGCTTTGTAAATTTTTCAGGTTTTATTTCTAATAACCAATTGGTAAGAGTTTCATTTGAATTTTTAATCGTAATAAACATATCTACCCAATATTTTGAAACTTTTTTAGAAATTGGATTATAGTATGGAATACCAACGGGTTCAGAAGAATATTTTATTATTTTTGAATTTTCATCACAGTATTTCAAAAACTTATATTCCCACCCTGATCTGTATATTATTTGAGAAATATCTCCATTATATTTGTTTGGGTTTTTGGGTATGAAGTAGCCCTGTTTGATCCTTCCCCTTCTTGGCTTTAGGGTTTCCTTTATGCTCTTTGGTTTTTTCTTCGCCATATTGTGTAATTAAACTAACTGAATATCTATCGTGCATTATTCTATTTCAGCAATTATTTTAACATTTCTTAATTTGATAAAACCACCTTCATTTAAACTATCTTGTGATATTATTATTTTAATTTCTTGTGTTCTAGTATTATATAAATGATACATATTAACGTCAAGTCTTTGTACCACTTCATAGTTTGGAGCACAGGAAGTGCACATAGACAAAGCTAATGCTAATATTAACACTACTCTAATCATTCTTCTGTTTCAATGGTTTCTTGCTTTTTACTAATAAAAATATCAGCGTCCTTTGGATCAAGTTTTCCAGTATTTACTAACTTAACTAATAATGAAGAAAGGGCTAATTGTGAAGGTTTTTCATTATCAAAATATACTTCTAGTTCATCTGCATCATGTGCAGACTTTAAATCATTATATGCAGATTCAGCAGCTTCTTCTACTTCTTCTTCTGAACCAACTAATTCTACAAGTTGATCTAATATTTCTTCAGCTATGTTTAATTCAGTAGAATCAATTTCTTCATTTAGCTGGCTTCGTGTTTTAATAAATGATTTCATTATATTAATTATATTTTTTATTATTTATTCAAATAAAGATTGCATCAAAAAATGAATTTGAATAATAATCATCTAAATAATTATTAAAGTCTTTATATGTAATATTATTATCTTTTATTTTCATAAATTTAAAAACATCATTTACATCATTTATCTTTTTTATTTCTTTTATAGAAGAAGGATATTTTTTAGATAAATTAGATATAAACTTTGACCATAAAAAAACCAAGTATCCCTCTTTAATTAAATTTAAAGATTCAGACTTACCGGCTTTATCATTATCTAATAATATTTTTATATTATCTGAATTATTTAACATCAATAGTACATCTCTTATTTTTCCAACACCTGTCGAAGCCATTGCGTTTTTTATAAACATGGAATCAAATTGACCTTCTAATATTGTTATGGGTTCCCTATGATTTAAATTAAGAATATTAAAATAATTATTCAAAAGATCTATTTCTCTTAATTCTATTTTTGTAAATTCTACACTAGCTAGGCCCTCTCTTAATATCTCAGTGTAATTATAAATCCTATACTTTGGACCATAATAATCCTCAGTTGCGTTTCTAATTGAGAAACCTAATATTTTATTTGACACATCATCTTTGTTAAAAATATATAATTTTTCCATTTTTTCATCATGATAACAGCATCCTAATAATTTATGATTTCCGTTTAAAAACCTTTCATTTTTTATATAATTAACGGTTTGTGAATTTATACTAAAGTCATCTATTTTAGATAAAGAAAAACGATTAATAAAATAATCCAATGATATTAATTTATTAGAAATTTCTTTATTAAGTAAAAAATTCAATAAAGAGGATTTCTTTTTACTAATTATAGTTTCTTTTATATCACCTTTTAAAAATACATCAGGTGGACTTAAATTAAACTTTTGACAATGATAAGATATAAATTTAGTTAAAGGAGCATATGTCATGCATCCATCGTTGAAACATTTAAAAGTATTTGTTGAAAGGTATATGTTCCCTCTTTTTTTACTTTTCTTTTTATTTGAATCCTTACAATAGGGACATGCGATATTCAACTTATCTCCATCCTCGTTTATTTCTCTTTTTATTCTATCTTTAGGAAAAGTTTTATCTAATACCTCTTGAATGAAACTTTTTAAAGAATGCGACTTAGTGGAAAGATTCCATATTTCTTTATCATCTATCATATATCTAATTTGATCTGCTCAACATTTTCAGTGACTTCTTCTAATTCTATTCCTAATCTTTTAGCTGTTCTTTTTCTAAAGGCTTGTAATTTTGCACTAGGCACTATTTTAGTATCTAATCCATATTTAGATATTATATCAATATATTCATTAAAAGCATCGTCTGGCACCTTTGCTTTAGGATCACCTATGATTTTCCAAAACTTCTCAGGAATTTCATTGTATTGTAGAGTTTTTGTATTGATAACAAATAGAGGATACATTTCCTCTTCAGTAAGAGCTTTTCTAGTTCCAGTCTTTACCATTTCAACATTTCTATTAAGATGTACATTTAATTCATTCATCCCAAGCGCCTTCAACTGTCTATTAATTGGCTCCACTATCAATGAAAAAAACTGTTTATTGTAATCAATTGGCACTGCTATTTCTTCTGGAAAGGATCCTGGCGAATATGCAAATACATCAAATTCAAATTCATTAGAAGATGGAAAATAATATTTTATCTTATTACCTTCTCTTATTTTAGAATACTTTCCCAATAATCCATTTTTTATCAACAGATGATTATAATATGAAGCAGCCCTGGCGTATATGGGTATTCCCTTTATTAATTCTAATTTTTTTTCACTCTTAACATACTTATTATATACTCTACAATTAAAATTAAACGCTAACTCATCTATACTCTTTAAAGATATCTCCTTTTTAAGATCTTCTAATCTAGGAATTAAATCTTTTTCTATGTCTATAGAATATCCCTTTTCTAATATTAATTTAGTAAATGTCTCTAAATGGTTTCTAGCCCAAATTGGATATGAACTTTTTATCATTTCTAATCCTTTAAATACTTCATAGTCTGATTCATTACTTTTATTCCTCAATAATGTTTTATTGTGATTAGGTTCATATGAAACCTGCAACGCATAATTTTTCTTTTTTAACCATAACCCCTTTATAGATAAATTTTCTAATTCAAAATTTTGTCTATTGTCTGTATTAAAATGGGTACCATATTTATCAAAACACTTGTTAAAATATTCAGCTAGTCTAAATTCATCTATTTTAATACAGATGTTTAAATATTCTTCATCTGTTAACTCCTGCATTCCTTTAATAGACTTGATTGCTGAACCAAATTGAACATATATTGAATCCGTATCTGTGTATATAGCAGCTTCGTCTTCTACTTTTTCAATTTCATATTTAGAAATACCAAGATGCTCATGAAGTTCTTTATCTAAATGCCACCGTTCTTTGAAATAAAAATTTACTGCTTTTATGGTAAATTTTATTAAATCCTGTCCCTGAAGAGTTATGCTTTGTGCAATATCTGTGTTAAAAAAATAAAACCATTTATTACCAAATGCACCATAAATTGAATTAATTAATAGCTTTATTGCCAGTTGCTTTAAATCTAATTTTTTATATCGTAAATCTTTATCTTCCATGAATAAATGTATTTAATATCTTTTATAAATAATTTAAAGAAAGTTTTAAAGATGTCAAAAGATTTTGAAGATTTAGCAGAGGTATATAAAATATTTCCTTTTTTGGAAGCATTTCCATTTAAGTATTATAAAATGTCATTAGGAAAGGATAAATCCTTTGGCTTAGACCTGGAAGCCGCTCAAAAATTACTTTTTGGAGAGAATGATGTTAAAATAAGACCAATTCCATTGATTCATTTTACATACGCAAACGATAGCAGCGATATTACAATTTCATTTTATTTAGAAGATATAGGATTTTTAGCAGATAGGGCCGACGAAATCATTAAGCTTGATTCAGTTAGAAAAATAATAGATAGGGGATTGAAAAATATTAAATTTTCATCTAAAATGAAAGCTATACGAGAATTAGATAGCTTTATGAAAAAAGCTGGAACTTCTGACATATTAAAAAAAGACACTTTTTATTCAGTATTAAGAAGCATTCAAGAAATACATGAAACGACGCTATCAAAAGACACGGTTGATAAATTAAGGAACCTCGATGAATCGCTGAAGACGAGACAGTTGTTATCATCAGAACAAATATGTGTAAACACGTATTTAAATTTTCAATTACATCATGCTAAAATCATATTGGGAACGATAATAGCATCTAAAATATATTAATATATGGCTAGAAGAAGAAACAAGCAATTAGACCAAAACGAAATAGAAGAGCTAGAAGGCTTTTTAAATAGAAGAAACATAGAAGAGGAAAAGCTCTTTGAATTAATAAAAATAAAAATAAAGCATAAAAGTAGAAATCAAAAGAAGCTAACTGAATCTATACGTAAAAATGAAATAACGATTGCCTCGGGATTACCCGGAACTGGAAAGACTTTCCTAGCTTGCGCAGAAGCACTTAGAGCGATCAAGAACACTGTAAAATATAAAAGAATAGTTTTAATTAAGTCTATAACTCCATTGAAAGACGAGGAGATAGGACACCTTCCTGGTGATTTAAAGGAAAAAATGGCACCTATAATGGAATCATTCACAGATAACTTAAGAAAATTGGTAGGTAAAAGTAGAATGGAAAAGATGATGGAGCTCGGTTTAATAGAAATAGTCCCAATAGCTTTCGCCAGGGGAAGGACAATAGATCATTCTATTATATTAATTGATGAAGCTCAAAATATAACAATGAATAACATAAGAACACTTATGACTAGAATAGGAGATAATTCAAAAATGGTAATAATGGGAGACATAAAACAAAAAGACATAAAAAGAAACAGTTCACTTGAAATAATATTTGATAGGTTCAATGGCATTGAAGGATTCGGATGCGTAGAACTTAGAAGCGAAGAAGATGTTGTTAGAAATCCTATAATAAAAACTATAGAATCTGTTTTTGATTCACTAGAGGAAAATAAATAACAATATATTTTAGTATATTATAAAAAAAAAAGGAACATGAAAAATTATATAAAAAATTTTAGTCAATTTCAGAGGATTAATGAGCAAGAGGGATCATTAGGAATAGACGCTGAAGCATTATCATCTATAGCCAGCGGCGATATAGGAGAAGGAGTATTTTTTGGTAAAGACAATTGGTGGTTAACTAAATCTACAAAAGAAATAGAATCATTAATGAAAGCCGTATTTGGCGATGATAATATAGATGAATATAAACTAGCTGCGATTCATGGTGGAGACGAAATGGAAATTATTTCAAATGATGGATTACAAGGATCTTGTGGCGGTAAAACATATCCTTTAAAATCTGCACAGGATGGTAAAGTAAAGATAATAGATGCTGGAAACAATACGCTTGATAATGAAGATTATGAAAAAAATCAAATGGAACATGCTCAAAAAGAGGGAATTCCTTTAAACGATGCAGATGCTGTAGTAATAACATTTGAAGACGATACTAAAATTGTTCACATATTCCCAAATAATGGAGGATGGGGAGATCGCGTAATAACACTAGGATTAGCCTCTAGCCTTAAAAAATAAAAAAGAAATTATGAAAAATTGTAACTGTCAAAAATGTAAATGTGGAACTAGTTGTTCTTGTAAATGCTGTAATTGCTAAAGATTAACCTCGTGTTTCTTAATATCAAAACTTTGATCTATATAGATCTTTTCTCTAACAATAGAATGTTTAAGAGAATATCCATCTAGGCAATCTATTAGATCCCATATTACCACCTTGTTCTTACCTGGAAGTTTTCTCATTCCTCTACCTATGGATTGTCTTATTGTTATTTCTGCTTTAGTTGTTTCAACAAAAACAATATGATGAACATTTTTTAAATCTATACCTGTTGAAAAAGTACCAAATGACGCAACAATAATTACACCATCATTTTTTTCCATAGCATCTTTATATTGTTCCCTATCTTCGCTTTCAACGCTTCCATCTATATAAAAAGTATATTCATTCCACTCGTTAAGCTTTTTACATATTTTCTTACCATATTCATTTTTAATATCTGAAAACAATATTAAAGAATTTCCATCAAACTTACGAGCCAAGCTATCTATGAAATTTAAACGATCTATGCTATCAAAAACTATTCCTTTTTCTATGCTGAGCATTTCTCTTCCATAATCTTTATTGCTCTTAAACATTTTTTTAATCTCGTCTGAATTTTTTCTCATTTCAATATACTTCGATGCAGCTTTATCGTTTTCATTATATTTTAGCTTTATCATTTTTATCAATACATTTGGAGAATGACCTTCATCCATTAGGTATTTGGCAGAAAGAGTCATAACGAGCGGACCAACTTTTTCTTGTATTTTATAATAATCTGAATATTCTTCTGATACTTTAGCTGTTCCAGAAAGTCCTAATTTATATTTCCAATTAACGCATGCAGATATCATATTAGATATTGAAGATCCACGAGACTTATGCGTTTCATCTATGTTAACTACACTGAAGTATTCAAACATTCTAAAATCCTTAGAATGTTTTATTTTTTCCTTTAACGAATTTATTTTATTAGTGGCCTTTTCTAATTCCTTTTCATTATTTTTCTTTTTCTCTACCTTAGCCCTATTCTTTATTGCCGTTGTGAGCTGAGAATCTAAGCATTTTTCTTCAAAGTTTATTAAACTCTGATATGTTGATATTACTAGATTTGACTCTTTAAACTGTTCAACATCAAACTTGTTTTTGCCACCAATTTTTAAAATATTCCATTCAACGCTGCCGTTATTATAAAGTCTAAATTTTTCTTCTGTTTGATTAACTAAAGAAATATTAGGAACTATTAAAAGTGCTTTATTGTGCCTATTAATAACATTGGCTTTATTTAAAAAGCTACAGTAAATATAAAAGATTAATGTTTTTCCAGCAGATGTAGCTAGTTCTTGTGTACAATATTTATATTTAAGAGCTCGATATGCTCCTTCTAATTGATAATCTCTTGGTATTATTTGATTTCCAAATTCATCAACTATTTCATCCAATAGTTCTTCTACAAAGGTTGTATACTTCTCTCTCGGTAAACCAAGGTTCATTGTTTCATTTATTCCTTCTATATTATACTCTATTCCTGTTTTTTTAGAAAAAACTATTAGCTCTCTCCATAGCCCCATTGGAATCTCATTATCTTTACTTAAAAAATGATCCATTCCATCCCATATTCCTCTCTCAACTAAAACGTTAAAGTCTCCGTCCTTTGATTTTTTAGTAAAATGATCATGTAATCTTCCCCTTTCGCTATTCAATGTCCATTCGCACAGCTTAATACAGCCTTTAGATTCTATAATTTTAAAAGTTAACATTGAATTATCCTAGAAGCTTCTCAACTTCTAATCTAGTTTTTAGACCAAATAGCGCATTATCAACTGTTTTAATAGATTCATTATAAAAACCTATTTGATTTTCCATCATTTCAACAGTTTCCTGAACATTTGTTATTTTACCTTCGACTATTATCTTTTTTTCATGGGCCTGGTATCTTAAATTTTGATTAGATACATTCTCCCACGCCTTACCTTTTTTATCCCTAAAGCTTTTCTTTAGTCTAGAAAAATGCTCTAGGAGCGCATGATTATCTTCTAATAATCGTTGTCTCATACTCAGAAAAAATATTTGAACTTCTTTTAAATTCTTTATATTTCCAAGGAGCTCAACGTTTCTACGTATCTCCAATGAAATAGAATTCCTATCCTCTGCAAATTTATCAGATATCTTAGTTTTATTATCTTCTTTAGTATTTTCCATATTATACTATCTTTGTTTCTTCTATTTCTTGTATCATTTGAAAATGTATCTTTGCAATTCTATCTCTTCCTTCATCGCTTAACAATAATCTTGATTCTTCTCTGTTAGTCATAAAGAAATTCTCTGAAAGTATGGAAGGCATTACTACTTTTCTTAATACCCAGAAGTTTGCTTCTTTGTCTGCATCACCGTCTCTATTATCCATTCTCATTTTATGAGTAGGAAATTCTGCTTTAGCTTTCTCATGCAACACCTGGGCTATTTTATCTGATTTGGTTTCCCCAACCGTTGTGTAGACTGACCACCCGTGTGCAGATTCTTTATTAAATCCATTAGCGTGAACTGAAACATATATACATTTCTTTCCATCTGTTTGTTTTCTTTCTCTATAGATATCATTTGCTTTATCTGTTCTCCATCTTAATGAAAGATCTTCTTCTGTATCAACAAGATTTATACACTCTATCCCTGCTCCTTCGCAAAGCTTTATTATTCTTTTTACAACGGCTCTATTAAATTCACCTTCAAATAATTGAGTGCCATCTTCCCATTGTGGAGATCTTTTACCAGATGTTTGATATACTCCATCAATTATACCGCCGTGTCCATTATCAAGTATCCATAGATATTCACTAGCTGTTTCTTTTTTAACAGCCGGTTTTGTCAATTTACTTAAAGTATTTTCACCAACGATTCCATCTACTTTTAATCCACACAATTTTTGAAACTCAATAACAGCTTTCTCTGTAATTGGTCCAAAGTCTCCATCCACCACTATCTTTAATAGTTTTTGTAATTCTTCAACAGCAGCTCCTATACTGCCTTTTTTAAGTGGTATCATTTTCATAATTATTTTTTGTTATTTTTTTAAAAGGTGTTTAATTTTTTCAAAAGACTCTTTATCTTTTGGTTTAAATTTTAATTCCATAAATTCTAATATCAAAACAATATCATCTATTGTTTTAATAGCAGACGCATCCACGTCATATCCTAAATCCACAGAAGCAATATTTTCGATTTTTGAATTGATCGTAGTTGTTTCAAACTTTTTACCAGTTTGTTCAGATTTGAAGTCTTTTCTCATATTTGAAGTCACTTCACTCGGTTTTCTATCTTCTTTTTTATCAAAATGAATGGACTTTTCAAAATTCATACCAGTCCACCCTTCCTTTACGCCTTTATGTTTACTCATAATGTTTAATTTTTTAAATCTTATACTGTATTAGGCTAAAAAGTTTATAAATTTATATAAAATTGATCCCATTTTATAATAATCTTGTCCTTCAACTTGATCTATAGATAGAGTATCTACTATTTCATTGGCGATGACATTAGTTTTACCAGATTTATCAGTGACTTTAATATCCTCTCTTCCATCTGTTCCAACAAGTGTATTTAATATCATATATTTTTTAAAATCTTCTTTCTCTATATTTAGTTTACGCTTAATAAAAATAGAAGGAAAAACATATTCTTTACCATTCCAAAATGAACAGTATAGTTGTTTTATATAATCATATGAAGTATCATCTATAAACCTGGAATATCCTCCAATGTTTTTAAAGTTAATAATAGTAAAATCCTTTTGTGATTGAACGGTATCGCGAATATCTGACCACGTTCCACTTGTTTCCTCTCTTATTTCTTTACTCGTAGAAAAATCTTCAAATAATTTAATATGTTTCATATATAATAAAACTTTTTATTATTTATTTTGTAAAAAATAATAAATTTGTAATAATAATGATAATTCTTATAGAAGGTCCTAGGTCATCTGGTAAAACTCATCTCATTGGTGAATTAAGAAACCATATTAAAATGTCTAATTTAAAAGACGATCTTGATATGGAAATAGTTTTTTATAAATATGGATTCGTTGAACATATTAAATCTCTTAACATGGAAGATCAAGAGAGCGGAGCAGGTTTTCATTATTTTACAATATCTAATACTTTAACGATTCTAGAATTACAAAAAATATTAATACAAGATAAGGTGTTTATCTTTGATAGAGGAGTTTTCTCAGCCTATGCATGGTCTATTTTTAGAAAAAGATTAAATGAAGCTAGATTAAGAAATGAAATAAAAAGCCTATTAGATAATGTATTATATTCTAATTGTCACATAATATATGTAACAACTGAGATTCCTGAAAAAAGAGAAGCTAAAGATATGTTTGATTCATATGAAAACTATGAAAAAGAAAACATTCTATTTAGAGAAATTTTTAAAGATAATATTAAAAGCATAACGTCTTCTGAAAAGAACAATAGCTTAACATATTTTGAAAATAAAATGGATAGGTTGAGCGAATGCCTATTTTCTAAAACACTAATAAATATAATAGAAACACATAAAATTTAATATAAATAAAATAAAATATTTTTATTAATGAAAAACTATATTACTAAGTATACTGATTTTTTATTTGAAAAAAAGGACGAACCTGGTTTAAAGGGAATTCCCTCTGATAATATGATTAAGAAAATAGAATCAATAATGGAGGTTCTTCCCAATGACATAGAATTTGGAGTACCCTCAGATAATTTGGGACAGTCTACTTCATATAAAAATGCATCAGATGCTATTCAAAGAATAAAAGACATCACTCACTATTATCAAAAAAGAAAACAGGAAGTTAAATTTTATTGTTGGTCTGTTACTTTCACTGGACCTTGGAATGCAACACAAGAATTAGAAGATCAAATGGTAGAAGAAGATGGACTATATCATGAAAATAAGCAAAAATATGGAAAGATAGATTTAATAAAGGTAAAGGAATATATTGAAGCTAATCCAGAAGAAGCCGGTGAATTTAAAAGTTTTTCTATTTCATTAGACAGTAATGCGTCTAGAAACTATGGAATAAAACTATCTGAACTTAAAGACGACGATAAAGAAGAAGAAACCAAAGAGGTTAAAATTGAGAAGAAAGAAGAAATAGAAGAAAAATAAAACGATTAAACTTTAATTTACAACAATGGCAGGAATAAGACATTTGAAAGACGTTTATGAAAAAAAAGGAAAGGCTTTTTTAAACAAATTATTAAACGACTATGTAATAGTTAACGAAAAAGTTAATGGTAATCATTTTGGGTTTAAGAAGAATAGATCTGATGATACTTTTAAATTTTTCAATAAGAGAAACGAAATATCATATATAGATAGAGTTCTCAGTAGACTATATAATCAACCCATTTCCCATTTAACATCTTTAACAGAAAAGGAAGTTCAAAGAATTCCATCTAATTTATACTTTGGATTTGAATACATTCCTCACACAGACGTTGCTGTTGAAGAATATGGAAGGCTTCCTAAAAATGGTCTCATACTAAACTTTATACACCAACTTGATGAAAATGGCGATGTTGAAAAAACAATACAAACAAAAGAGCAATTAGATAAATGGGCAGATATACTTAACGTAAATGGACCAACTATAGTATTTGAAGGAAACTTAAATGATGATCAAAAGAATGAAATACAAGATTTCATATATTCACCAGAAAAAGATTTATTAGAAAAATTCAAGACTACTTCTTTAATTAAACACATAGTATCCGTATTAAATCCTCAATTGAAAGAAAGCTTTTTAGAAAACAGTATAGTTAAAGACACTAATGGATTAGTTTTTAGATTTTATGACGAAAACATAGAAGATCCAGACGGAATGGTATTTTTAGCAAAGGTAATAGATCCTATTTTTAAAAAAATGTCAGAAGAAAGACAAGGTTCTGAAAACTCCAATAAAGCAGAAGACTATACTTGGTTAATCGTAAGTGACTTAATGAATTTTATAGAATCATATGACTTAAAAACAATAAGCAATTGGAAGATACATGGAGATACATATGAAGAGCGTTATATAAAATTTATAAACAAAGTATTTAAAGACTTCATAGATAGATTTAAAAATAAATATGAAGGATTAGAATTAAATAAACCAGATTTTTTAAATGATGAAACATTTAATTTAAACATGGATTTAATAGAAGATCCATATGTACTTGATTTAATAAAATCTAGCGATACATATAAAGAAATATACAAGATTTTATTAAACTTCTTTAGAAAAAAGAGAAAGAAATCTAATTCACCATTTTTCAACAAAAAAATGATAGGTCAATTAAACCTAATTGTTGATAAAATAAAGAAAATGTTATTTAAGGAGGAAGTATTCGAAGGATTTTTTCCAACGTTTAATGAATACGTAGGAGAGTCTGGTGAATTTACACCGCTTACTATTGATGGGTTCAGCAAGAATAAAAAAGCTATAGAGAAACCAAAAAAAGTTAATTTATTAGTTGGTAAATTTCAACCGCTGCACCTTGGTCACATAAAGGCGATAGAAAAACTTAAGTCAAAAAATAATTTACCAACTGTTATTGTTTCAATAATTAAAGATTCTAGAAATAAAACTAATCCTTTTTCTGAGAGTCAAATAAAAAGCATTTTAAATAAAGTAGAACAGGAATACGGTGATTTAATTGAAAAAATAATTGTAGTTAAGAGAGGATCATTTGATGAAATACTCGGTTCTCTTAAACCTAGGTATATACCTATATTATGGGGAACTGGTAAAAAACAATTAAATAACCACGCTTTACAATTAAACTACTTAAAGAAAAAGCACCCTTCTTTAGATTTAAATAAAGATTTCAAATTGGTAGAAATACCAAAGTATCAATCATCTTCTGATTTAAGAAACATAATAAGAGATGAAAACTTTTCTGAATTTAAGAGATTGGTTCCACAATCAATATCTTCAGAGTTCTATAATCTTAAAAGAGAAATGGATGAATCTTTAAACGAATCCACTACTTCAGATATAGAAGATTAATTAACGCTCCCATGCTTTTAAGTTACTTAAATTAAGATAAATAAATTAAATTAATATCTTAAGTATGAGTAAACCTAAAAAAACAAATAGCTCTTGGAAAAACTATGTAGATTATTATAAACATAGAATGACAGGAAAAGGAAAACCTACTAAACTGGAGAACGCCGTTCTACAACACCCTGACGAATCTAGTAATTCCATATATAATTACTTACAATCTAAGAAAAAAAGAAACCTATGGACTGTTAATTTTGAACAATTTCAGAAATTAGGATTAAATGAATCTAACGATTGGTGGGATTTCGACTGGGATAGCGCACTAAGAGGAGAAGGAGAAGGAAATGATAATAAATGGAATAGCTTAGAGAAAGACGTTAAAGGTATAGTAGATAAATATCAAAACGATTTTGGAGTAGATTCATATGGAATAATTGATGCAATTCACCAAGTAGTGGACGGAATGGTACAAAGAGTAGATAAAGGAGAATAAAAAAATAAATTAAAATGAAAAACATTAAAGACTTTAAAGAATTTACAATTAACGAATCTGAAGATGCACCGTTTATTAAAAGAAAGGTGAAAGATGAACATGCTGCAGAAGATCATTTAGAAAACGAAGGAGTCATGTGGACTGATTTTGATTTCAATCACCCAGACGGTGTAGGTTTTAAAGATGGTGACAACACCGTTGCTCACTATGATAAAAACGATGGCCATCTTCATATATATGCAGATCCAGCAGATAGCTTTGGACAAGATGAAGTTAGTAAAATGGATAATGAAGTTAAGGATAAAGACAATAGTATGAAAAAATATTATAAAGAAGACGGAGAAGGAGATGGAAGCGACACTAGTGATACTGAAGAATATGATGAAGAAGGAAACTATATAGGAAGTGCCGATGATGCAGATGATGATTGGGAAAATGAAAACAGCTGGCAATTAGAAGATTTACCATTTGATGATGAAGTTTAAAACAAATAAGAAGAAGGTAGAAGAAGACATGGTCATGGGTGCACCTATGGATTCATCGGGTACTCCGGGAACTGCATTTGATGTACCACAATCTGTTCCAGGTGGAATGGACACGTTTGCATTATTAGGGCCAGGTGGAACTGGTAAAAATCCTAGGAAAAAAAAGAAGAAAAAGAAATCTAATGAAAAAAGAAACTATATTCTTTCATTTTCAGATTTTTTTAAAACAAAAAAATAAACACATATAAAATGGAAAAAGTAAAAAGTATATTAATGAGCATATGTAATGGAATAATATCCTCATTAAAATGGTCATGGAATAAAATTAAACAATTATTCACATGGATACTTTCAAACACGACAATTGATGAAAAAGTTGTTGAAAAAACTAATAAAATAAAAAAAGAAGTTAAGGAAAGAACTGAGCGAATCAAAGAAGAATTATCTGATGTAAAAGATTCTTTAAAGGAAGTTGGAAATCAAGCAGAAGATGTAATTGATGCAGCTAAGGGTAAAAAAAGAAAAGGTAGGCCCAAGGGTAAAACAACGACCGCTAAGAAAAAGACTACTAAAAAGGCAACTACTAAGAAAAAAACTACTAAAAAAGTAGCTGTTAAAAAAGAAACATCTAAAAAACACAAGGACGATAACGCCTAAACGATATGAAACTAATAAGCGACATGTTAAAGGAAAGAGGCAAGTGGTCACAGGGAAGAGTATATCTCCTTTGGTCAGTTATAGCATATTATATAACACTCGGTATTTTATTAGGAGGCGGTCTTCATAAAAAGAGCGATTTAGATATGGAAAAATTTCATATAATAATAGATGCACTTGAATACGCAATGGTACTGTTTGGAGGATATGTATTTGGCGGCAAAGCACTGGAGATGATAAAAGTAATAGGAGTAAAAAGAACTCAAAATAAATAATTAAAATATGAAAGTGGCAAATAATACGTTTATTTACAAAACAATAAAAGATTCTAATGAAAATGTAGTGAGGTGTAAAAAGACAGAAAAAGTATATTTAAACACCACCGAAAATAGAATAGATATATTAGAAAAAAATATAGATTTATTACATGATACTATTGTAAATATGTTGAAGAGATTAAAAAAATTAGAAGATAATGGAAAATAAAGTAAAGGGTTTTAAAGAGTATTTAAACGAAAACTGTGGATGTGAAAACGAGTTAGATTCACAAGTGGAAATAAAAGACATTATAGCTAATTCAAAAAATGTTTGTGGACAATGTGGACAGGTTTCTGAGAACTGTGAATGCAAAGGATCTTGTGGAAATTGTGGAATAGACAATGGTGGATGCGATTGTATTGATAATCAAGAAATAGAAATAGGAGACATTGTGAGAAACGTCAATGGAGATTGTCCAAATTATAAATCAACAGGTAGAGTAATAGATACTCCCGATGAAAAATCTATAATATACACTGTAACTAAACCCTCAGCCAATTCTTTCATAGGACAGTTGTTAAATAAAGGAAGAAACCAATTAACAATAGATGAAAAATATAGACTTTGATACTTCTATTTTAACAAAGATATATAATTAAAAGACACTATTTACAATGCCATTATTCGATAAAAGCGTTAGAGCAGGCCTAGCAATTCCACAGGGACAAACTGGATCAGGAAATGAATCTAAAAATGTATTAGGAGGAGAATCGATATTTAGCCAGAGCGAATCTGAAGATATTGGTAAAGTTATAGACGGAGCATTGGGTCATGGTGGACCAAATGTGTATGCTGTAAAATCTGTTCCATCAAGGTTTAATCCATTTAACGTATTTAGGTTTCATAAACATGGAACACAATTATCATATGACGCTAAATTTCACAAAGATTCTGAATTATTCAAAGGCGGTGGCGCAAGTACAAATCTATTTGGAAATACAGCAAATAATTTATTTACATATTTCAAAGGAAATGCTGCACCTGACTTAACGCCAATTTCTCCATTTGATTATAAGAAAGGATCTGAATTTATACAAAACCCAACTGCACAACAAATAATGGATTGGTCTAGGACTGGAACAAGTAAAGATGACCCCTATGCACCGCCACCATATGCATATAGTGATTTTTTATGGTGTAAATATTATGGAAAGGTTCCTAATAATAGAATGGTAACTTTACGAAGATTTCCATGGCCATGTGAAGACAATATGCACATGTGGAATCAAGAAGACGTACCAGTTCCATTGGCACAAGCTGTTACCTGGTATGGAGCAAATGTAGGAAATCCTTTAAATACGCTTTTACCAATATCATGGGATATGGCTTGGAAAAAATTAACATCAGACGTAAATGACGTAAAGGGAAATGAAATTTTGGTAGAAGATATTATTAAATCATTTACTGAAAATGACACAGCAATAACTGCAGGTAAAGTCGCAGTCGCAAGTGGAATAGGAACAAATCTAGCAACTCTTCAACTAATGGGATATGATAAACAAATGCAGGACTGGGTATCGAAATCATATAGTGACACTGGTCCATATTGGAATAGAGTACTTGGTCCAGTAAATGTTGTAAATCAAACTAAAATGAGAGATAGAGGAATGGGAACAACTATGTTTGGTCAAAAAATAACAGTTAATTTTGAATATTCGCTCAGGTCGTTTCAAGGAATTAATTCTAAAATAGCATTCCTAGATCTTATAACAAATTTCTTAAGTCTTACCTATAACACTGCTCCGTTCTGGGGAGGCGGATATAGATATTTTCCAAACCCGGGATTAAAGGCTGATTTGGGAATAGGTGGAGACTTAATAGAACACGGTCAAGTGAGCGCTGGTATACAAAAGGTTTTAAATCAGTGGGCAACTGGCGCAACTGGTGCGATGAAAAAAATGATGAATGGGCTTATAAAAGAATTTTCACAAGTTTCATCTGGAACTGGCGGAACGGCCGGTGAGGTCGATGAGAAACATCGAATAAAAGTACAAGGCGGAGCCGGGATGATGGAGGATTATGGCGAATCGGGAGAGATATTTGGAAATAAAATAATGGATAATTTATTAGCGGGCAAAGCTATAGCTTTACTTAGGGCACCGTTAACATATAGAACATTGTTGGAAGGAAAACCCATAGGAGAATGGCATTTAATGATAGGGAACCCAATGAATCCAATGGCAATGATGGGAAATATGATAGTCAGCGGAGTTAAAATGACAATGGGAGAAAAACTAGGACCCGATGATTTTCCAACAGATATAAAATTCGCAGTTACATTGGAACACGGTAGACCTAGAGCTAAACAGGACATAGAATCTATATTTAATTATGGAAATGGAGCAATGTCATTTAATCAATTAAAACCACCATCGTCGGCTGGAAACACATTTGGCATAAACGCTGATCCAAAGAAAGTGGCCAAACCAGACGGTACAGCAGAAGAAGTAGATTTGCCGGTTGATCAAAAAGCGGTTGTAGCAGAATCAGAACTAAACCCATCAGTGAATTCGATAGACGCAGGACAAGGAGTAGGAACAGATGTATATAAAGGAAGAGTAGCATACCAATATGGTAATTTTTATTCTCAATCTTCTTTAATAAAAGATTATATACAAAAAACAAAAACATAATATGCTAAAAATAGGAATATTATATAAAAAATATTTTTCTAAAGATAGAAATAAAGAAAACATTGTTGATTTAACCAGGACGTCTATAAATGCCACAGTGCTTGCAAATACCGCTGCTATAAACACATATATGGTTAAACAAGAACACCAAATGAGAGCAGATTTGGTTGCAAAGACGCTATATGGTGATCAAAACAAAGCAGATTTATTAATGAAATATAATGCTATCTCTAACCCATTCTCAATAGCAGAGGGAGATATATTGTTTATACCAACTATGGAAAACCTCGATTCATTAGTAAAAATGCCGGTTCCTATTGAAGACATAGGCGATACTTCTGGGATAGTAGACGAAAGCGAAGTCTTCACAAACCCAAAGGACAATAAAGATAAAGAAAGATTAAAGCAGCTTAAAGAAAAAAATAAAGGAAAAGATATTTTACCAAGTAACCTAAATAAAAAAGGTAATAAGAATATAAAAATCAAAAATGGTAAAGTTGTTTTCGGAGAAGACGTAACTTCTGTTAATAAAAAAGATTGTCCTGAACCAATATCTAGAGCTAATCTAAAAAAGGCTTTAATTAAAAACAATTTATTTGGATAATGGCATTTAAGCACGTTTTAAAATCTATATTGGAACCAAAAATTCCCTTAGTTGAAATAGCTAGGTTCGCTGGAACAAAAGAAGCTAAAGAAAAAGCGGGTAAGGCATTTGACATATTGCCTAAAAAATATGAAACTAACCAAAAAGAAGAAACCGGTGTTATACCGTATATTCAAATAAACGATTATCCTGTTCCACCATTGAGTGTAGAGGAATTAACGTTAAATGAAACTGGTTTCATACCAACAATAACGGTTTTAATAAACGACAGTGGTAAATCATTATCGCCTGTACAGTTTCCTAAGAGAAACATGATATTGAGTCTATATATAAAGGCGCCTCATGAAAAACTAAAGCCTATACGAAATGATTTTATTATAACAAGCATACGTGGAAGTGAAACTTTATTAATTAAAGGAGAACTTTTTATACCTAAAATGTATATGAATACGTCTAAGAGTTACCTTAACATGAATTCTAAAGATACATTATATGAAACGTGTAATGAAGTACAATTGGGATTTCAGTCTAATGAAGTTGGACCCAATGATTCTATGAATTGGATAAATCCAAATTGGAGTTCAAACGATTTTATGAAACATGTAATATCGCATTCTTACCAAAACGATGATAGTTTTTTTGATGGATTTATAGATAAGTATTATCATTTTAATTATATAGACGTAAACCTACAATTAGAACAAGATGGAGAATATGATAAAACAGTATACGCAGGATCTGAAGATTTAAACATATCTGAAGAAGTGCAAAACGATGCATCTAAGTCACTTGATCCAATCGATGCAGGATTAGTCGAACACCCATTAATTAGTGAATATTATGGAAAAATAATTAGAAAAAATCTAATTTCAAATCAAGGAGACATTTTAATACACGATGGTTATAAAAAAAGAATATATTATTACGATAGTGAACTTGATGAAAACGATCCAATGGATAAATTAATTAGTTTTTACGTATCTCCTATTTTTTCAAATAACATACCAGATGGAACAAAAAATTTAATACCCCTTAATGAAGAATTAAAAAATACTGAAATAAAAAAATGGATAAACATACAGTATGATAATACACATTCTCAATGGAATGCATCAAAGCTAATAAATTATCACAATACCGAGGAGTTAGATAAAATAAAACTGCACGCAACAGTTAAAGGTTTTAATTTTAATATAGGAAGAGGTCAGCGTGTTCCGGTTGGAATATACCAAACCGCAGGAGAAGATAGAATGGAATCCTTTTATAATAAACCATCAATAGAAGCTAACACCGACCCTGGCGTAACCAATGTGGTTTTTGATAAATATATATCTGGAGTATATTATGTGAGTGGAAACATATATAGATATACAGCAGAGGGTGGAATAGAAACAGAACATATTTTATCTAAGAGAAATTGGAAAAAAAATCCAGTGTCTCCTGATGCAAATCAAAACACAAACATTGGAAATTAAAAATAATAATGAAATAGATGCCAACTAATTTTTTTAACATAGACAGATTAACAAATGACTTTAGAAAGGGCATAACTAGGGATTCATACGATGAGCCCACATACTTAACTTTTTCTTTAGATTTTGACTTAGATAAACCATTGATAAATTCAAGTAATTTTTTAAATTCAAGTCCACTTTTTAATAGAGACCAGGAAAGCAATCAAAGCGCTATAAATTATTTACAAAATAGAGGATTTCCAGACAAAGCAAATAACTTAGCAATTTTTTTAAATCTGTTACGTCACCTAAGAGACAATGCACCTTGGTATTTTCAATCAATAAGCGGATTAGATGACATGTGGAAAAGAGGAACAGATACCGATGGTGGTGGATTTAAAGCAAATGACTTAGTTTTAACCATAGATACGTTAGAAGCTGTAGATTTAAGAATAACTGAACTTGCAGATTTATATAGAAATACAATATATGATAAGGAGTTCATGAGAGAAATTGTACCAGATAACCTTAGGTGGTTCTCCATGGATATATGGGTAGCTGAATGGAGAAACCTAAGAAACACTCTTCCACCTCTATTAAGTATATCATCTGACGTTAACGTTGGATTAGGAACACTTGGAGGAGTAATGAACAGTGTACAAACAATAGGACAAGCACTTGGAGTGGACAGTGGAGTAACAGGTAGCATTCTACAAAACTTTGGATATGTAAAATTTAAATGTAGACAATGTGAATTTGATTTTTCAAATTCTTTTGGAGGAGGAAGCTCGCTTTCAGTAGGAGACGGTGGCGGTACCATGGCAAAAAATGGATTTGCTATAAAAATTGGATGGTTTGAAGAAGAAAACAAATATGCATCTGGAACAGAAACAATAGATAATTTTAAAAGAGCCACTACCACTAAAAGTAACTGGAGTAAGAATAGCTCACTGGGAGACTCTTTAAATAGTATCGGACAGGCATTAGATAATACTGGATCTTTTCTTTCAGGATTACCAGTTGTTGGAAACAAAGCAAGCAGTCTAATGGGAAAAGCAGCTAGTCAGGTACAATCTGTTTTAAATACACCTAATAAATTAATAACACAGGCAGCATCTGAATTACAACAAATCGTTGAAATGGGAAATTTAGGAGAAGTATCTAATTTTGGATATTTATCCAACGATGATAAAGTTCCACCAAGCACTGCCACGCCTAAAGGGACTGGAAAGAGTTTATAAAACCTTTTATAAAAAGATTATAAAATATTAATATGATAAATGAAAACCATTATATAGAAAACAGATCAGAAGACTTAATAGATAAGGCGTTTTTAGGAACAGTAGAAGATGCAAATGATCCTAAGAAAGAAGGAAGGTGCAGAATAAGAATATTTGGAATACATGGAGAATCTCTTCCATTGGAAGCGCTTCCTTGGGCATATCCTAAACAAAAAAGCTTATATTTTGGACAAGATGGAAAAGCGGCTGCTATTTCAATACCAAAGGAAGGATCTGTGGTAACTGTAAAATTTGATAATGGAAACATTTATTCACCAGAATATTATTCAGTTCAAGAATTAGCAGATGATATAAAAGAAGAATTACAAAAAGAAGGAGAATATCACGGTTCACATTTTCTTCTATTCGACGGAGACGAAGAACTAAAAATATGGTTCACTAGGGAAAAGGGAATATCTATGCAATTAAAGGGATCTAGGGTAAACATTGGACAGGACAAAGTAATAACTATAGAACATAATGAAACTCAATCTATAATTGAACTAAAGGGATCTGAGATTAACATAACAGCTGATAGTAAAATAACAGCCACTTCACAAAGCAGTATTGAATTAAATTCAAACAGTATATGGGTCAATGGAAACTCAGTAAGAGTTGGACCCAATGCTATAAAAGGAGCTGCTGTGATGGGAGATCAGCTATCTCTAGTTTTAACTGCTCTCGCAACGGCAGTTGATGCTAAATTTCCTCCAACGCCTGGAGCAACCACTGGAACAGTTGAAAGCATGAAACCAACGTACTTATCAAAAACAGTAACTATATCAAGTTAAGAATATAGGTTTCCAATAGATTCATACCTAAAAAGTTTATTTAATCTAGAACCTGGAGTTACTGAAATTATATTAAATCCTTTTTTCTTAAGCATCTCAAAATTTCTATACATTCTATTAAACCTCGGTTCATACCAAGAGCGATTTCCGTTATTGCCTATTCCATTTTTCCTATGAGTTTTCCAAAAGTGACTAGGATTAGACCATTTTAATGAAACACCCGCTACGTAATAGGTAACTGGTCTACGCTTAGATAAAATATACCTATCCATTATTTCTATAGATGTACTTACACAATCTACAAATTTATGACGATCGGGACGATGATATAGCTTTGCGTAATTAGGAAACTGTACTTTGCTTTTTCTACAATTTATCTTTAACCAATCGCTTGTTATTATATTGGTATTTTTTTTTAAATCTATAAAAGATTCTTCATTATTCTCTATTTCTTTAAATATTTTAACATCATGAAAAAATAAAAAATCGGGTGTTAATTTTAACCATATCCTATTTGTTCCAAGGGTTATTACTTCATCATTTATTTTTGAAAAGTCTATTTCATTAACAGTGGGATCATTACCTATAACTAATATTTTATTATTGTTTTTCATTTAACCAATCTATTGAATTCATATTTTTATCATCTATGAAAATATCATATATTGGTTTTCCAAATTTTAATTCATGATATTTTACTCCCCACACAACTAATTGAGATTCTGTTATTTCTCTCCAATCTATGCCAGAACCAGTGCCTCTGGCCGTCCAGAAGATCACCGTGTGACCATCTTCATATAACCTATTTACCTTATCTATGGCTTTTTTAATTGGACGAGCTTTATTGTAATCCAGAGTGTTTGGAGTTCTACATATGGTATCATCTATGTCTATATAATAAATCATAATTCTAATGTTTTTAAGATATGAGCATCCACCTTAATAGATTCAGATGATATTAATCTTTTTAAATATTTATTTTGAATACTTTGATTATGTGAACGTACCCTCGTCTTATTCAACTTAAGGGGATCGCTATTTTTAGGTAAATAATCATCGAGGTAATGAGTATTGATGTCTTCTTCGGAATAAAGAGACATTCCAGTTACATAAATAGATTTTGGATTAAACAAACAGCACATTTCATATATTATATAATTTCCCAACAATGGGAAAGTTCCAACTTCTTTTCTAGTTTTTAAATATTCTTCTTTAAAAACCCTAATGCTAAGGTTTAAATTTTTATATCTATAATAAAGATTTTTTCTATCTTCTTTCATATTTAAATACGACAGGCCATTGTCAATATATTCATTTATTGGAATACGAACTTCTCTAGCAAATAAAGAGTTTACATATAAAGAATCGCACCTTTTACCATAATCCAATTGATATTTTTTAAGAACTGGAAAAGATCCACCTGTTCGTATAACTATATCGTGTGAATCTATAAATTCACCCATTCCACTGCCAACTAAAGTAGTAGCCGGTCCCACTATAATTACATTTTTATTTTTAATATAATTTTTATATTTAATGTCACTAGGTTGGATCATATAAAATATATTTTAAGGTTAATTCTTCTCCTTTTTTTATATCACGCTTTGTTATTAAATAAAGATCTCCTATTTTATATAAAATATCACAATTTGGTTTTTCAGAATAATTAATGAATCCTCCCAATGGAGTTCTTATATAATTATCTTCATAGTCTACGTGAAAAACGTGAGATATACCTAAATTAGTTTCCATTTTAATATCACATTTTGCAAAAAGACCCAATCCCTCTATTGTGGAATTTTCTATGGTTAAGCAATCTGGAAGCGGTCTATAGAATTTTGAATGATCTATATTCATTTTCTTAAGCTTTTCATTTTTTCTAATTCTGAACCAAGTATTTCTCTTTTTCCATATCCGCCTCTTGCTGTTTCAATATCTCTTATTGATTTAACTAATTTTATTAAACCCTGTGGTTCAACCGATGCGATTTGATCTGATCCCCACATAGATCTATCTAACGTTATGTGCCGCTCAATCCACTTTGCTCCTAACAAAGTAGCTGCAACCGTTGTGGTTAAACCAAATTCGTGACCAGAATAACCTATTTCACATCCAATTTTATTATATTTATGATATAGCCATGTAATATAATCCAAATTTAACTGGTTTATTGGGCATGGATATGTTGAATTAGTGTGCATAATTATATCCGGTTTACATGACGTAACGCACATGTCTATTTGATTTTCATTGCTCATGCCAGTTGATATTATTAAACTATCACAATTTCTTCTAGCATATTTACATAACTCAATATCTGTTATAAGTGCAGATGGTATTTTCATAACAACTGATCGCATGTGATATTTATTTTCAGGAGGAAAATTAGTATCATATTTTTTCATAAAATCAACAGAGTCTTTATCCCAAACGGAGCAAAACCAACCTATGTTTTTTTCTTTACAATAAGAAGATATTTCATTAAACTCTATTTCTTGGAATTCTATTCTTTTTTTATATTCTAGATATGTCATATTTCCCCATGGAGTAGACTTAATGATATTTTTTTGAGAATCCGGAACGCATAAATCGGGGTTTCTTTTTTGAAATTTTACATAATCACACCCTGCAACCGATGCTACGTCTATTAATTTCTTAGCTATGTCAATATCACCATTGTGATTTATTCCTATTTCAGCTATTATTTTAGTTTTTTCTATTTCCATGATACCCAAGGAGACCATTTATTATTATTATTAGTTTTACTGGTTTTAGCATAATCTCTTTTTAAACCATTTTTTTGTAACCATACCCTTCCAATATCCCTAGAATATTCAATATTTTTATTTAAATAAAGACTATTGTATTTTTTTAAGCCATTTGTATTTTTTCTATAAATATATTTAAATTGAGCTTCAGGATTCCTTGATGTGTCCAATAAATTAAGGTATTTTTTCATTATTTCAGTAGAAAAAACACTTGGCACAAACGCAGGCTCTCCAAATTCTCTTTTAAGGGTAACTTTTTTATTTTTATTTAAAATACACTGTAATGTATTTTCATTAAATTTATTCAGAACGTCTTTAATATTTACATCTTTTAACAATATCCAATCGTCTTCTAAATTAAAAAAATATTTAGTATCGACCTTGCTGAAACACCATATAACAGCATTTGCAAAATTAGCAGTATTTGAAAAATTACATATGACGTTACCAAAATAACTCTCTGCTATTTCCTTAACTAAACCTATATTATTACTATTTGGAGCGGGATCAATATTAATATATAAAGTGGATTTATTAAAATCGATACCTTTAAGTTTATTACAATATGATTCATATGTTCTTTTTAGAACACTTGGCCTATTGCACGCAGTTGTAGTGAATGTCATTTCCATAGTTCATATTTTATTTTAAATAAATTATCACATTCCACAATAGGAATAGATCCCAATGATGGAAATATTATTTTTTTAAAATTTAATTTTTTATTTTTTTCATTTACTGATTTTATACTGCCTATTAACTCCCTAGTTTTTTTTCTATTAAAAACAGCCCTAGTAGTAGAATAGTATTTCTTAAATAAATCCTTTCTAACAGTTTCCATGTGATGCATAGTTAATTCGTTTTTACTGAATTTATAGTTTTTACCTTTATAAGTCTTATTCAGTCCCCTAGTTGGATCACACTTAGAAAAAAAACCTTTTTGATGCTTTGTTTTATTATTAACTTTACATATAAATGGAACCGTAGATCCATCATATCCCCTGTGATATATTGGAAGATTTACATAATTTATAAATCCACATGAAGTTAAAGAAATATCCTCTTCGATAATTTTATCTTTTGCCATCTTAAATTCTCCACTTTTATAAAATTCATCTACGTCCATTGATATAAAATGAGTACAGTTTTTAGCTAAACATGATTTTAATCCAAATTGCCTTTTAGCTGTTTCAAAGCCTTTGGAAACTCGTATAGACGTTGGAGAAACGTTAACTTTTTTAAAGCTAGAAAACTTTTCTAATGAATCTATAAGACCTTTTCTAGTCAATGTATTTAATGTATCTAAATCTTCTGGTGAAATGGGGATTCCAAACCATGAATACTCTTGATATGCTACATGTATAAAATCTACATGATTTCGTATTTGTTTAATTGAATATTCTAACAATTCTATTCCATCAAACACCGTATATGAAACTCCTAATTTCATTTAAAACCTTTATAGAAATTTTTATTTTTTTTCATTAAATCATGTCTTTTCTTAAAGGAATTAACATAATTGTTTCGCCAACGACCTCCTAAAGGGATAACCTTTGTTAAATTTTTACCATGATAATTTCCCTGAAGTAAAATTTCATTTATTGAAGTTATCTTATTTGAAAAAGCTAAACTCACCCTTCTCTTATATTCAGTATCAGCGCCAGCCCTAACATTATCATAGTATCCAATTTTATTAAATACTTCCCTTTTAAATATTAATTGAGACTCTGTAGTTTTTCTATTTACTCTAATTGTCTTATTCGTATGATAATTCTTTCTAATAGAACTACAGCTCACGCCAATTATATTTTTAGAAAACTTAGATATTTGTTTTAAGAATCTATTAGGATAAGAAAAATCATCTGCTCCATGTATACAATAATAATTCCAATCTTTATTTTTTCTCATGTGATGCAATCCCTTATTAATAGACACATATGTTCCTTTATTATTTTTATTACTCAATAAGACAATGTTAGAAAAAGAACTAGCTATTTTATAAGAATCATCTGTAGACCCGTCGTCTATTATTACGAGAATTATTTTTACACCTTTCTGATTTAATATAGATTCTATAGATTTTTTTATAAATAATTCAGCATTATACATTGGCATTATTACTAATATGGTTTCATCGTTTTTCATAACTCAAAAGTAATAACTTGTCTATTCTTTCTTTCTATATTAACATCAATGTCTACACTAAATTTCTTTGTATTTGGGGAAAATACATTAAAACAAGAAAGATCAGTGATTTGTAAATCTTGAATTACAATTAACCGAGGATTATATGATTCGATATATTTATTAATGAATGAAATTTTATCATCTATATAGTAAAAAACTCCCCCGAAATATATAGAATCAAAGGATTTATTATTAAACATTTCATACCAACTCTTTGTGTGAAATTCAATATCTTTAATACCATTATATTTTTTTAAAGCTTCTTGAATTGCTTCTGAACATAAATCAAACCCAATATATTTATTATCATACCCCTGTTTTAAGAGATTCTTTAAAAACATTCCATTCCAACACCCAACGTCTAATATTGACTGTGAACTTTTTTTAATTAAAAAATCTGCAGCGTGTTCGTACACTTCTGTAAAATCAGCTGAACATAGATAATCATATGCACTCTTATTATACATATTAGACAGTTGCTTTTTATTTGGTGATTTCATTATTATTAAATTTATTTTTTATAACCAAGTATCATATATTTTTTTAGAACCCTTTTGGTTTTTTTATGACGCCAAACTAATTCATTGGCTTCTATTATATTTAAGTGATTTTCATATCTTTTTTTAAAATCTTCTAACTCATCAAAGTATCTAACATGAGACCTTGCATCAAAATTAGGACTGCATAATGCGCATAGTGTATCTTTATTAAATGCATTTAATAAGCCAAAATCATTTTCAATGTGTTCTAAACTTAAGCAAATCATTAGATCATTATCATTATAATGTTTTATATCATCCTCGGCGTCAAAACTACATATATTAAATCTATTATCATTTATTCTAGTTAATACAAATTTAATAACCTTATCGTTAAAGTCGTTAAAGGAATAACTTATTACATTATTTAATTTCAAAAAAAGCTCTGCCATATATGAAGAACCTGCTGCTATATCTAATATTCTTATTTGTTTTGATTTGATTTCTTTAAAAATCATTTTAAATAACATATCATTCCTCTCTGCATACACTCCTGTGTAATATTTTTTCATTGCTTCATCACCTTTATGGGCGTCTTCATACCACATTTTACTTTTTCTCATGTGTGAAATTGTTTTTTTTTGATAAAACTGTCATGTTTTCATTATAAGACATAATTACATCTAAACTAAACGGTCCGTTATTAAATAACAAATCTATTATACTCATATTTGGAATAAATTCATTTTTCCAACGCTGTTCATATATTGGATGATTAAAATCGGTGTATACTAAATCTATATTATTTTTATTATACATGTTTTCTTCTTGATATTTCATTCCTCCGAATCCAGAAAAATAACTAGTTGCTCCTACGTTTTTACATATGCTTACAAGTCTATCGGTGCTTTTTCCATTAATATTTTTTAGTTCAGATGAAATTAATATTTCTGTATCTATTTTCAATACATCGACTATGTATTTTATTAAATCTATATTTATTTTACACAAATTTTCACCAGAAACATTTAAAATATAAGAAATATCTTTAAAATAATTATCAAAATATGAAGATTTATTGTAATTCTGTTCTATTGATTTTATTATTTTTTTTATATTAAATTCCTTGTCATGTATTTTTACTTTATTTATATTTTGTCCAAATGAACTGACAATTGGGACAGTCAACCATCCCATTCCATTAGATGTCCTTATCTTATTTCTATTTGTAAATCCATTTTTTGTGTACTGTACATCATCTAATATAACGAAAATATCACTAGAATATATTTTATAAAAATATCCTATCCAAGGTATAAAATTAGGTTGGTGTATAGAAACTGTCATAATACTTTTTTCATCTTATCAAAAGACACTTTAAATTTATTTTTTTCTTTTTCTCTATTTTCATATGTCCTATTTGAAAATGTATCTAATGTCTTAATATTTTGAATATCCTTATTAAACAACATTTTACTTTTTTCTTTTACTTGCTTCAATAATAGATTAGGACGTTCGGTTAAATCATTATATTTAATTTTTATTATATTATCTTTATATATGGAATTGTCTATTATTGAATTATAGTAACGTTTAAGTGAAATAATTTGACCGGTTATTTGATCAATGTGATCAAGATCTAATAGATTTTCATGATTTGGAGGAAGAGTAGACCACCAGGTGTTTAAGTTATCATGAAACTTTCTCCTAGCATCTAATATAGAAATAGCGGTATCTAATTCATCTCTCTCAACATATACATATATAACTTTTTTTAAAACCTCTATTATTTTATCTAGATGATATGCTCCAAATAAATTTTTCATTACGAAAACATTACCATATTGATCTTGCATGTTAATTAAAGTACATTTTAATTTTTCCCATTCAATATTATCTTCTTTATCCTTAAAATTCTTAAAATCTGACACTTTATTTAAATGCAACCAGTGTCTCCAAAAATATCCAAATTCATGAATAGAAGTTAAGTCTTTAGTGGTAGCATAATTAGAAGTAAAATCCATTGACTTACCATTTCCTAAGATAATTTTAGATAACATTATTCCAGTCACCGGGGCTAACCAAAATCGAGCTGAAAAATTATTTATATAACCGGCATTTAATCCATATGCTAATATTTGACCCAATAACGTTGTTCCCGACCTCGGAATACCAAAACCGAATATAAAAGGAAAATCCGGTTCATCTTTAATTACATAATCTAATTGTTCTGCCGTTAACAGCGTGTTATTTATTTCCAATAAGCTTGCCTCATCGGTTTTGCTTTTATGAAAATTTTTCTTCCTTATAGAATTAAATGAATCTAACGTTTTTATTAAATTTTCTTTCATATTATTATTCTTATTACCTCGAATGCTTCTGCATATTTTGTTTGAATCTGAGTCCCTCTTGTAAACGCTAACGCCCTTAACCATTCTTCAGATGCATATGTTCTAAATTTCTGTGATTCATACCTAGCAATGGCTTTAACTTTTTTATTAATATGTTTCTGTTCTAGTTTTATAAAGCATCCATTTTTAAATATTAAATTATTCCAAGGTAATTCATATCCTAAAATAGAAGAAAATTTAAATGCTCTTACTGCTTCTTCTGCGATAGTGTGATGATCCTGATGTATATCATCAAGGGATGGTATGAAAACTAAATCTGGATGAATTCTATTTTTTAGCTTTATCATTATTTCTAATATGTCCTGTCTATGATAATTTAATTTTCTAACTGGATATTTAAATATACTCAATCTATCTGGGGATATTCCTAATTCTAGCGTAGCTTTTTTAACTTCTATTTCTAAAGTGTTTTTAGGTAACCCGTCTGGAACTGATTCCTCTGCGCATGAAAAAGCGGCATAATATATATCATTATTTTCAATTAGTTTAGCTATACTTCCACCGCAACCGAATTCACCATCATCTGTGTGAGGAGAAAGTATTAAAATTTTCTTATTTTCTATATCCATTTAAGCATTTTATTTTTTTTAACAATAATAAATTATCTAATGTCTTTGTTTTAATTCTTTTAATATCGGTTATAAAGACATCTGTTTTAACACCCAGCATTAAAAAATTGTTTACTTTAGTTAATATTTTATACTCGTCTATGTTTAATTGTTTTATTTTTTTCCACATACTTCCATCTAATCCTTTATTTAGACCATTGTCCCATGGGGTATAGTCTAATGTCTCTAATAATTTAGAAGATAACATTCTTCCAGTTCCAACAGATTCACCATGTCTCCTATTTGTATATCCTGGAAAATAGAACATTTTATCAGTAATGCTATCATACATGAATGAATCTAAAACCCCTATTAAATCATAATTGTTTCTAATAATTTTAATATATTTTTTAAATAATTTTTCACACATAAAATTATCTGATCCTAGTACTATTACCCCATCTATTTTCTTATCTCTATAGTAATTCATTCCATAATTAAACTTATTAGATACCGGTTTATTGCGACGACTAAAATAAATTTGATTATTTTCAATAACTGCTTTTTCATTAATTTTATAGCTGTCTACTACTACACTAATTATATCTATTTCATTTTTAAAAAGCTCTCGTAGATGTGAAAGATGTTTACAATAGTAACTAGTCAGTTCTTTTCGCTTATATGCAGCCGTTAATATTCCAATTTTTATTTTATTATAAAATTCATAATCGCAACATTTAGTATTTGAATTATATTTAAATGTAATGGAATTTCCATTATAATTAATATATCTCAATGGATATTCTTCATATAGGCACTGTGAGGATAGCGTATTTAACATAACACTTGAATCTTTGCTTTTTAACAATACCAAGTGTACATTATCTATTTTACTTAATTCTTTTATTATGGAATCAGATTTACTTGACATGTGATATATTCCTATAAGTATTTCATATTTAGTTGGCATTTTTATATTGCTATCTAAAAATTTTTTTAGGTGAGAAATATCATTATTTTCAATTATACAAATATAACTGGTGCCAGGCATTGGATATTTTTCAAATGGAGGTTTATAATATGTTTTTCTTCTTCTATGTGACAATTCGCCACTGTTGTGTAAATTAGGCCTTCCGCTCTTATTCCTATTATTCAACCTTTTTCTAATTTCTAAATTTTTCTTATGTGTTTCTATATGATTCCTATTTATGGAAGGGTTTAAATTTATTTCCACTAAGTGTTCTTTATTATATTTTAACCATATTCTATCTAATGTTTTATACCTTAAAGAAAAAGATGAATTCTTTTCTCTAATTCCTATATCTAATTCTATAAAACATATATTTTTACAAATTGAATAAAATATATTTTTTTTACTATCTGGAAATAAACTTTTCTTTATGAACACAGTATTACTTAAAATATTAACAGATATATCATTAAGATAAACTACATCATTTATACACTTATTTATGGTATCTGTTTTAATCTTTTTATATCTACTTAAACGGTTTAATATTTTATTAGATAAATTATGTGAAATAACATCAGATGAAATTAACATAAAATTAGAATTAAATACTTTATCATTTTTATTATTTTCATTAGGTGTAACGCATCTACTGTTTGAACATGATACTATATCACAATCTCCTTTAAATATATCGAACGCAACTTCTTTTAAACAAATCGAAAGATGATTTAAATATAAAATAAAATCATACTCTTCCATTGAAAAACATTGTATTTTATATAAATCTAATTTAGAATAAGAATCATTTATGTCTAATGGTATTTCTACATTCTTCAATGTTATATTTGAATAAATTTTTCTAATTGTTTCTTCATTATGTTTAGAAAATGGAAGACTTTCATTTACTAATAAAATAATATTTCCATTAAACCAAGGATTATTATTAACAAATGAAGAGATAGCGACTCTTAAATATGGAAAGGTTATATTGGCAGCTTCTGTGCATAAACAATATTTAACATTTTTTTTATCTTTCATTATTAAAATCTAATAAGTTTTTTTCATAGTCTACGTCTATTATATGATTATCTATTTTAAAATATACAGTGTTTTCATTATATAAATTATTATTTAAAAGTTCAACTTCATTAGACTTAAATATACAAACGTAGTGAGATAATTCAAAACATTTAGGATAATCCTGTCTTCTATATAAATCGTGACAAATTAATTGAGAACCTTTTTCATCTTCTTCTTCCTTTAACATTAAAAATGGAGAAGCTTTTATTTCCTTTCTACATAATAAAGAATTAGCTTTAGTTGATAAAAATGTATCCAACGCTCCCTCTACATCATCCCATGTGCGTTCAGGGTATGTTAAATATAACATTAAAACTAATTCATTGTTTAATTCTAGCACATCTATCGCATGCTCCATCACCCTTTTAGTTGAAACAGTATCTGTAGATAAACAATGCGGCCTCTCTATGTGTGAAAATCCACTATCAATAGACATTTTTTGAATTTCTTCATCATCTGTTATTACATATGTATTATCTTTTAAACCATTTGGAACAATATCTGCTGTGTATTTAAAAAGTTTTCTATTTTTAAATGGAAACCCCTTTGATCCTTTTCTTGCTGGTATTATTATTTTCATAATTTTCTAAAGTCTTCTAAAGACATTTTTGGTATTTTTTTAAGTACGCTTTGATCGCTTAAATTATATAAATTAACTTTTCTTTTTTTAAGTTCATCCTTTAAAACTCCATATGCATCATCGACTTTTCCAACTCTACGCATTCTAATTAAAGGATGATGTCCATCCTTTGAATAAAAATGATCTTTAGTAAAATCTACACCGATTAAACCAATATTAGTAAATCCAAGTTTATATGCAATGCCGACTGCAGCATATGGAGAATTCATAAAATGATCTACTTTATTTTCAGTATCTAAATTATGAATTTTTCTTGAACCTAGTTCAAACATTACCATATTTGGAGCCCTCCATCCCTTAACGCATGTAAACATTGCTTTACTTTTGCTTTCATTAATTAATTTTCTACGAGGCAATGCAAATCTTTGAGAATGATCAGTTATAACTAAGTATGTTGGTGTAAATAATTTAGGAACGTCATTAACTCCTATAGTTAAAAAGTCTGTATGGCAATCCTTTAATAAAAACAGGGACCTTCCGCATCCACAAACAATTACCTTTTTTCCAGAATGAATTTTATTAAATTCAGAAAGCCTTTTTACTATCCTTGCCATAACGATATATAACTAAAACTATTTATTAGAATATTATACAATATAATATTCATTGGGTTTAAAAAATAATGAGGTTTGAATAAAGATTATTATAAGATACTGGGCGTGCCTGATTCTTCATCAATTGCTGATATAAAAAAAGCATATCGCAAGCTCGCTATGAAGTATCATCCCGATAAAAACCAAGAAGACGCAGGGGCTGAAGAAAAATTTAAGGAAATTGCTGATGCATATTCAGTTCTAGGAGATGAAAAATCTAAGGGAGAATATGATGCAAGAAAAAACTTTAGTGGCTTTTCAAACACTAGAGGATATAGAACAAACAATAGGGGTTTTAATGGATTTGGAAATTTTTCTTTTGATGATTTTGTAAATGAAGCATTTGGAAAAGGATTTAAACAAGAATCTAACTTTAAAAGACAGGGCCGCGAAAAAGAAGCTTCTTCATTTGATACGTCTCATTTAGATATAGAATTAAATCTTAAAAATGATTTAGTTGAGTTAATTGAAGGAAAAGTACAAATAATTGAATTTGAAAGAAAAACGCTTAATGGAATAGAAAAAAAGAAAATTCAATTTGAAATAAGTATTAGAACCAGAAGCTATTCTATTCATGAAAAAAATGGTTCTTATTATATAAAAATTAGCCTAGAAGGAATGGGTAATGAAAATTCTATAAGTAAAGTTAATATGTGGGGAGAGAAACAAAATTTCGTCATACTGGGTAAACTAAACGTAAATATAGAAATATTATCTAATGAAAAATTTGAAATAAAAGAAGGCGATATAATACAGACTATTGAAATGGACCTATATAATGCACTTTTTGACTCAGAAGAGGACAATATCGTTGATTCAGTGGTTGGTAAAAGATATAGAATAGATATTAAAAAACCAAAGGATCTTAGCTCACTTAAATTTACTGTAAAAAATCAAGGACTCTTGAAAAAGAATAACACCTTGGGAAACTACGTAGCTAATATAAAAGTCATTTCGCCAAACCTTGAAAAACTCTCAGGCGAGGAAATAGAATCATTAAAAGATATTTTATCTAACAAAGAATTATATTAATTAATAGTTTTTTATTTTTTTATTATAGTTTTGTGTATAAATAATAAAAAATCTAACTTTAGTGGATAATAATAATTTGAACACAAATAATATGAATGATTTTGTTTTAATCGTAGAAAACATTGGGGAAAAATTAGAAGTTAAACGCAATGATGCCAACAATACCATATTAGAAGGATGCTGTGCTGTTTTTGGACAGAAGAACAATAATCAAAGAGTATACGAAAAAGATGAATATCTTCCTCATCTGGATTATTTAAAAAAGAAAATAGATTCAAGACAATTGGTTGGCGAATTAGATCATCCAAAGGATTTTGAAATAACATTATCTAGAGCATCTCACATAGTAGAGGGATTAGAATATGATGGAGAGAATAAAGTAAATATTAAAGTAAGAATTTTAGAAAATACTCCTAATGGAAAAGTTGCCAAAGCGTTGGTAGATGGTGGAGTTAATATTTCTATTTCATCTAGAGCAGCCGGACAAGTTTTAAATGAAGGTAAAGTAAAACTTCATAAAATATTCACATATGATTTAGTTGCAGAGCCAGGATTTACAGAAGCTGTTTTAAAGAAAACAGTTAATGAATCTTTAAAAGAAAATTTTGAATTATTAACTGAAAGTTTTAATATTTTAAAAAATGATTCCTTATTGGAAACTCATAAGTTAGAAGACGTTTCTGAAAATTTAAATTTTGCAAATAATTATAAAGTTTACAAGATAAATAACAAAAATACTGAAAAACTAAGCGAAAGTTTAGGCGAACAAAAAAATAGTAAAACAATGGGCGAATACGTTAGTCGAAATGATTTGAATCACTATTCTGAAATGGTGAAAGGTCAGATTGAAAACATCAAAACAGAGCTTTCCAAAATACAGGAAGCTAAAGAAGTTTCTACAAAAGAAACTCCTAAGAAAAAAGCTGTTGCTAAAAAGACAACAGGTGAAAATGGAATTTCACATTATGTTAATTATTTAGCTGAAAATTTTGAAAACTTAGCTAAATATACAGATTACTTGGCTAGTAAATTAAACCAGTCTATTAAGTATTCTGAACATGTTGCAGAAACAACTAATAGCAGTGTTGAATATCAAAACTACTTAGCTGAAAGGCTAAATCAAAATATTAATTATTCTAATTATATTGGTGAAGGTTTAAATAAGAGTATAAATTACCAAGAATACTTGAAAGAAAGTTTAAACAAAAGTATCAATTACCAAGGATACCTTGCAGAAGAATTAGATAAAGGAATTCAATATACTGAATATGTAGGAGAGAATGCTAATGCTGGAATTGAATATTCTGAACACGTTGCAGAGGCGGCTAGATTAAATAGATCGTACACAGAGCACGTAGCAGAAAAAGCATCTAAAGGAATTAATTATACTGAATACATTGCTGAGTCTTTGAACAGTGGAACCTTTAAAGCTAATGCTGGTGTTTTAGACGGTGTTGAAAAACTTGATGAAAGCAAACAAATCGATGCAATTGCCCATGGTATTGATACAATGCTTCAAACTGCTAAAGATGAATCAGCATCTGCAGTATTAGAAAACAGATACCCTTTCTTAAAGGTTTTAACAACTGAAAAGAAAGAATCATTTTATAAATTAGATAATCAAACTAAACAAGCAGTTGTTGAAGCTCTTAATTCTTCAATTTGGTTTAATGAAGGAGATGTAACAAACATCATTTCAGCTGTTGTTGAGCAAAAGAATAGTAAAATCCCTTCTCATATTAGATTCATGCCAAATGAATATAAAGAATCATGGGAAAACATGAACGAAACTGAAAAGAATAAAGTTCATACTCAAGCTCAACTATATACTTTAAATACTCCTTACCAAGTTAAATCATTCTGGGACGAAATGAACCTCAATGGAGTTAACGAAAGAGTAGAAAGAGAAAAAGAAAATTTAAAAATATCAAAACTCAACGAGAGCCAAAGTACAGAAGGTGCAATCCCAGCAAATAGGGTGGTTGAGATGTCTAGAGGTTATACCGAAGGATATATGAACTCTCTTATGAGAGGTGCCGATAGGCGCAAATAAAAATAATCAATATGAATTATGTCACGTTCTAAAATTTTTAAACGTACTTCAGATTCTAAAGTCCTTAACACTTGGAAGCCATTGTTGGAAAACTATGGTGTAACCGCTGAAAGTGGAAAGCAGGAATGGTTAGCAGAATATGCTCATAACCACGCTATTTTTGATAATAGTACACCGTTATTTGAGCAAACTGAACCAGGATTGTTCTTCCAACAACCAGGCTCTGTACTAGGTATGGGTAACCCCGTTGCTCCTACTGCTGGCCAGACTCCTTTTACCGCAGGTGGTGCCAAAAACAGTTATGCTGACTCAGGATCTGGAGATAAATTTCCATCGCTTCTACCAGTTGCTATACAAGTAGCTGCAAAAACGATCGGATTTGATCTTGTTTCTGTTGTCCCTATGGATTCTCCAGTTGGTTTCTTACCTTATTTGGATTATTTATATGCGGGTGGTAGAACAGACACAGACTTTGAACCATATATGGTCAAATGTGATGGTGTCAATGCCGATGATCTAGGCGCTGCAGCTGATGCTGCTCCAGGTGCTATTGTTGCCTTTAGTAACTCTAATGGTACTTATCACTTTGTTGGTTTTTCTCGTATAGATGGCCAATTAATTTTAAAAGTCGTTGATGATGGTGCTGGTGCTGTTGATTCAGTAGCAGACGATTTAACAGATCCAGGTGGAGGTGGTGTAAACGACCTTAATACTATTGGTGGTGTTGCTCCGACTCCTGCAGTTATTGATATGACTACAGGTATTACAATCGCATTAGTTTCTGCATTGGAAAACCATATTTCTGGTTTTACATCAGTAAGCGATAACGATTATGACACTACTGCTTTCCAAGGTCCTTACTTTACGGAAGCTGATGGAACTATTCCTCCGGGAATGGATAGAAATGCTGCAGAGCTTTCTAGATTCCGTCAAATGGGTCTTAGAATGTTCACCAAATTTGTTGAAGCTAGAACTGATCAAGTTTCTATCTCAGCATCTGTTGAACAAATCCAAGATCTTAACCGAGTATGGAACTTCGATGTTATTTCAATGTTAGAAAACGTTGCAGTTAACGAATTAGCTCAATCAATTAACAAACAGTTAGTTGATAGGATTTTCGTTCTTGCTGACGATCACAACACAGAAGTAACAATGGTTGAGGGTGCTGGTATTACTACATTAGACTTAAACGCTGGTGTTGGTGGATTTGAAAATACTTCAACTCTTCAAAGAAGACTTGTAACCAAGATTCTTGAAATTGCTAACCTTATTTACCATAGAGGTAGATTCGGTGCTGGTACTTTCTTAATCACCAATGGTAGAGTAGCTTCAGCTTTAGCTGATGTTGCTGGTTACTCAATTGCTCAAGTCCCATCGGACATGAGTGGAGTTGCAGGTAATCTTTACCCAGCCGGAAAGGTTTATGGAGTACAGGTTTACGTTGATCCTAACTTAAGATTTGGCGATTCTCGAATCGTAATCGGACGTAAAGGATCTGACGAAGAGCCAGGTGTTAAATTCTTGCCTTATATTATGGCAGAATCACTTCAAACTATTTCTGAAGGTACTTTCTCACCAAAAATTGGTATGAAATCACGTTACGCGATTACTGAAGCTGGATGGCATCCAGAAACTCAGTATTGTAACATGGACGTATTAGGAGATCTAGCTGTTCTTACAGGTGGAGCTGCTCCTTCTAACGCATCCTAATTTTTAATTGAGATTAGTTATGATAATTAAAAAGGGAATCGAAAGATTCCCTTTTTTTGTTTATAATATATAATAATATATGAAAAAAACTCTACCCTATATACTGTTTGAAGCCGTTTTAAACACAAATGGCAGTACCCAGGGACTCTCAGAGTTCATTCAAGAAATTAATAATAGTTTTCCAAATAATATAGAACTATTAAAAGACTTATCTTCTTTTATAAGCAGTTCAGGTTGTCCAAAAATACGATTTGACACTTTATATGGAGCAATGGGAATATCTAAGACGGATGAATGCATTATTGATAAAGATACGCTAACTAGAAGCCTAGGTGACCTACTATATGTTATTTTACATGAAATAGCCCATCAATATCAGTATAAAAAGTATGGAAAAGACGTAGTATGGGATGCATACAGCTCTAACATAGATATAGACCAAGCGGGTGAATTATTAATGAATATTGAGTTAGTAGCCGATAGATTAGCCTATTTAAAAGCAAAAAGCTTACTAAAAAGTCATAATATTGAAGAAAAAACGCCAATATCTACATTTTATTCAAATATGGATAAGAAATACTTCACGAACTATTTAAAAAAGCTTAGAGATGAAGTAAAGAGCAAAAATTTATCATCTATTGAAGAAGTTAATGAATATATTTATAATAAACTTAAAACCAAGCCAATTTTACCTCAAAAACAGCCTAGAATCTTTCAAAATCAGTCAAAAATAGATAAAATACTAGATAAGCTATCTGCTAGGGGTTGGTCTAATCTCACGGATGGTGAAAAGAACACCCTCAGGGCCGCGAGTAAGAAGTAAGGTGGGTTTATGTTAAACTAACTGCAACTATTCCTGAATTGCTTAGTGTTTCTTCTGAAATAATAGAATAATCCAACAGTGTTTTATTTACTAGCTTTTTCATTTCAACACTGTTGCCTGTAATTATGAAAACGGAACGACTTCCCTTCAGAATGTGATCAGTTACAAAAGAATCTACTTTTTTACCAACTTCACTATGATAAACTCCATGTAGATCTAAAGTATGGTTTGATATTACAATGTTTTTTCTTTTTGTCCTCATCTATTCATCATCTTTTTTATGAATACCATCTATAATTCCATATTCCAATGCCTCTTCTGCATTTAACCACTTGTCTCTAGAAGCAAATTTTAATACTTCTTTAGGTTTTTTATCACAATACTCTGCTAAAAGATCAAATAATAAGCTATTATATTTTTCAGCTTCGGCTAATGATATTCTAATATCTTGAATGTTTCCTTGTGCACCTGAACTAACTTGATGTAACATTACTCTACTGTGCTCTAAAGAAAACCTTTTTCCTTTGGTTCCTGCGCCTAATAATATTGATCCCATAGAAGCAGCCATTCCAGTATTAGTAGTAGAAACATCTGATTGTATAAAAGCCATAACGTCTACCATTGATAATCCAGATTTAACAGATCCTCCTGGACTATCCACATACATTTTAATATCTCTAGTGTCTACGTTATCTAAAAACATCAACTGTGCTTGAACAACTGTACTCATGCTATCATTAACGGGACCGGCCACCCATAATATTCTATCCATCATTAGTCTTGAAAAAATATCCATTTGAGTTACGCGCATTTCTCGTTCCTCCAATATATATGGTGTCATAGATGCACTAGTAGAATATATCCTATCTTGTAATTTTTCCCAATAGTGAAACTGCATTCCACTAACTCCCATGTGTTTAATAACATAGTCTTTAAATTCCCCATAATAATCCACAGTTGTAATATTCTCCATTATATTAATTTATTTTTTTAATCATCTTTTTTAAATCATTTAAATCGCTCATATACATATTAATGGGTTTAAGTTTATTAACCATAACCAATTCATTATTTTTTTCTTTTTCTAATGATAATATTTCTTCATATTTTTCTTTAGTTAAAGAATGTATTGGCATAGATAACAAATAATTATATGAACTTTCTACTTTTTCAAAAGTATGTTTTTCCAAATAATCTATTATAATACGCTTAGCTATATTATTTATTTTTAACTTACCATCTATTATATGCTTTATAAACTTTGCTTTATTAGAAAGGGTTATAAGCTCAAGTTCTAGTTTGTTTATAAGATAGCCTTTTCTTTTATCATAAAATGCCAATCTAAAATTAACAAAGTATGATATTACGTCTTTGACATTATCGAATATTTTAAGTTTACCATTTTCATCCAACATTGTTAAATTCTCAGATTGCCTTTCCTCTAATTTTAAAAACTTAATAAGACGACCTGTATCTATTAATTTTGATAAATCTGCTCTCTTAAATTTAATTACATAATTTATATTTGAGCTTGAATTATCATCAAATGTGGTTATTTTCTTAGAATCTTCAATTCCAACTAAATATTTTTCATATTTTTCATACGTCAAAGAAGGCGGAAGCTCACCAATTGTCACAGTTGACGTGTTGTTAACTATAAAGGATCCACTGAATATCCAAGTGTCCTTATTATTTGAGTCCCTCTCGCAGTGTCCTGTGAATCCTCTATACCATGGTTTAGGTTCACTGTATCTTTTATTTTCTAGTTCCTTTACGCATGCATTAACTAAATCTAATGGATTCCTATTTAATATATTCGATGCAAAACCAACAGCTATACCAGAGCCACCGTTTAAAAGAACTGTTGGAATAATGGGTAAAAAATAATTAGGTTCTATTTCTATTCCTTCTTCATATCTTTTCTGTAATAATTCAAAGTCTTTGTATAGTAATTTAAAATTATCATTTATTCTAGTAGAAATATATCTAGGTGCACCAGCATCTGGAGATCTCAATGAACCAAATTGTCCTATTTCATCGAGGAGCGGCATTGAATTTTTAAAAGATTGTGCCATGCTAACAATAGCTGAACTCAAAGAAGCATCCCCATGATGATAGTTTGCATCAGAAGCAACTTTACCTGCTAATTGAAATATCTTTAATGGCTTATCTGAACCTTTATTTTTCCAAACCTTAGATGCAATATGAATTATCTTACGCTGTGTAGGTTTAAAACCATCTATTACAGATGGAATTGCTCTATTTTCTATTACATACTTTGCGTAATTTCCATAATCAGTATCTAAATAATCGGTTACTGTCTTTTCCATAAAATCTATTTTTCTGTTACTTCTTGTTTTCGATTTTTCAATGCGTCAACAAACATTTTAGAAAGAGCACTATCATTGGGAACTGTTTCCTTTAAAACATGGGATGCATGTAGGTATCCCTGTTTATATGCCCATGTCAACAATTCTATTATTTCTTCGAATTCTACTTCTTTTTTCTCATTCATAATCTTTTTGTATTTTATCAATTAATTTAACTATCATCTGACATCTCTCGAAATCTTCTATTCCATCAGATTCATAATATTTAAGAGCACATGTTAAGTTATCAATCCATTGATCGCGATGTGCATCCAATACTATCACATCTCCATAAATAAACGTTACTTCCGCGAAATGGGCAACATCTTGATGTGAATTATGTGCCATCTCTATTGAACAAACAATGTTCTTATATATTTTATCACGATCAACATCATTTCCAAAGAAATAATTTTGAAAATCGTCTTCGTCTTTACAGTCTAATTTTAACATATCTACCAGAGTATTTCAGGACCTCCATCCCATATTTTTAATCCTAAACCATTACTAATTTTAAGAAGGGGAATAGTAAAATCTACCATCTCTTCTATAATTTCTACTTCTTTAAAAGGAATAGGTTTCACATTAACTATTTTTAAACTAAAATCGTTAAATATTATTTTTTCTTTAGATATAGAATCTTCAAATGATTTAATATTACACATTATTCTTTCTATATCTACTATAAACTTCTCATTATTTAAAAGCCAAGGTGAAAATTTTCTTATATAGTAATTGGAATCTACTTTTTTTAAATAGGCTAACATCTTATATTTTTTATACTCAAAATCGATTGGTGTTTCAAAAAACCAATCTGCTGTTAATAAATCCAACGTTCTATTATTCTTTTTGTAAAATCTTATCCTTTCTAGGAGAAGAATCTTTACCGAACCAAATATCTAAAGTATCCTTAGCTAATTTATCATTAACTAACTTAATTGTTACAGGATTAGTTATTATTTCTTTATATTCATCATCTTCCAATGCAGCCAACCCTTTTTTATACTCGATATTCCAAGTTTTATGGTTAATCTTTTTATTATTTAACCATTTTTGAAACTCTGTATTATTATAAAAGCTTATTGCATCTTTGCCCTTCTTAACTACTACAAGTGGAGTAAGCACTTTGTATATAATTCCATTCTCAAACAGTTCAGGCCAATATTTATTAAAGAAATTTATTAATAATGCAGCTATTGAATCCCCATCAGGATCTGCATCAGTATATATGTATATTTTACCATATCTTAAATTATTAGGTTCTTCTCCAAGTTTTAATCCAATTGATGCCATAAGATTCTTTACTTCTTCATTCTGAATAACCTTAGAATTTGGAAGTTCTTTAACGTTTAAAAACTTACCCTTTAATGGGAAAGCTCCCATTTTTTGAGAATCTCTAAATTTCCTAACAGCGGACAGTGCAGATAATCCTTCATATATGCCAAGAATACAATCTGATCTGTTTCCTTTCTTTTTAGCATCTATTAATTTTAAAACTTTAGAACTACTTAAGTTTTTATTAAGTTTCCTAAGCTCTGCTCTTTCTGCAGCCAATTGCTTTCGTTCTATCCAATCCAATAAGGATTCTATTATTTCTGAAGAAAAAACCCGTTTAGCTATTTTTAAAGATACTTCGTGTGAAGTTTGAAAATCTCTACCTTCAGTTATAAGTTTTTCTTTAGTCTGTGAACTAAATAACGAATTAATGATGGTAGAATCTATATAAACACAAAGGTGATTTTTTATTTCACTAGGCTTAGCATCAACTTTATGTTTTTTCTTAATCATTTGCCTAAGGTGATTAATTAACTGATTAGCGATATATTCTACATGAGTTCCCCCATCTTTTGTATTAACCGTATTGACAAAACTAACATTTTTATATCCATCGCTTGAATAAGAAAAGGCTATTTTCCAATGCTTTGATTCTTCGTAGAAAAATTCATTGGTGTATAAAGAAACATAATCTTTAAATGAAGAATATTTTATTTTATCCTTAATTTTTATTTTATTTTGAACAACTGTAAAATGTAAAGTAAGTTTAGTGTTACATGCAACTGCATCTATACACCTCTTATAAATTAATTTCAAACTAATTTCATCTATTTTAGTCATTCCAAATCTTTCTAAATCAGGAATATATGTAATCTGAGTAAAACCACGTTTAGCTGATGCAATGGATGGCTTGCTTCTTTTGTGCATATTTTTAGTAAACGTTTGACTAAATTTGTTTTTTCTATCACATGTAGAAATACTAAACTTTTTACTAAATATATTAGTTAGAGTTGAGCCCACTCCATTTGTACCTGCAACTATTCTATCTTCTTCATCATTAAAATTGGAACCCGCTTTTAAATTAGAAAATATCATTTCTGGAATCCACTCTTTATGAATAGGATGCTTTTCTACTGGAATTCCACCATTGTCCCATATTGTTATTTGATTTTCATCTAGATCAACTGTTACTCTTATTTCGTTTAATTTAGAATTTCTCCTATGTTCGTCTATTGAATTAGATAGTATTTCATCAAACAATTTTAAAAAGCCTGGATTATATGTTATACTTTCATATGTAATATCATGTCCATCATATAAATATTGTTTTCCAGTATGAGGCTTCACAGAACCTATGTACATAGACGGTCGATGCAATACGTGTTCAATATCAGTAAGCTTCCTATATTTCTTGGCTATTTGTTTTTTTGTTTCCATTCGTAATTTTTTACAAAATATATGTGATTGGTTTTAATTAGGTAAAGAACAAGTATATTGCTTTTTTTAAAATTTACTTATAATATACCAAATAAATAATAAAAATAAATATAAACTATATAATAAAATAGGGACGTATTTAATAGATAAATAAAAAAAAATTTAAACAAATGGCAAATTCTGTAATGAACTATACTCAATTCATGAGTGCTTGCAAATCGGCGGTTGCTAAATATAGTGCAAAGGGCGATATTAAACAACAAAAAGAAGGATCAGATAAATCCAAAACTAACCAAGATTTAGCAACTTTGGGAGGAAAAGGAACTGCTTCTCTTGAAAGATATACTAAAACATACTTAGCTAAAGTAAAGAGCGCTAAAGTAGTTGGTAAAAAATAACAATACCAAGTTGAAGAAAACTTTTTTAACATTTGAAGATTTCGCAATACTAGAAAAAAAAGGAGATCTTAAAAAACTAGTAGGTCTTAAACCTGATGAAGAATTAGATCCTGAAAAGGATGGAAAGAAATTAGGTAAAAAGATTGCGAAAATGAGCGGAGAGAAAAAAAGGAAGTATGTAGGTATTATAAACTTCTTAGGCGCATCTTGCGATCTGTATGGTCAAATTTGGAAAAACTATACAAAAACAAGAGACGCTTTAGAAAAATAAATAAAATAAAATAACAAAAAGACAATGGCAGGTTTACCACACTATGACAATTCAAGAGCTGCAGTAGAATATTATGAACCATTATTCTTAAATCAGTTTGAAGTAATTATAACACCTCCTTCTACTATAACCAATAACGTGGACCTATTGGTAGAACAGGTTAAAAAAATATCAGGTCTTCCTGAATTAACAGGTGTTGGACAAGTTAATCAGTTCTATAAATTCGCTAAGCGTACTTTTGCTGCTGGAAAACCAGCTGAAACCACAGCTAAATTATCAGTAACGTTTGAAGTTAACTTAAATGAAGAAAACGATGCTTATGTATATAATACACTTAGGGCATGGGGAGATTTAACATTTGATCCATTAAATGGAAGACAGGGTCTTAAAAGAGACTACATTGGTCAAATTTATGTAGCGATATTCAATAAAGCACAAGACATTTACAGAGAATTCAGATTCAGTCCAGCATATTTAACTGGTGAATTAACGAAAATGGATTTAGATTATGCATCAGATAATTTATATACACTTACAGCTAATTTCCAATGTGATGCTTTTAAAGAAACAAGAATAGGAGCAATTACAGTATAAAAAAAAAATATAAACAATGGATTTATTTGACATACATAGAAGAGATATTTTAAACTTTGATTCATACATCGATTTAAAGAAACCTGGATTCGGAGGAAACGATTCTTTAAAATATGCTAGAGATGCAAAAGGTAAAGAAATACCAAAGAACGATAGTGAAAATAAACTAAAGGGATATCGAAACGTGGTTGAAAGATCTCCAATGTTTAAACATCAGCATTATAATTCTACATATAAAGCGATGACTAATGATTTAGTATATAAACAAGCCGGAAAAGAACCTATTAAATACGCTGATCCATACCTAACCGGAGTTGCCACAGTGGAAGTTGGAGAATATGAAACTAGTGAAAGTGTTTTACCTAATTTCGATACATTCGTTAATGAAAAGAAAGAAGTACCATTTGGAACAGGTAGAATAACCGGAGAAGTGAAGGGAACAATTGACTTAAATGACAATGTAATATCTCAACTAGATAGAGAAAAGAAAATACTAGATAAGTTAAAAAAGAAAGAAAAAGACGTTTTAACAGAAGGAAAATGTATTTCTAATTTTAATGAATTTAACGTTAATGAAAACTGGTTTGAAGAAGAATATGACGTATTAGATGCAGATACTGAAACTGCGCCAGTAGAAACAGAAGAAGAAGTAGAAACAGAAACGACTACTCCAAAAAGAAGAACATTCAACCCAACTCGTCCACCTAAAAGAGACGTTGATCCTAATCCAAAAAATAAACTAGCCGCCGCAGTGCAAGATCTATCTGATTATTTAAACATATCGGCAGAAGAAGCAGCAAGGATTTTGGGAATAGCAATGATAAACAGTTTAGAGAAAGAAGAAGATCGTGGTGAAAGCGAAGAATTTGACATAGAAGAAATTCATCTAAATGCCGGTCCGTCTTGTAACACAGAAGAAATAGCATTGGGCGCTGGTCCTTCTTCTTGTAATGAAGAATATAAAGAGCGCAAATGGGTAGGTACACCCGAAGAAGCAGAAGATTTAAAAGCTGTTTACGGTGATGATGCTTATTATATTTCTGCACAAGGTAAAGGTTATTGGGTGTTTAAAAATGGAGGATCAAAAAACATAGACGTGGACTCTGAAGAGTCTAATGAACCTGCCGGATTTTACTGCCAACGAAATTTAGATAATAATTGGCTCCTGGATATTCTAGCTAAAGGAAAAAGTTATTTGCGCGTCGGTGATTGTGGCGACGCAGTTGAAACTGCTCAAAACCAAGTAAATATGTTATTAACAGGAGAGTTCACAGAAGATATCCCAAATGCACCATTAAAGGAAGATGGTAAATATGGACCAAATACAAAAAAATGGGTAAAAAAAGCGCAAGCAGAATTAGGAGTAAAGGCCGATGGATATTATGGACAAGGAACTGATATTGCTATCAAGAAAGCTACAAATACTGGACATAGCCCGGGAACAGCGTTGGGCGCTGGTCCTTCTTCTTGTTCAGCACACTAGTCTATAAATGCTATATTATCATTTTCAAAAGTACACCTATCAAAATCCTCCTTTGGATCAATTATATGATATTTAAATTCAATGTGATAATATTCATTACTTAAGAAAGTTAAAGTATTCATTATACCAGTTGGTGTCATATCGGAATTTAAATAAATTATTCTATTATATTTTTCATTCTTTATATTGATAGCTTTATCCAATAATTTTTTAATTTCATAATTTAATAAAAAGGCTTGAACTTTATTGGGAACTAAGAATTTAGTATTGAACTTATCTCTAACTATTTTATTTACATTTAACATATAATCTTCCTTTTGTTTTTTATTAAATTTCTTTATGAAAAATTTAAATTCTTTAATGAAAATCATGTTAACTTCTCTAGTTTCCTGTGCGTCTTGTTCTAATTCTTGCATTTTTATTATAATTTTTTATACATCGGCTATTTGAATAACATCTACACCAACTGATTTTAACATTTTTAATCCATCCAAATCCCTATATGGTAAATAATATACAACTCTTTTAATAGACGCTTGTATTATTAATTTAGAACACTCTTTACACGGTGACATTGTTAAATATAATGTGGCATCTTTACATGAAATACCATGCTTTGCGCATTTTAAAATAGCATTTGCTTCTGCATGTAAAACATGCCAATATGTTGATCCGTCAAGGTCCTCACAGTCATTTGGGAAACCAGTTGGTGCACCATTAAATCCATCAGATATTATCATACCATCTTTTACTATTAATGATCCTACTTGTTTTCTCTTACTTTTAGATAAACTTGACCATTCAATAGCCATTCTCAAATATGTCTTATGATATTGTAAATCCTTACTTGTCATTTTTCATAAATATTTTTATAACAATTAAAAATTGTAATATTATTACATATATTCCTATAAAATTAATTAAACTTAATTTAATAACGTCACTTAACATATAATAATATATTGAGTAATTAATAGTTGCGGCAATTATCCAAAATATTAAACCCCCTATTATTGCACCAAATCCTTTAGCTATATTTGGTAATTTATTTTTGAACCGCTTTAACATCTTTTTTAATTTTCATATTTTCATGAATCCACATAAGTAGATCATCGTTTTCTTTAGATTCGCCTATTTCTAATAAATTAATGGAAGGCGTTCCAGTTAAGTCTATTAAATCTGAATATAATGTTGGCATCTGAACATTAATAAAATCTTCATCTAACATTCTTTCAACTAAACCATAGTGTCTCTCATATACATGAAGAGAATCTACAATGTGAGTATATGTGCCTAATTCTAAATCTGGATATTTTAATTTACGCAAATGACTAAGTATTTGTTGTTGTAGTACTGTGAAAAATGCGACATCTGTTGGTAACCCTAATATTACATCATTACTTCTCATTTTTACAGACATTCTCAATTTATTATCTCTAATTAGAAAATTTGCATACATTGTACATACAAAATCCTTATTACTATCATATTGATGATCCGCTGAATTAAAATGTAACACCGCTTGACGAGTATTTTTATCTTTAAGTAAAGAATTGAGTGCCCATGCATATTGAGTATACCCGTGACTGTTTTTTATATTAAATATTAAATTTCCATATGAAGAATTGACAGTTCCGTCTGGATTCTGAATTTGTAACCAGAATTTAGCATACTCTTTAATAAAATCAACATCATTTCTTCCCAAAAAATACCACATGAATTCTGCTGCAATATATCTAAATTGAGAAGACCTAGCATTGTTTAAATACATACAATTAATAGGATCGTGCAATTCTATGCACCCATCTATTATTTCTCTAGTTGGAAGCGAACGCGCTGAATTATTAGCTGCTTCTATTGACATAAGGTCACTTAAAAGATGATTATATGAAGAAGCGAAAGTATTATTGGAATAAATTTTCATAAACACTGTATTTTTTATAGTAATAAAATATTATATATATTCTATTATACTATTTGTTCTAGTTTGGTTCTTTCAGACTTATTTTTTGATAAAATATTCATTTCTGAAAAGAAATTATCTTTTGTTATCATTATTTTCTTATCAAAAAGCTCTTCCGGGAGTGGATCATGTGATATTACAAATATAGTTAAATTGTGACATTGAGAAAACTCTTTTAATATCTCGATGGTCATATATATGCTTTCTTTGTCCAAAGAACTAAATATTTCATCTAAAAACAGCATATTTACTTGATGATGCTTCATTTTTATTAATTCTAACATGCTTAACAATACTATTAAGTTCATTTTCTTTTGTTCACCCGTAGAAAGACTATCTGATGAAATTTCCTCTCCCATATGAGAAATAATAGCATCAAATGCATTATTAAATTCAAAAGAAAACTTAAATTCTAGTTGTTTGCTTATTTTTAGTATCTTAGCATTTAAAACTGGAATTATTCTATCCATTAAAGCTCTTTTTATACCACTATCTGATAATAGTTCCTCTACTTCTGTTAAAATTAATTGTTTTTTAGTTTTTTTATCAATTTCTATTGATGATGCATCTATTTTCTTCTGAATCTCAGATATTATCTTAAGAAGCGATGACGTTTGATCAGAGCCACTGCTTTTCAATGACTTTATATCTGATTTTAAAGATGATATTTCTATATCTAGATTATAAATGTTATTTTTAACAGTTTTAGATGAATCATCTATATCCTTTACATCATTAAATGATTTCTTTATAGATTTTTCTATATTCGGTATCTTATTTTCAAAAATTTCCCTTTTTGAAATTATAGCATCCTTTATTTTTATATGACTATCATCTGTGAGATTACTTAAACAATGTGGACACTTATTATTATCATATATTTTTAACTTTTTGTCAATTTCTAACAAAGCTGCATTATTTTTAGATAAAGTGTCTTTACATTTCTGTAAATCTTCTTTATTTGATGATAATATTTTTAAAAATTTATCTAGATCAACATTCAACTTATCCTTTTCTGTTTCTTTTTTAACAATATCTTTATTTTTAGTATCTATCTCAATATCTTTTTTCTCATTAACAGCGTTTTTTAATATTTCAAGCTGTTCTTGTGATTTTTCTAAAATGTCAGTGTTATTTAAAATATCTGTATTTAAAAACTCTAAATCTCTACTATTTTCTTTAGACTCATCTTTTGTTTTAACTAACATGTCTGTTAAAATATCTGTTCCAAATATTTTATCTACTATTTTCCTTTTGTCTGTAGGAGTTAATTTAATAAACGATTTAAAATCTTCAAAAGAAAGGCTTATTGTATTAGAAAATACAGAAAATGGTAATTTTATTAATTCATCTTCTAAAAAAAGATCAACTTTTCTTTTATCTGGTAAATTATACGAACTTCCATTTATTTCTAAATTTGTAAAATTAGGATCAATGCCTCTTTCTATTTTTACATGGTCACCTGAAGATGTGATAAATTCATTTACAGTATATGCATTTCTATTAATCCTATTTGGAATATCTCTTGTTTTTCTAACCGCAGATTTCCCATATAAAGAAACAGTAAGAGCTTCTTTAATTGAGGACTTTCCAGATCCATTTTTTCCTTCAACTAGTATTAGCTGTGGGTTTTCTGAAACAGTAAACTCCTGTGTCTTATTTCCATAAGAACATATATTTCTCCAAGAAAATTTAATAAGTTTCATTTTTAATTATCTTTTACTTTAAATTTAAACCAGTTTGTTCCAGAAACATTAGAATTAGGAAACTTAAAAGTATATTTATATTTTTCAAATTCTATAACTTTAATAAAAGCAGAGGGAACTGAGGCGCCCGTTTCTAGTACCTCACAGTCTTTTTCAAATTCAATATAAACTATTACGTGCACATCAAAAAACTTAGCTAAATTTCTTTCGAATCTTTCTAGCTCTTTCCATGGACCTCTATTTAGTGATTCATGTTGAAGTGCACAGTTTAAATAACTAAAAGTCTGCTTAAGTGTATCTTTACTACAATTAAATGCTGCTGCTGGAGCAATATGTCCTTTATCCCATATGTTATTTTTATAGTCTTCATTATCAGAAGTATGAACACTATCTACTTTATAAAAATCCATTCCGCTTCTGCTTGTGTTACCATTTGGACACAATACCTTGTATTCTACACAAAGGGGCTGTTCTAGTTTTTCTGAATATTTTACTTTAAATATTGGAGAATGTATACTGACCTGAGACGAACAGCTAGTAGTTGTATATAAAATTATAAATATGAAATATAATACTTTATTCATAATGTTCCTTTTCATTATTTTTAGTACTTTCATACAAATTTTTAAAATATTTTTCTATATTAGAATTCATTGTTTTGGAATACTTTCTTTCTAATAAACACTCTTTAAATATTTCATAAATATCGTATTCTTTTATTCTATCTAATTCTAAATCTCTTTGTATCTTTTCTTTTTGAATAGATGAATTATATGTAAAAAATTCAATTCTTCTTTGATCAAAAGAGTCTATTAATTCCATAAATCTGGTTACAGGAAAACTGTTTGCCTTATCTATTTTTATCATTACATCTACATAATTATTATTAAACAATTTTTTAATACTTTCTACATTTAATTCTAACATGTCTTCAACATCTATTTTAATGTGCTTAGGCGAAAATAAATTTTCTGTAAAGTGTTCTTTTATTTTAGAATCACTAACGTCTAATGTGTAAAAGCCTTTAACGTTTCCTCTATCCCCTCTGTCTAATTCATAGGGAGTTCCAGTATATAAAACATTGCCTTCTTCTTGATGAATATGTATGTGACCAGAATAAACTCTTTTAAAAGACTTTAAGTAATTAGAATCTAAACCCGAATTTATTTTTACCCACTTGTTGAGTTTAAAATTCTTAATGTCTGCATGACATATAATATAGTCTGCTTTATCAGAATATGATGAAACTATTTTAGTTATTTGTTCATCATCTTCTACCCAAGGTAACATTAAAAATTTGTGACATTTATTAATATGTAATATCTCATGCTTTGAAAAAACATGAATATTATCAAACATCTTTTCAATTCCAAGTAGAGAATGTATGCTATTATTATCTTTATAATAAACATCATGATTGCCTAATATAACATAAACGCCCCTTTTAAATTTATTAGAAAGAATATCAAATATTTTTAATGAATCTTTCCATATTCTATTATTTGTACTTTCCCTATTATGAAACCAATCTCCCTCTTGAATTAAAATATCAGTATCAGGATTAAATCCTAATTCATCTATTTTATTACAAAAATATTCTATTAAAAAATCACTCTGAGATTTAGACCATTCTATTGAATTGTTACGTATGCCTAAATGTAAATCCCCTAATAAAAAGATTTTATTTATATTACTTAATTCCATCTATTAAAATAGTTTGTTGTTTTTATTCATTTTTCCTTCTAGGAACTTATATTTGGTGTTGAGTTCAGTTAAAAGAGATTCTTTATATGAGTAGTTTAAAAAATCAAAAAGTTTTTTATATTCCATAGCAGTTATGCTAGAAATAGCTTCTAAAATATAAATTGCACTGGAAAATTTTTCGTATTCAATATGTTTACTTAATATTTCCTGTATTCTCTCGAACAAAAAATTGACTTCTTCTTTATTAAATTTATTTCTAGTTCCCTCTTTTTCATCTATTATGTTAGATAAAATCTCATCTTTTTTTATTATTTCAAAAATATGCTCTAAAAATATTTGATAATCTACATTGTTTTCATAGTCATATAAATCCTTTAAATAATTACTAGAATAACCACCATCTACGGCGATTCCTGTAGAAAACTTATAATCGTTAGGATCCTTTAAACCTTCTCCTTGGTTATATCTATTATTAAAGATTTTATCCTCTCTTCTAAGATTTCTAGTCTTTTTTTCTTTTTTCTTATCTTCATTTTTAGATTTTTCTTCATTTTCACCCATCGTAATTATATTATTTTAAATCTGATTTAATAAATCATCATATTCACTTGTAGTTTTTTCTGAAGAAAGTTCAACTGCATGAACAGAATTTTCTTCATCTCCATTATTAGAAGCAGACAGAGATTTATAAGATCTTCTAAGATCATCTTCCATTTGATGAAGCTGATCGTCATCGCTATAATATTCACTATTTTCTCCAAACGATTCAGCTAATCTCATGTAATCTTTGTGCATATCGTAAAACCTATAGCTTTCTTCATATCCATTATCTCTATTCGCTATTAGTTTTATTTTCATTCGCTGTTCAAGGGGACCTCTCATTAATCCATATAGAGTATCAACGGTGTGTATTAAACCAAATGATTCAGCAACAGAATCCATTCCTAAATCAAAATCATCAATGGAATCTCGTTTTATTTGAGTAGCTGTTATTAAACACCATTCATTTCTCATAGCAACTCCTCTTAATTCCTCAGATATAACTTTTATTTTTTCATATAGTCCACCCTGTTCTTTAATAGGTCTCATTAAATTAATATAATCTACAACTATTACTCTAAACTTTTTATTTAATTCTTTTTCCTGTCGTATAAAATAATTTTCTATATCAATTGCTGTAGCGCCACCTGTTGGAAATTCTTTTATTATCAATTCACCATAGGAATTACCTGACTCTTTAAATATTTTTAATTTATTAAATAATTTATCCATAGCCTCTTTTTGAGTAAATTTATCATACTCAACTGATTTTATTTCCAATATATTAGAACCTAATCTTTTCATATATTTATTTTCAGAAAGCTCAACGGTAACGACACCAGTGTTTACTCCAGATAAAAACGATCTAGTAGCAATATTACCTAGAACAATAGACTTTCCCACCTTGGGTCTACCTTGAAAAACAACTAATGTTTTAGGATTCCATCCACCACCTTGTGTTTTATCAAAAAACGCAAAACCTGTCGGAAGTCCTTCCTTAGATATTTGAATATGATGAAGTGGATTTAAAAAATTTAAACCCGATCTTCCCGATTCAAAATTAACAGACAACTTGTCATTTATAGAATTTCTAACCCTGTTTATTACTTCTTCTATATTATCTGGATTAATATCCGTTGTCTTTAACATAGTAAGAAGATCTATCATTGTGACATTTAAGCTTCTCAATAATATAAATGATTTTACATATTTATATAAAAAACTATAATTGTATTCTGATAAATTATAATTATAAATTTCATTGAAAACAGAATCGCTAATCTCTTGATTCTTTATATCTAAATACTGACGTAAATCTTTTTTAGTTGGAATCTTTTTATATTCCTTAAAAAACATAGATGCGTGTTTCCAAGTTAACTCCAAGTCTTCGTTTTGAAAGTACTTAGATTTTATTTTAACTATCAATTCGTTTTTATCAAGAAACTCTTCTCCGTTGCTTGGTTTTAATAAATCTTCATCCGTATTGGGATTTAAAACGAAATTCCAAATCATTTTTTCAAGAAGCTCTATATTTTCAATAAATTCTATCATTTATATTTACCATTTATGTTATAAAAGGTGTTAATTCCATCTTCAGTTATATGAAAATATTTTTTATTAACATCTATTTTTTTATCTTTAATTAACTCTTTAATACTAAAAATAATTTGATTTTTAAAATCATCGTTTAAAATATCTTCCCCGAAAATGTATTTTAATGTTTTTATAGAAAATTTTAAATTTGAATAAGATATATTTTTATCTTTATTTTCAACATTATTTGATATAATATAGTTTATTAACTCAAATAAAACTGAATCATTATTAGAATAACCTCCTCTTAAATGTAAACCCAAATAATATTTTAATTTAAGATTATCTTTAATTTTTATTTTAGTTTTAATCGATGTCTGCATTATCTAAATTTTCTAATTCTGTTAACTCTTCATTTAGTACATCATTTAAACTACTATATCTAAACTTTGGAATTATTATATTTTTATCTAATTCATCTATTACTTCGCTTGTAAAAACTTTATCTGTAAATATTTCTCGTGTAGGAACTATGTTTCCTGAATGTTTAATTATATAGTTCCTAGCTCTTTCCTTTGGTAAAAAATAAAACTTTTCTCCTTCTACTTCAAACATTGAGCATTCATCGGCCTCTGCTCCCTTTAATTTATTAAATTCTTTTTCAGTAAGTTTATTTCCCCTCCCTACTCCACAGTTTTCCCAACTTATATAATCTTGAAGACCAACATACGGATTCATTCCTTTGTGGAAGCTTATATGAAATTCTATTTTATCGGGTTTAGCTAATCTGTTCTTATCAGTTGTACTTCTAACTATAACGCCAGTTTTTGTTTTATTATCATCTTTCAAATGTCCTTTTCCTAACATCATGACAACACTTGCAGAATAGAGAGGTCCACCGCCTCCGCTCATTTGTTTAGGAGTATATTGATCTTGTCCGGAATAAGTATGAGCAGTAAATAATAATGGAACTTTTAAATTAGATAAGTCTAATGTGAACGATTTAAAAAGTTGCCGTAGTTCCTTTGCTCTTAATCCCATGTCCTGGGCATTCTTTCCAGCTTTTCTATCAGCCACTTCCTTATTTGTTTCTAACATAGTTAAAGAATCTACAACTATCATCATTTTAAGACCAGGTGTTTCTTCAGCCATTTTTATAATATCATCTATAAAAAACTTTACTTCTGATATTAATCCCATTCTTTTATAATTTAATAATTCAATATCGATACCAAATTTTTCAAAGTCATTGGAATCTAATGCGCCTTCTGTGTCTATATAAAAGGCTGCATATCCCATGTCTTGGGCATTTTTAATAGCGTTCATACATAAAAAAGTTTTGCCTGTTCCAGAATCTCCGCCTATTCCAAGGCTTCTTGCATTTGGATAACCTCCTCTTAATGAACCTGACATTTGGGCATTTAAAAGATAATTTCCAGTATTAATATATTCATCTATGTCAGAAAAACCCCTAAGCTTAACTCTTCCCTTAGTGGTTTTTTCTAATTTATCATTAAATTTACTGAAAGCTGAAAGTAATTCCTTTGTATTTCTTGACATTTGTGTTAATTTATTTTTAGTTAGTATTTTTTACTAAAAATAACGTAACGGTTTTACGAAATATAAGATATTAATAGCATGCACGAAGATAATACCAGTGAATCGTTCACCTCGCCCTTTATAGCTTTAGAAAACCTTATTTTATCTAAAGTATAATATTTACCATTAACTTCTTCTGTAGGAAGGTCGGGTGTAAATCCATTAGGACCCTTTATATAATCATTTAAACATATTCCATAACAATAATAATCCTTTACTATGGGATCAGTGTGAGATATTTTTCCAAGATAATAACATGAATCTATATTATTAAAATTTTTAATTGCTAAATCTTTATGAATACATCGCTTAAATGTATCAAATGAATCATCATCTATGCTATCATTAATGTCTTCTGTTAAACAAGTACGAATTACATTTTTATTAAAGAAATCTTCTTGTTTTAATAAATATAAATCCTTTATTTTATTTTGTTCACTTAAATCAAATGGGAGAATGCATACTGCTTCAGATTTACACCTTCCTTTTTTCAAGGTATCATCACCGGCATTTATTGAAACTAATTCAAAACTATCGTCGTTGTATAAATTAGATTTTACAAACTGTATTTTTTCATTTTCCATTTTCTATTTCAGTAACCTCTACAGAACCATCTATAATAGGTTTATCTTTTTTAGAAGTAGAAACATTGGAAGAAATAACTATTGTATCTTTTTTAGTAGTAGTCTTCCTAGAAACAGGAACTAACATTTTTTCCAATGAATCTTTAACTATATTGTTATTTATCTTGGAATAAACGTGTTCAGATAGATCCATTAAAAATTTATTTTTATTATCTGCATTTTCATACATTAACTTTAAAAGTTTTTTATTAGGTATTTTTATTTTAACATTTAATGGCAAGTCCGTTTCATCAGCATTAAACATACTAAACATATTTGACGCCGATGCCTTCTTTTCAGTTTGTTTAGTTACGTTTACTTTTGGAGAAATATTAGGCGCGTGTTTAGTTGGAGGCGTCTGAAACTGTTTTAAATCATCTGGCATGGAGATAGGACCACCTCCGCTCGCAGATTTTTCAAGAGGAGGCCTTTTACTGCTAGATGGAGGAACAGCTGGACCGTTTATAGAATTTATTTCATCAATTGAAAGTTGTGCCATTCCTTCTCCAATCAACATGAGATTTCTATTTAATAGTTCTGCATCTATTTTAGAACCATCATTGAAATATGCTATAAATTTATTTCCTCTTGCTTCTATATCTTTGCACTTAACAATTTTTCCTCTTAAGCTAGTATCTTTTGTTTTTATCCATTGAAACTTCTGCCCTGTGAAATTTTCTTTTAGACTTATTAATCTTTCGGTATTCATTTTTTTATAGTTTTTTTTAAACAGTGACTTTATACCATTTATTAAATTATTCATTATACACAATGTTATATTTATCAAAAGGTATTGAACTATCGCTTTTATATTTAAAGTGATATTTTTCAATATCGATCTGAGAAACAATAAATTTTTCAGAAGTCATTATACGTTTCTTTATATTTTTTACTTCTTTTTCTGTAATGGTTTTCTTATTTTCAATAAAACCGGCTATCCACTGTAATATTTCATTGTTTTTTTTCAAATTACAAAGTTTTCATTTGTTTCTTAGTTTTAACCCTTTCATTATATAACCTGTTTAATATTGTTCTAGCTACAGAATCTTTGTTTTTTGCAAAGATCGTGTCATTTTTAGTAAAAATGTTTTCACCGGCTTCATGCGAACCGTTGAGTTTACCGATATATGAATCTGGAGAAATATTATATTGCATTTGTATATTAGGATACATTGAAGCAAAATCATAACATGCTACTAAGTCATAATGACCTGGCACAACTGGCATTACAAATGCACCTGCATATGACTCTGAATCATTTATACCAACTGGTTTTCCATCCTTTGCCATTTTTAATCCAGATCTTAGAAATTCTCTGCACATTAACATTTCAGTAATATGAACTGGGCTAAACACTTTATTAACTTCAATATTAGCCACTCCAGATAAAGATAGGGCCACGTCTATTAAACCCAGTTTATCGTCTATCATTTTAACAAGAAGTACGTCTATTATATTATATTTTGTAAATTCAAACATGTTAGATTGAGCTTCTTTCATTGAACTATATTTACTTTTTAATTTTGTAACGCCCAATGATAAATTAGCAAAATAATCTAAAGTATAGTTTTCAATAACTTTAAATGGTTTCATTTGCATAACCATTTCCATATAATCCAATATGCCAGTGTGTAATGGAATCTTTGTTCTTTTTGAAATTACTCTTTCACTGGGTAGTTTTTTAAATGGATCAATTCCTAATCTTTTACATCTATTCATTAAATAAACCCAATCGAATTTTATTACATTCCATCCTGTAATAAAAGATAATCTATTTAGCACCTTTTCGAAAAAAAATGTCATCATCTCTTTCTCTGATTCAAAAGTAAGATACTTAATATCAAATTTTTGAGTTAATATTTCAGAATCAGAATCGCTTAAAGGTTTTACTTTTTTAAAATGTTCATGTACATCATTGGATAAATCAGATGATGAAAACTTAGAGTCTAATCCTCTTTCCATTGTTGATAAAACAAAGCACTTATTCTTATTATTACAAAAGGTTATAAGATTAACTGGCATTTTTGCTTGTTCTGGAGTTGGAAACGTATCATCTATTAATTCTATTTCAATATCTAAAAATGTTTTAATGGGAAAGTTATCCATATCATAGATGGCATTCTTTTCATTCACAGAGAATTTATCGTTAATTAGTTCTTCTATTCTAAATTGAGATATCCATTTACCAGAAGACGGTGCCCTTTTAATATATCTACCGTCCCAATTTTTGTCAACAGTTGGCGTTTTAGAAATATTCCAATTAAATAAATCTGATTTGTGTAATTTTTTCTGTAAAAATGATATTTTACCTTCTTTATTATAATATGATACTAATAAAGATTGAACTTTTTCATTATACTCGCATCCAATTATCATATTTTATACATTTGGAATGAACATTTTATTAATGTGATTACATTTAGCACACGCTATTACTGGAATTGGCGCAATGGTATCTCTCGTAGAACCTGTTGCGAACTTAGATACTTTTTTTATCATTATTTTTTCTTGAAAAACTAAACTTCCACATTCTTCACACTTTACGTCTTCTGCATCCTTTAAATTTACGTTCATACCAGGCGGCATGTCCTGTGGACCTTGTGTTGGTTCTTGATTGTTATCGTTTCCTATTACTTTCATTTTTCTTTTGTTTTTTTATTTTGTTCCCGTGGAACCGAATCCGCCTTCTCCTCTTTCAGATAAAACTAAGGTGTCTCCAAAGCATTCTAGTTCTGAATTGCACTCTTCTATATTTACGTAATCAACTGGCATGCAAATTAATTGAATTATTTTATCACCGGCCTGTATCCAAGTAGATTCTGATCCAACATTTTTTACATCTATATGTATTTCACCTGTATAATCTTCATCTATTACACATGCACCAACTATTAAATTTTTATTAACAGCTACTCCACTCTTGTTAAAAGCTATCAATGCTCTATCTTTTGGAACATTTATCTTTATTCCAGATGGAATCAATACAGATTTGCCAGGCTCTATTTTAAAGGACCCAGTGCCTTTATCATATAAAGGAGCAGGATGTAGCGTATCTCCTCTTTTAATATAAAAATCTTCTGGTATGTATAAATCAATACCCGCTGACATGTTAGTTCCCCTCGTTGGAGTCTTCACGTTTCTAATTTTAAATATTCTCATTGTTAGCTTATATTTATTTGTTTTATAATTTTTAATATTCTACTGTTTATTTGCAAAAGGTTTATTTTTTTGTATTTTTAATTTTATTGCTCTATATATGGGATAAATAATTAAAAATATAGTATAAGCAATGGCCGAAAAAGTATTAAACTTAAACAATTTTAAATCCAGCGGGGTATATACTGTTGAGATAGACCAAAGTCAAGGCACCGCCTTGCCTTTAACCACCGGAAGATTAATAATTGGATCAAGTAGACAAGGTCCATTCAATACTGTGGTTTTAATAAATGACTTAAGAACATTAAAAGCAGTTTACGGAGACAGAGATTCGCAATTAGAAAAACAAGGAAGTTATTTTCATAGAACTATCGAAGTTGCATTAAGAGAAGGTCCCGTTTTTGCACTGAATGTTTGGCCGTTAGATAATGACACAGACACAGTTGCGAATAAAGATCAAGCATCGTTTACAACATTTAACTGTGAAAGCTCATCTAATAATTCAAACAGCGCACCATATCAATATCCAATGATAGAGTTCTTTAATAGAAATAAACTATGGTATGCAGATGAAGACAGTCTAAATAGATCTAAAAATTTAGCGTTAGGAGATGATTTTATCCTAAACCCTGGAGCATTTGGTAACGCATCAATTGCATCCAATAAAATATTAAGCTTTGTTAACACGGGAAGTAGCAATATGACACTTTGGGTTAAGAGAGCAGGTATATCAGGATTTGACGTAACAGCTAGAGAATGGTATGCTAGCTTTGGAGAAGACATAGATTTTCCAAATTTCGTATCACCAGATGATTTTATATCTGATTACTTTGTAGAGGTGATTATGGTAGAGGGAGACTGGTCAAATAATTTAAAATTAGCAAAAGATCCAACGTTTGGTCAATTTTTTGATGAAGCAGGACTAATGGATTCTGAAATATCAAACTTCATTGCTTTACCAGAGGTAAAAGCAATTGCAAGAGTAACTGGATCACTAATACCTGATTTTAAAGATCAATCTGGAACAAATTCATCAATTGATACGTTAGTAAATAGATTATTTGCTAGCACAGGTATTCTTTGTGCATTAGATAGAGATAAACTAGATTTAATAGACTTAGAAGACGATACATTTAATGATATTGAAATGTCAACACACAGAGTTGACATAGTAGGCTATGGATATGATGCATTAAATACAGATGACGTATATACCATAGATACAGGTGGAAAAAACCCAGATGGATCAGACGCAGACCCTACTCCACTAATTAGCGTAGTAAGCTATAGTAGACCAGGCGATGATAATCTAGTTAATAAAATAGATATCGCTAAAGCAGCAGGAGATTTCACACTAGTTGAAGCAGATGACTTTGTTAGAGTAACAGCTGCTGTCGAATACATGATAGCTATGGAAGGAAGTAAAGTATATGAAGCATATGTTGGAGGTTTCTTAAAAACTAATGATACATCAGTGGATGGAGTAAATACATACTATTCTAAAATAGAAGATGGATTTAAAGCCATACTTGATGATGGAAAAGAATATTCATACATTAAAATATACACATATCAAGATAATAGTTTATTAAATCAAATAAGTGTAAACTATTACATTGATGGAGATGACTATATTAAATATGAATTACAAAACGGTAGTAATTTCAAAAAAGTATTTGATTTAGCTGATACTAATTATTTTACAGATTTCACAATAACTCAACCTAATAAATTAGTATTAGGTATTAATACCGCTAATGTTGCAGAAAAAGCTGAAATAGATGAATTCATAAAAGTTAATCATTATATTAAAGCGAGATTAGATGGAGATTCTAGAACTAGATTATTGAAAATTATTTCGATAACGTCAAGTGAAGAATTAAGCCCATATAGACTAGAATATACTGTAACTACGATGGCACCTTCTGCAGAAGCAGTAGATGGTCTAGAGGTTAGTGGAAATGAAATATCTGTTTATAAAGGAGTATACAATTATGTTGAAGCACTTAAAGGACAATTCCTAAGAGGATTTAAACTTAGATCAGAATTGTTGCCAAATAATACATGTGGAAGACAAGAGGATATTTTATCATATTTATATGACTATACTAAGATTCCTCAAACTCTTTCAGATAGAGAAACAATTGATTATAGATATATCGTTGATTCATATGCAGGATGCATTTCTTCATCGTCTAAATATTATTTAGTAAAATTAGCAGCAATGAATGGAAAAGTAATGGCAATTATTAATGACCCTTCATTTGAGCAATTTGAAAAATCAGTAGATCCTAGTTTTATTGATACTGTTAATAAACTCGTATCTACACAATATATTTCAGAAGGAGGAGACGTTAGTTTAAATCCTAGTTTCTTATTTAAATTTCCAAGTGGAGACTATAATGGAGTACCATTGGCATCATATGCATATTTTGCGATGCCATATGTTTTAATTAGAGAAGGTGGTAAAAATAAAGCAGTTCCACCAGCTGGTTATGTTTCAAATGCATTTGTTAGAAAATTTAAAAATGGAACTCCTTTCTTAATAACAGCTGGAAAAAGAGCTATTTTAAGCGATCCTGAAATTGTTGGATTGGAATATGATTTAACAAAAGAAGATAGAGATTATTTAGAACCAGTTGGACATAACTTAATAGTTAAACGAAGAGGCTTTGGAATAACTGTTTTCACAAACAATACAGCATATCAGAGAGTAACTTCTGCATTAAATAATGCTCATGTTAGAGATAATCTTTCAACTATTGAAAGAGATATTGAACAAATATTAGTAAACTTCTTATTTGATTTCAATGATGAAATCACAAGGTTAAGAGTTAAAACCATTTTAGAAAATTACATGGATGCAGTTCAAAACGCAAGAGGTGTACAATCTTATGAAGTAACTATTGATAGTACAAACAATACAGCTGAAGTTATTGAAGCTAATACAGCTATAGTTGACATAGCGGTTGATTTCCCAAGAGGAATTCATAAGTTTATTAACAGATTAACAATAACAAGAGTTGGTGGAGAATTAAGTTCTGAATCTTCAGGATTTACTCCAAGTTTCTAATAACAGAAAACTTAATTTTAATATAAAATAAAAAAGGGAAACTATAAAGCTTCCCTTTTTTTTGTAATTAGTGTATGTATTATAAAAATAAAAAGTGAAAGAAAATATGGAAGGATTATAGAATACCTCCAACTTAGTCTCCGCTGCGATTTTAAACACTGCATCTTGAAATAACCGACGTTGCTTATCTTAAAAATGGTTTGTACTCACCATAATCATTGATAAATCCACTATAGAATTCAAGACCACCTTAGCTCGCGAAAAAGCTTATTCAGTCATAAAGCGGGATTTATTTATTTACCCACAAGCGTTGTGCAGATCTACATTTTCTATAAATCTAAACTAAGAACTGAAATTCCACTTGTTAAAGTAGTTCAGCCTAATCATTTGATTAGGAACACCCTATCACGGGCTTCTGCGATCCGACGATCTAATTCCATCCAATATGAGCTCCACTGGACTCATTGTTCTGGCACATATCAACATCTTCAATCCGTCGATTTCCGATGCCTTTCACATTATTTTAAAGAACGTTAATAACTATTTTGTTATTGATTTATATATTATACTAAACTTTATAAAAAGGTTTAAATAAAAAAATTATTTTTTAAATCTATCTAATGAATTTTTAGTGATCATTATAGTGTGTGTCTCCCCAATGAATTCATTTAAATCACTAGAATTAGTATAGCTCATGGCTGATCTTAGATAATGCTTAAAGTTTTCAACCCAGCTGCTTAAAGTGTATTGGGCTTCTCTGGTATCCACTATTCCTTCAGATGTTTTAAGATTAATCCTTCCCCATTTCCTTTGAACCTCTTTGGTAGACATTCCTCTAAATGATTTGAAAACAGGTCTCCCAGAATTAAACAAATCTAATGCTTCTTCTAAACTAAGTTCTGTTTCACCAGCATTACTATAATGTACATTTTTTCCAGAACTTTCTATTGCTTTATTAAATATTGAACCCATCATAACGAAATCTGCTCCTAATGCGAGCGCTTTAATAACATCTGAATAATCTTTCATTCCACCGTCTGCTACTATTTTAGCGGGATTATTTAAAGATAATGATTCAATATAACATTCTTTTATTAAGGAAGCCATTGGATATCCTACACCAGTCTGCTGTGTAGTTAGACAACCTCCGCCGTTGCCTATTCCTATTCTAATTGCATCTGCACCGGCTTCAGATAATTCAGCGTATGATTTTGGATTAGCTATATTTCCTATCATTAACCATATATCATCACCTAGTTCATTCTTAATCATCCTAGTGACATCTTTTAGTTTTTTTATATGACCATTAGCTGTGTCTATTAGATATCCCCTGTGCTTTTTTAATTCCTTTGATTTAAATTTATTAAGCATTTCATTTAGTGAAAATGACTCTATAGAGCGAGGCCCAGCTTTTTCTCCCCTGGGTAAACAAGGTATTATATTATTTTCAATAAATACATGTTCATTTTTCTCTAATATAACGGTATCCATTGGAGCAGTTATAAGTGGAAGGTTTCCATCAGGATAAAATACATTAATGTGAGATCTTGATTCTATATTAGTTATAACCGATGGACATATTAAAATATCATTAAAGTCGAACTTTAAGTCATTATTCATATTCGTCGAGTTTTACCTCATCTATGTTTTCCAAGACGGCTATTACTTCATTAGATAATATAACGTAATGAGGTTCATTTTTATAAACTATATCTACGCCTGCATATCTATTACATAATACTACATCTCCTTCCTTAACTTTCATAGGATTATGTTGTGTTCCTTCTCCACATGCTATTACGGTTCCAATATTTGGACGCTTAACCGCTTTAGTTGGTAATAAAATACCCGATTTAGTAGATGTTTCTTTTTGAACAGGTTTAATTAAAATTCTTTCATATAAAGGTTTCATAGTAGTACTGATTTATTTTTGAGTTCTAATAGCTTAGAATATTTAAAGTTATTATACTTTGTTTTCTGTAATAGGTTTAGCCGAGTTTCAATTTCATTTTTTAACTCTAATGGCAATAAGGTATGAGATAGTCTAATTATTTTAGTATTAAATATAAAATGCTTTCTAAGCGTATCAATATCTTTTTTCTCTTCTAATTTATTACACTTAGATATTTTACAAATAGCATAATCTATAAACTCTGCATTTAATTCATCTAGTTTATGTAAAATATCGTTACCATATTTTTCAATGATTAATTCGCAAACTTTATTAACTTTAGACTTAGTCATTTTATATAACCTTGGTATTTTATCTGACTTATCTCCACCTATTATTTTTTCTAGCACAGAACGAGTAGAATTTATTGGATACTTAACATATCCCTTTTCTATTAACTTGGAAGAAACATTATTTAGATTTCCAACTGTAACGTTATCTATGTTAAAAAAATCTGATTCATTTAATTCACTTGAATAATCTGAAACATATAATTTTTTATGCTTAGACATCTGCTTAGGTGATACCATAATTGTATATGTTAATCCTGAATTATTAACAAGCTGTATTAAATCTTTATCAACTGAATATATTATAGTATCTTTAGTAAAAGTATCACATAAATACGCCAATATATCATCTCCCTCCATTCCGGACCACCTGTGAAAATTAATTCCACATTCATTTTTTAAATGGTCTAGAACAATGCCTTGAAAATATTCAAAAAATAAATAGATATTGGAGTCTCCTCGTCGATTAGCTTTATATTCAAATTCTTTAATATCAGAAGGTCTATCCAATAACACATTTTCAGTAGTAAAAAAATCAGAAATATATTTCTTTCTCCAACTTTTAGAATCAAAAACAATATGCACCTCATCCACTTCTTTGTGGATGGGTGCAATTAATGATACTAAGTAAGATAAGCAAAAATCTCTAAATGTTATCCTACATTGTTCCCTTAAGATCTTCTTATTTTCTGAAAAAATATCATCTATATAATAATCTCTTCCTATAGATTTATCTCTAGATAAAATACTTTTAGTAACGCTTACTGCTACGTTTATATATGCATTTCCATCTATTAAATAAACCATTGGTAAAAACTATTTAGATGATTTATCTTCAGTAACATTTTTAGAATCTACAACGGGGGCAACTGGAGTCTGCTTAGAATTTTTCTTAATTGTTCTAAGAGCACCTGCAACTAATTCAGATTCAGCAATAGATAATAATCCTTTTGATTGTGCATAGTTTGCATTAGCAACTAATACAAAAATAGCCTGGTTTAAATCCATGTTTTTTAACCATTCTTCATATTGAAATTCATCAGTATATGAAATACTTCCTAGAAGAACAACTTGATTTGGATCAGTTGTATTTTCAGCCGAAGCAGTAGCATTAGTAGTAGAAGCATCTGTTTTAGTGTTTTCTACAGTTTCATTTGTAACTTTAGTCATTGTTAATTTGTTTTTTTTATTTAATTTTATATATTAAAGATCTTTGAATAGATCATCATATTCATCATTAGACTCTCCATCAGTGACAACCGGTGTCTTTTTTTCTTCAACAGCGGTATTAACAGTGGTTCCACCAAAAGAAATATTATCATTGGTTAATGTGTCATTTGATGAAACAGAAGCCGGTGCAACAGACTCTTTATGTGGATTTTCAAGAGACAATAATTGTTTCATTTTTTCATCTCTAGTTTCAGCTATAAGCATGTTTATAACCTCTTTATGACCAATCGCTGCTTTTAGCGCTGATGCAACTTCATTGTATGTTTCATCTGTCCAAGACTGATGTAAATAGTCTTCCATGGACGGAGCAGTTTTTTCAAAGAATCCCTTTACTACTTTAATAGCTCCTTCATCATTTTTCATAACTACTTGATTGTCTTTTATATTAAAAACAAATGGAGTTAGTTCATCCATAAATTTACATTTTGTCCAATCTCTCCACGTTTTTGTTTTCTTTGAAACAACACATAAGAAATCTTTTCCTTCTAATAAATGAAAGGGATTAACTTTAACCGTGTTTTCTAATAGACCATCTTCGTCTGGATTCATCTGTTGCTCTATGAGATCATTAATCTGAGCGCGATATTTAAATAGTTTAATTTTTCCTTCTAAATCAGGATTTTGAGGATCTTTTATAATATACACGTAAGAATGATGAGTATACCACCTAGAAAAATTATCATTTATTTCATTGACAACGGTAGGTTCTTCTTTTTTAAGACGGCCGAGAATAGTAGATAAAGTCCACAATACCGATGGTTTATTTTCATTGGATGGACAGTCTACATATACAGCTCTCTTTGTTAGAGGGTTATATACCTTAGCACTATATTTAGTGTATTTAGTTTGTGTTTTATCTTTTAAATTGGGGATAAACCTAACAACGGATTTATATATTCCTCCGCTTGCATCAGGATTTGGGTCATAGATGTTTTCATCTTTTTTCTTTTCATTGGAATTAGAACTACTGCTTCCAAAAGTCTCTTTAGGTAAATCAAAAAAGTCATTCATAATTAAGTATTTTTTTTAGTAATTTATATTATTTGTTATATTCTACTATATAAAAATAATAGGTTCTTATAAATTTTAAAATAATTAAAAATAATTTCTTGAATAATAATATAAAAAAAGGGGAACCGAAGTTCCCCAATTTTTTTTAAAACTTAAAGATTAAGAATTAACGTTTAATAATTAAATTAATTAACTATGATATTGTCAATCCCATCACCCGGTCCACCTGGTTCACCTTCGTTATCTTCGTCTTTTGGATCACCTAGCAGATCATCTGCAGGATCTATAGTAGCATAAGGATTTACCTCAGCTTCAATAGCTTCAACCGCCTCTTTTAGACTCTTCACCTTCTGTTCAGCTTTTGCAACTTTCATATCACAGTCAGTTTTTGCTGCTTCGTTAAAGATAATAGTCGATTTGGTTCCACTTATAGATACATCTACGCTTTCAATAAGAGTGGTAGTGGTCTCTATACTTGAATCACTTGTCGCAATATCCGCTTCAATTACAGGTACTTGAGATTTGTGAGTCTCACACTCAGTTTTTAGTTCTGCTAAACTAGTTTCTGCTGCAACTAAAGCTGCTTTACCTCCTATATGAGCTTGAGTAGATGTTTCAACTATCGTTTCAAGTTCCTTGCATTTTTCTGCATCATAATCATTAGGATTAACAGGATTCTCAGCAACTTTAAGGTTGTGCTTAGCTTTTGCTAATAATTCAGCAAGCTGCGCTAATTGTTCTGTCAAATCTTCGACATTGGCTTCATTAGCAACTATATCTGCTTCGAAAGATGCAATCTTAGTGTTAACCATGGTTAACTCCTCAGCTTGATGGTCTCTTTCTGAATTTAATCTAACAAGATTAGTTTTTAAAGTTGCTTTTTCTTGTTCAAATGCAGCCAGTTTATCAGTAAGACTCATATTATCCGTTTTAAGCTGCTCTCCTCGTGCCATATTATAACGTATATCAGAAGAAATTTCTGTAATATCAATATCAAATAGTGATAATCTAGCCAATTGATTTTCTGTCCAAAATTTCGCTTGCGCCAATTTGAAAGATGTATCGTATCCAGTTACTCCATAATCAGGTTGAACTGGAAGAGCACCTATTCCAAATAATTCAGTTGCATGCAATACTATGGCATGAATTTCATAATAGAATCCAGGTTCCATTGGCATTGAATCAGCAAACTTAATTATTACTTTTCCGCTATCATCATCTCTATTGACTGAATAGTCTTGATCTTTTGTTATTAACTGACCATTACAGTATACAACTACTGATGACTCATATACATCATTAACAAGAGTATAGTTACGAGTAGATAAAGGTTTTTCTTCATATGCCTGAACTGCAGTAACATGACGTGTCCATCCACTTTTAATGTTTCCATTAGCTTCAGCTTTAATACTGTTAAGTGATCCACGAATGTCCTCATACACATCTGAGAAATTTGACCCCATTTCTGCTGAAAAGTCTTTAATCCACTGTTCAGTATCAGCAATGAACTTTCTCACCATGTCGTCAAAGTTATCTTCTGCGATTCCATTAAATAATAAATATCCAGGCCAAGTACTCCTATAGTCATCATTAGGCGTTGATAAATTTTTCTCAGCATATTTATCTAACCATGCAGTATCACCATCGCCAAACGCTTGTATAAACGCATCAATATATGTAGCATAGTCAGCACCATAATTAGATGATTCAATAATTGATGCTATATCTAGTCTACTATATCCTGAAAAAGCCCATGATATATGCTTAACTGCAGTGATTCTAGAATCATATCCAAGGTTTTCGTTTATGAATCTCATAAAATCTTCCTCAGATTGAGTTAACTCTGCTACCTCGTCTCCTTTTTGATTAGCTATCTTTTGTGCATGAAGCTCATCTCTAATCTTCATTAACCTCTCAAGTTCCTTTGAAAGTTTTACCAATGACGCAGGTAAACCATTCATACCTAATTGGTCAACAACATCACCAATTTTTGAAGAGTTTAAGTCAATCGATTTAGTAAGCTGTGATTTAACAGTAGCTACTAAGTTTTCAATATTAGTATCCGCACTCTGTAAATCAGAAACTGCACCATCTATTATTGCTTGTATAGCAGCTGACGTATCTGCATCTTTTTTATCCATAGCTGCCAATAAGGCAACTTGTTTTGGTTCAAAATTTATTTGCTCCATTCCAAATTGAGCAAATGGTCTATAATTAAAATTATCCATTTTTTTTAGATTTTTTTTAGGCCCTAATTTCGCCTGAATTCTATAGAAATAAAACCATTTTTTTAACTTAAATCTTTTTAGTTTTATTAACTATTAAAGATCAGGTTCTTTAGGTTTTTTATGACATTGGTATATGCCAATGGTTCGCAAGAACCGGTTTCCATAAAATAATCATTTACATTTGAAGATAAATCTGGATTTTCTATAAATTTAAATAGGGCTTTGGAACCCTTCTTTTCAACGGAAAGCTTACCGCCCTTTACCTTTAAATAGGCTGCTAAATATAAATCTGATGTTGTGTAATATGTTGTTGATTTTTCCATTGTTCATATTTATTTATCTAGTTATTAGATTAATTTTTTACGTTTTTGCATAAAAAATATCAGATATTTATGATAATAATTTTTAATTACACATTATTTAATTTCCCTGTAAGATATCAATAATCTTGAGCCTTTCATAGGTATAAAATTAAACGTGACACTGGCTCCCACTATTGTGTAATCTTCTGCATCTAGCAGCTGTCCATTTAGATATATGTGTTCAGAACCCTTGTCTGGACTAGACGGTAGTCCAAATTCCACATTTTCACTATCTGTTATTCCATCTAATACTACCTTATCAAAAAACACAAGATTATTTCCTGGTATACCAGGATCTACTATTTGTGCATCATCAGATGTTTGATCAACCTTTATCCTAGTTCTGGTTATCCACTTTGTAGAAGCAGGATTTGGAGTCGAGGATAACCTTTCGGGTAAAATAGATGGCGCATTTTCTTGATCATCTTGCACAATATTATTATTTCTTACACGATTTCTAACACCAACATTATATGGTGAATATACCTGAGAACTAGCGGTTTTTGAGATAGAATTACTCGTTATCCATGTATTGTGCTTCATTTTATTATTTTAACATTTTTTTACAAAAAAGTTCATTTTTATTTAAAAACAATAAAAAACGCCTTAATTTTAATAGATTTTTAAGTCTACTTCAATTAAGGCGTTTAATCTAGTGTATAAAATAAACTATATCTATAGCTTTATTTATTTACTATCGTTTACGTTAATTCGCACCTCCTGTGCACCTAAATTAACTTTATTCATGCTTTGACGAATAGTTGGATGGTGGATAAGTTTTCTAATTTTTTGCATACTAGACCTTAACCTTGTTCCTGCGCTCTTATTTCCTTTTTCATAAAATTTAACAGCGTCTTCTTCAGACTCTGCAAGAATTTCATTTATTTGTCCAAATACATCGTCTTGAACATTCAAGACTACTGCTTTAAACGTTTCAAATTCATTTAATTCACTCATTTTATTATAATTTTTTATATTTTCTACTGATCTAGAAAAATAGGTTTTAAATTTTATTGATAAAATTGTAATATTTAGCACTAAAAGAGCTATCTGGGTAATTAATTAATGCATATTCAATCCACGTATGAATTATATCTAGTTTTTGATCTTCTGTTATGAATTTATCTTTAACATAAATATTTAAATGTTTATCAAATATGTTATCTAATGGAACATTTTCTAATTTGGATTGTCTATACATTCCACTTACCATTGATTCTATTTCCTCTGGAAGAGTGAAGTAGTTATTATTATTTGAATTATCTCTATGATCCTTATGAGAAGGTATTGTTTTAAACGGTGATCTATTTATGCCTATCTGATGCGTATGATTTAGTTCATGATCCACTAAATTATTTAATTTATTATATATTTTATCGTATGAATCTACACCTGGCCTAATGACAGCTCTATCTGGGTCTATTAATATAGATACTTGTATCTCAGGCACTGCGTTTTTTTCAATAAAAGTGTTTGCGTCTATTGCAAATCCATCTTCTTTGAACCTGTGCCTTTCCCATTTCATATTATTAAAATGTGGATCTTCTGAAAAATTAGGATTATTGTCTTTTCTAATGAAAACCTTAATATCTGCTAAATTATTGTCATTTGCTATTTCATAGTTAAATATATTATAATAATCTTTTCCTATTGGAAACTCTGCTTTAACTATTCTTTTCATTATCTCATTTACTGCAGTAGATATTACCCTAGAAACAGAAGAAAGCTCTATTGAAGAGCCCTCTTTTAAGAATTCATTATATCCTAGTATATTCATTTGCTTATAGTGTCCAAAAAAGTAACTTCTAATGAGTCAGTAGATGGAATATGATTTTTATCAAAATATACATCTATGTCTATAGATCTTTCTCCTTTTTTACCTACGGTAACAGAGTGTCTAAAAAAATCTAAAAACTTTTTTTCTGATTTAGTTAAGGAGAATTTTTCTCCGGTGATGGCATTTAAAATATCTTCTTTAGATACATTTTCATATCCATCTCTTTTTGCTTTAAGAGAAACATCTATCCATTTAGAGATATCTTTTTCTGGCATTTCATATGTAATATATCGTTTAGTATATCCACCATCCTCGTAATTCTTAACTGCATGATTAGTTGGATGATTTATAAAAATAAAAGAAAAGATTTTATCTTTTTTAGGAGGTGGAGCATTTCCACCTGCACCTGCCATAGGATCAACACCCATTCCTCCCATTCCCATTTCCTGTTCATTTACTTTAATAAAATCTGAATATGAAAAAACAAATTTAATATTTTTATTATACATGATAATATTTATACTTTTTGTTATTTATTCAAATTCAATTAGCTACACTTTCCACTTCCACAATCTAAACATACTTCGCATCCCTCTTGATAAACAATATTGGAACTTTTACAATTGTTACAAACTATTCCATTTGCTTTTGCGCCATCCGTTAAATATTTTTTAAGAGTTCTCGCAATCGCTCTACTAAAGGATATTATTCCACCTTCTGATTTATTTAATTGTTCAAAAACGAATTGAATATTGGCACCATGCCTAAGTGCACATGATATTATTCTAGTAAGAGCTTCTTGCTCATCGGTTTCAAAATTATCTGCTATGTTTTCTATCATGAGACCATTGTCACATTCTAAGTTATAAACACCTCGCTTAGCCTTTTTTAATCTCCCAGCCTTTACGCTATATGGTAAATGTATAGATTTTGTTTTAAATGCGAATATTTCATATGGATCTCCTTCTAATAAACCTACTAAAACTATCCATTTTTTACCCACTGCAGTTAAATGATGTATATCACAATTTAAAACCTTTGGTCTATCTGGAGCATCTGTTTTTGGTACATATATTTTATCATCATCCTTAGAATTTTTAGTAGAACCCAATACTTCTGTCATAGTCCCTGCTCTATATGTAGTGCATCCTTTTATAACACCGGTCTTATGAACATCTGTATATAATTTCTTAAAATCCTCATAACTGTATTCATTTGGTATATTTACAGTTTTACTCATAGCAGAATCTATGTATTTTGCGAATACTTCCATTGTTTTTATATGTTCATCTATACCAAGCTCAGTTGTGGTAGCGGCCCATTTTTCTTTAGGATTCCACTCTCCTCTTTCTTCTAAAAACCTAACGGCATAATCCTTCACCACAGTCTCTCTAAGCAATCCTCGAGCTTCATCCATTTTCCAAACGTAACCATTAAATTCTGTTCTAAGTACGTTCTCATCGCCCTCTTTTGTCCAAGACCATTTAGTTTTACAACTATTTGCTTTTGCTTCCTTAAAATTAATAATTTCAGGAATATCCAATCCGTCTGGAGCATATGGCATCATAGATGTTCTAACATACTGTGGCATAAAAACCGGTTCAAGTCCCCCTGAAACAATATTAGCTAATATTGAAGTATTACCAGTCGGTTGAATAGATAAAAGATGTGAATTTCTTATGCCATATTTTTTTATCATATTAATAGTATCATCATTTAAAACCTTTATAAATTCAGAAGATAAATATTCTTTTTCATTATACATTAAGAAAGAACCTTTTTCTTTTGCTAAAAGCGCAGAAGCTTGATATGCCCGATTAGCAATATGGCTTTCTAATTTATCAGTTATTTCCAATGCTTTTTTAGAACCATATCTTATTTTTAACATCATCAACGCTGATCCATATCCCATAACGCCTAATCCTATTCTCCTTTTATTTCTTAAATTTTCCTCTTGTGATTTAAGTGGAACGTTTGTTTTATCATTAACATTATCTAATAAACGAACCGCTAATGGAATTATTTCATCAAGTTTTTCATAATCCCAATCTTTATTCTTAAAATCAACAAATTGTGTTAAATTCAAAGATCCCAATAAACATACACCACCTATTGGTAAAATCTGTTCTCCACACGGATTTGTTGCACTAATATATTCACAATATTTTAAATTATTAAGTTTATTCATAGTATCAACAAAAAGAACACCTGGTTCATTTCTATTATATGTAGATTCCATTATAATATCCCATAATTCTTCAGCGTTTTGATACGTTTTATATACAACTGTGGCATATCCTTTATCTTTCCATTTCTTTAAATTTCCATCCCATTCGTTATCATATCTCTTTATATTATCGTCTATGCTTGGAAATTCTAAATTCCAAGGTAATCCCTTTTCTTTAGCTTCCATAAAATCATCAGTGATTAAACACGACATATTAAACTTTGTTAATCTACCTGGCGTTTGCTTAGCTTTTATAAATTCCTCTATGTCGGGATGCCATATTGACATAGTAACCATTTGAGCACCTTTACGTATTTTTATTTTACCCTTTTTCCTGGTATTTTTTCTACCGGAACCAGCTGTTACTATTTCAGATTGCTTGTCCCACATTTCTAACATTTTAACGGAACCAGGTGACTCGTTTCCTATTCCATTGACATACGTTCCCCTTGGTCTCATTACGTCTGAACAAAAACCATATCCGCCTTCAGATTTTAAAATCATCGCTTGCCGTTTTAAAGTATTCATAATACTTTCCATAGAATCTTGACATTTTCCAGTAAAGCCATCAACAAAACAATTAATATAAGTAGTTCCCTTGAGCCCAGTTCCAGCGTTTGATAAAATTCTACCACCTGTTACGAGTTTAAAATCTTCTAATACATAATTAAACCTTTTTGCCCAATATTCAGATCCCTTTGAATCTGAATAATTGTCTTCTGGTTCTGCTAGATCAATTGCACTCCTTAATTGAGCTTCGTTTATATTTTCATTTTCAAAAAACCTATACGTTTGATCAAATATCTCAAAGCTAAATTCATCTATAAAATTTGTATTATTTAATGAAAGGGCCGGTGTAGTTTTATCTTCATTCATAATAAATTGTTCCATATTTATTTTATTTTTTTTATGTTTCATTTTCACGTGGTTACGCGTTAATTCTTGTATCAACAATGAATGTTGTTCAAAATTTATAATTTAATACGGTATTAAGATAGAGGTAATCATTATAAGATTATATATTTTACCGTGTGTATAATCAACTCTATCTAAAAAAATTTATGAAATTAACCTATAATTAAAAGTCTTATTTATAGAATCTACCTTTATTATAGAAACCTTAGAATATGTACTTAAATCCTTATCTTTATATAGACGGTTTAATCCTAATTCAATTGGACCATTTTCTGTTTCTATAACAACTGCTTTTTGATTTTCACTAAGTTCAAAATCAAAAAGCTTTCCTTCTAATTCTTCCTTAGTATTATCCCATCCTATCATGTTTTTAGAAATAGAATTTTCATTTAACGTTAAAACTATTCTATATTGTCTTTTCTTAAAGTTAACGTCCTTTATCCAAAAAGAAACCTCATCTCCGGTTTTCATTTCATTCTTTGCTTTATTATAGTCTTTAAATTCAGAACTATGTAAAAGACCAGTGTAATATCCTTCAAACTCTATAAACATTCCAAAGTCATATGGTCGAGTTGTTAATTTACCAGTATATTTTTTATTGAATCTAAGATCACTTATTTTAATAGGAAGGCTCTGTGTAACATATTTCTTATATGATAAAATAAACAAGCTATTTGATTTATCATAATTGTCTACCATCACATTAATAGTTTTACCTAGTAAAGTTGAAAAATCGTGAATTACATTGGCTCCTGCATGTGAACCTGGTATAAAACACTTTACCTCGTCTTTATATGTAGCTAAATATCCTCCCTTTATTAAAGATTTGATTTTAACCTCAAACCAAGTATTATTTTTTTGGTGTTGCAATAATTCTTCTGCGAAGTTAATAGCTCTACATTTGCGTTCTGAGGCTAAATATTCTCCATTGCCTGTTTGTTTATATAAAATTACTCTAAACTGTGCATCTAAGTTTCCTTTTGCTAATTCATCTAAATCTCCAGAAAATTCTTTGAATGGAACAATTATTTGTCCAAGGGTATTTACTTCTTCTACTACAACTGCTCTTAAATCAAAAGAAATGCTTTTTGCCTCAACAGTATACAGTTGGCCAACTTTAAAATCTTTATCATATGCTATTTCACTGCCACTTTTGCCTTCCCATGCAACCATCTTATCGTATAGCTCTTGTGCATACGGTTCTTTACATAGTATTTTTACTCTTGCTTTTTTATCTTCTTCTGTTAATACAATTGATGTATTATATTTATCATTAGTGTATTGACTCCAATCGAAATCTTCGAGAGGTTTTACATGATCGTAATTACTAAATGCCATTTATGTAATTTTAAAATTATTAATTATTAACGTTATACTAGTTTATTTATATTATATAAAATAAAACAAATAAGTTTTAAATAAATCTTCTATAAAATCCTATTTTATCAGCGGCAGATGTGATGAATTCATCTAAAAATAAAATGAATAAAAAATTCTTGGCCGATAATCTTTCCCATGGAGGAATATCATCTGCGTTTAAAATAGGATGAAGTAACCTAAGAGAAGACTGTTGTTGTACCATTGCAGCAGTTGCAGGTATAATGTAACTCATAGGAACACTCATAATTGGATTAATGGTGGATTCTATGAGAGCAGATGCTTTCTCGGTGGCCTTTAAATCGAACGTTGGAGTATTAAACGACTTTGACGTAGACATTTTTAAAGTAGCCTCTGATATAAATTTAGCAAGTATTATTCCACCAAACGGTAATGATAAAAATGATAATTTATCAGATGGATTTAAAGTAATGCCATTTGTGGATTTTAACAGTGATAGAACGCTATATACAGGACTCAATACCGATGATAAATTTTCTATTTTATCTAAAACTGTATTTTTAATATTGACCTTTAAATCAACTGGATTTAAACTATTGAAATCATTTTCAACATCGATAGGTAAACATTCTACTACTTCGTCCATATTTCCAACTATTATATCTAACATTGGTTTAATTAGAATATTTAAATTTAAAGGAATACTTTTAGATAAAGTAAATGGTTTTAAAATATCAATTTCTTCTTTTTTGCCACTTAATGAATTAAACATACCTGAAAAAGACGAACTCATTGTTTGTAAATTAAGATCATCTGGAATATTTAAGTCTTTTGGAACATTTGCACTTATAATATTAAAATAACTATCTTTAATAGTATTTGGTGATATTTCATTTACTCCACCTAACATAGATACGAGAGATTCACTTGATAAATTTTTTATATAACTATCAATTATTATTTTTGCTGAATCAAAGGGCAGCGATGCCGCGGTCGGTAGTGATATTAAATCTACGCTAACTGGTAACATATCCGTTAATGATTTAAACGGATTAAAATTTACCTTAAACTTAGAAAGCTTAGATAGTTTATCAGAATCTATAGAATTAGATTCCTGAATATCTTTAGTGTCAGAAATATCTGATAAAGAGGCATCGGTCTTCTTTAAATCTTTTTTAAGAAGCCTTTTCTTTTTAATGTTTATTTCTTTTTGTATTTCTTTCTCTAAAACTTTTTTCTTGTTTGTTAATTCGCCTTCGTTTAAATTTGGATCTGGTTTTCCTTTAACTTTATTAAATAATTTTTCATTTATATCTAATAGCGTATTTTTTATTTCTGTAGACGATTCACTTATTTTAAGCTTACCATTTTTATTAATTGAGAGATTAGTTAAATCTATGTTATTTGTTACTTTAGTAATGTTTGTTAATAATATTTTCCTAACGTTTTTATTATTCTTAGACGTTAAATTATATTCATAATTAGTTAATGCCTGATCAGACACTTCTTTCATTGACTCAGCTGGCGTAAGAGAAGGATTTATTTTTGTTTTATCCTTTGGTAAACTCAAAGTTGGAAGCTTTACTTTATTAAAAAACTTTGAGATGTCTTCTTTAATGGCTTTTTTCTTTGAATCCATAGAAATTCCATCTTTTTTTAATTCTTTATTATATTCCTTTATTTTTTTTCTTTTTTCTTTTATTGACATTTTAGATTCATATGTTTTATTAATATTTTTCCGTATGTCATTTTTCCTTTTAGTTATTTTATTTTGAATATCTCTGCAACCGTTAAATTCGGGTTCATTTAAATCATCGAGTCTAGAAAAAATAGATTTTATTGCATCGTCTATTGCATCTTGTGGAGACTCCTTTCTATCTAAATTTTTTTGTAAAATTTCACTGCCACTTTCTAATGAAATAGAATCACGTAGGTCATTTATTTGTTTATTTAATTTCTTTTTTTGAGAAGGGCCCGCGTTTTTTATTTTTTCTTTCATCAAATTCATTTCAAGTTCATACTTGTCTCTATCTATTTTTGATAACTCATCTGATGGATTCTTTTGAGACGTGATCGCTCTATCTTTTGCAGCTGCTATTGATAGTGGAAAAGAAATAGTCTTCTTAACTGCTTTATTTACATTGTATCCGAAATCATTGGTGGCTCCTCTAATTGTTATCTTATGTTGTTTTAAACCAGAACTAGAAGAATTAAAAATAACAGGGGAAATAAACAATCCATTTATGGTTATAAAAATTACCGTTTGACCAGCAGGGGACGAAAGCGTAGTTATTGGAATCCAAACTATAGGAAGTGGTATTTTAACCAATTTAACTGGAGTAGGTATTACTAAACCAATGGGCCAATACCTAAGAGAAGTTGGATCCTTAGGAAGTGGTAATATGTTAACCATATTTAAAATTTTTGAAAATTGTAACCAATATTTCATATCATTAGCAGATGGTAAAGTGGGATCAACACCCTTTAGTGTTTCTACTCCGTATGGATCATTTCCTTCCAAGTCATCTACTTTTCTTTTTAATTCACTTTCGTTTTCTATTGGTTCTTTGTCTTCAAAGCACTTCATATCTAACGCAGCGAGTCTCTTTTTTATCTTCTCTGGGGTGGGTTTCAATTCTTTTATTCTTGCCTTTATTCTAATTATTTCTTCATTTAATGATGTAGCATTTTTTAAAAAATCTTCCTGAGATCGCTCTATGTTTTTTATTATTAATTTTAAATCTTGACTCTCATCGATTATATCTAAATTTATTCTACCTAGCGCTAAAAATAATTTAACATCGAGCACTGCTAGTTTTTTTAAATTTAAAGCAACTCCATTAAACAATGGTTCTACGTCAGTCTTTCGTATTTCTAATTTTCTCTTATTAAATATGTTTTCAAAATCTTCATAAAATCTTTGCATTTTACCTATGTCACGTATATAATAATCTGTTGAATTTTCTCTTTTAACCTGAAAATCAGTTCCCTTTAATTTAGGATCCACTAAAGTAGCAGAAGAAGTTAATCCTTTATCTTGTGTAGAAAACATTAAATTTAAAGGATCTTCTAACTTATTGTAATATTTTTCATAAAGATCTCCAGTTAAATTAGTATTAATAGATGCATCCTTTATATTTACACCACTTACTGAATTAAAAAATGAATTGTTATGTAAATACTTATTATTCTTTATTGGAAAATTTATAGTTATCGTTGATCGGTCTCCTGTTTCTTTATTATATACGTCTTCTTCAATAGGTATTGAATTAATGCCTATAAAATCTAAATTAAATGAAATAATAGGAGTTTTAACTAAGGTTTTTATTCCAGCAATGCTTGCACTATCGGTTTTAATAACACTCGAATAATCTTTTATTGAATTTTTTATTGATGAAAAACCAGCTGAAGTTAAAGCAAGTGTAACTTGAGTAATAAAATTGGTTCCAGCTATCAGGCCAACCGTATTTATAGTAGATCCATCTAGTATATTAGTTATATCGTTATCATTAATAATATCTTCTTCTGAAGTATACGTATCTCTTAAATTTTCTTTTTTTGTAATATTATTTTCAACAGTTTCTATATTTGATACGATTTCTTTTTTTCTAGCTATAAATGTCTGTATTTCAGTTTGAACATCGGCAACGACGTCAAAATTATCATTCCACCACGCACTATATATTATTTGCCCACTAGCTACTATAGAATATAACTCGTCTAACGCAGATTGTACCTTAACAAGTTCTAAATTTAATTCAACTTTTTCTGTTTCAAGCCTTCGTATATCTTCAAGTACAGGTTGAAATTTATTCATTAATCTAGCCATTTCAGCTGCTCTTTCGGAAAAGTATTTTGTAAAGACTTTATAATTATCCTTATATTCTATTAATTTTTCTAATAAAATATTTAAATCGGTGTATTCTTTTAATTCAATTTTTAATTCTTCATTCAAAGAAGATGCCTTCTTTTCACATTCCTCTGGAGATAAATCATTTATGGATTCTGTTTTTAAATCTAATAAATCAGGTTGACTTGGTAACTCCGTTGAAGAATCTATTATACAAGATATATCATCTAATTGTTTTTTTGTAAAAATTGGAGATATAGGAACGGGACAAGATTCAATAGTGTCTAATATATCATCAATATTATCTGTACCTCGTGATTCAATATTATCTGTACCTCGTGATTCAATATTAGAAGCATCTAGTAAATCTGATTTTTGACTAGCTATTGCTCTTTTAATGAGATCATCTAATGTTTTTAAATCGTCTTCTTCGCAACCCACTTTTAATAGTAGTTTTTTTTATTTATTTGATATAAAAAATCCCTCCGAAGAGGGATTTTATTAAAGCAACAATATATTTTTATAATGTTTCTATTCAGCGGCAGTTTGCTCAGATAAAATACATTCTGTAGTTAGAAGTAAACTTCCTATTGAAACCGAATGTTCTAAAGCGGATCTAGTAACTTTTAATGGATCTATTATTCCCTCTTCTATCATGTTTACATATTTACCAGTTCTTGCGTTATATCCATTTACTGTATCTTCAGATAAATCTTTCATTATAACTTCAGGATTTTTTCCAGCGTTATCTATAATTGAAAAGAACGGTTGTTTGCATGCATCTATTAAAATATCTGCGCCAACTCGTTGGTCCTTGTTTTGAAAAATTCCTTCTCCATAAATAGGAGCGTTTAAACTTGCTCTTAGTAAAGAAATTCCTCCGCCTGGAACTATTCCCTCTTCAATAGCAGCTCTTGTTGCACTTAATGCATCATCTAATCTATCTTTTTTCTCATTCATTTCGGTTTCTGAATAAGCACCTATTTTTAAAATAGCAACTCCTCCATCTAGTTTAGCAAGTCGCTCTTTTAAGATTAACTTTTCATTTTCATTTTCTTCATTTTCAATTTTATGTTGAATTTCTAATATTCTAGTTTTAAGAGCTTCTTTATCACCCAATCCATTTATAATAGTTGTTTTATTATGTGTAACGTTTATTTTTTCACACTTTCCTAAAAGATCTTCAATGATTGCGGGATTAATGGATTCTATTTCAAATCCTTCTTCTTCTGAAAGATAAACTCCACCTGTCAAAATTGCGATATCTTTTAATATTTCTTTTTTATTCTTACCAAAGCCTGGGGTTTTAATTGCTCCAACGTCAAGTACACCTTTTATTTTATTCAATATTAATGTTTGAAGTGCATCTCCTTCTAAAGATTCGGCTACTAATATAAATGGTTGTTTTTTATTAGATGCATATTCTAAAAAAGGTAATAATCCTTTCATGCTTTTAATCTTTCCATCATATATTAAAATTAAGGGATTTGTTTGATTTATTTCAGTTTTTTCAACATCTGTTATAAAATATGGTGAAACATATCCTGAACTTATTTGCATTCCTTCTACTACGTCTACGTGAGTATCTGCTGTTTTACTATCCTCTACCGTTATGACTCCATCGAATCCAACTTGTTCCATTGCATCTGCAATAATTCCACCAATTATTTCATCTCCATTTGCTGAAATAGTAGCAACCTGTCTTATAGTATTTATATCTGCTACTTCTTGGCTCATTTCAATTAGTTTTTCTTTTATTAAAACTGATGTCTTATCCATTCCCCTTTTAAGTTCCATTGGATCAAAACCAGCTTCTATCATTTTTATACCGTTTTTAATTATTGCCTGTGCTAAAACAGTTGCCGTAGTTGTTCCATCTCCTGCTTCGTGAGCAACGTTTGCTGCAACTTGTTTAACCATTTGTGCACCTAAATTTTCTATTTCATCTTCTAGAAAAACTTCTCTGGCTACACTTACTCCATCTTTTGTAATAGCAAATTGATTTTGTCTACCTAAAACCACATTTCTACCCTTTGGTCCTAATGTAACTTTAACGGAGTTTGCTAATACATTAACTCCTTTTTCTAAGGACTTACGAGAGTCCGATCCAAATTTAATTTTCCTTGCGTTCATATTGAAAGGTTATTTTTATTTAAAAATTTTAATAATCTATGTCTTAAATCTAATACTTTATATAACTTAGCATTATCTTTTGATATCCAACCAATAAATCCATTTCCTAATTGAATACCTGTTTCTTCTTCTATAATTAATCTATATAAACTAACTTGAATAGAATAATTATTTAAGCTATTATCATATAGGTCATCAAATGGATATAAAAGCTTTTTAAATCTTCCCATAAAATCATCATCTGTAGTAAACTTCTTATTACTTTTCCAATCGCCTATTCTAGGAATATGATTTAATTCAAATAATCCATCTAATGTTCCAGCTAATCCCCATTTTCTTGAAAAAACTCTCTTTTCTTGAAATATTGGTTTTAACTTATATAATCTTTTATCATATATTTCTTTAAAGTTTTGTATTCTTAAAAATAATTCTTCATTGTCTTTGTCATACTTTAAATTTCCAGTCTTTAAGAAATTTTCTATACATTCATGAACCTCTGTTCCAAGGTTTGCTGATTTTTGACCATTTTCTTTCCACTCTAATAAAATATCTGCTTGTGAAATTCCACGTTCAGCTGCTTTTTTAGCAGACCAGTATTCTTTATCAAATGGTTCTTTAAATTGATCTATAAAACCTGTAACTGACTTAAATGTTTGAATTTTATTTGATTTTTTATCTACATATGTATACTCGTGACGTTTCTCATTAAATTTAAAATTGGGATCGTCAAAAATATCAAATGCGCCATAGTCTATCGATTCTTTTATCATACTTTTATATTATACAAACAATTAAAAAATAGTTTTTTGATTTATTGAAAAAGTTCTATGTATAGAGTATCATTTTCTATAATATTAAAATTATAACTAGGATAACATATATAATTTATATTATAATGAGGAATATTAAATGTAAAAGTATCTGATATAATTAATTTTTCAATAGAATATTGTGGACATTGTTTGCAAGGGACAGCTCTCCTAGATGGAGAACATGCATATATTATCAATATTAGTATTAAATATATTTTAAACTTCAACATTTTGATCAATAGGAATTAATTCATACCCGGCTAGCTTTAACATAATATTTGCAGTTGCTATTACATCTCTTTCGCAATATTCAACTATTTCCTTTAATTTATCTTCGTTCCAATATGCATTAGATACCATTGAACCGTCCATGTCTTCCTTTGGAGTAGGAACACCTAATGAAGTAGACAATAGATCTAATGAAACTAATCCGTCTTTCCATGAACCAAAACTCCACACCTCACCTGTGTCTAAAAATGGAAACTCCCAAGGTTTAAGATGGTGTAAGTGTAAACTTTTAGGTAATGCTAATCCATTTATAATAGCTCTTTTTAATATAACGGGTATATCAAAGCTCTTTATATTATGACCAGAAAACCTAAAACCTGTGCTCAGAAATTTTTCAAAAACGTTTAATGTTTTAGCGAGAACTTCTTTTTCATCATCTCCACTATATGTTTTAACACTGTGTGTAATTACACCAGTTGAATTCACCTCTACTCTTCCAAACGATATACATAATACTTTATTAAATTCTGGATGAAGAGCTCCTTTATATTCATACAATTCTGCATCTGTTTTATCTTTATTGTCTTCATACCTATCCCTTAACCAACTACATCGCTTTGCCCATAGTTCTGCTAAACGTGGTTTATGTTTAGTTAATTCTTTAAAATTCTTAAATTCAGTAGCAGTTTCCACATCAAAGAAAACTAATTTGTTAATCTCTTGTCTTGTAAACATATTTTTTATTTTTATATTATATCCATTTTTTCAGAAATGTATGTTTCTAATTTTGTTATCATTGTTTTTAAATTATTAATGTCACCGCTATTAAAAACTTCATTTTTTATTTTATCAATATTATCATAACAATCATATAACTGTCTTAATATATTTTGATATTCTTTAATATCATTCATTATTAATCTCTTTAACTAAATATTTAACATTTTCAATAGATATTTTATTCCATAAATTAACTAAGGTTTCGGCTTTTTTTCTTTTTTTAAAAATAAAAGGCTTTCCGTCTTGGTTTGTTTCAATTCTATTATCGTTTTCCTTTGTTCTAACGATAACATATTTAATATCTTCCATTTTAAATAATTTTTATCACAAAATGAACGTATTTTTAACACGTTAAATATAATTTGAGTATATTATACTAAATATTAACGTATATATAAAAATATATGAATAATATTTTCACAATTGAGGAAAATCCTGATACAAAAAAAAAAATAAGAGTATCCTGGGATGAAATTCATGATGAAATAGACAGTCATGGACACAGTTGGTATACATATGAAATAGAAGGAGTTGGAGAAGATGGATCAGTATGGTTCGGTAACATAGAAGGAAACGAAACCACTGACGACTTTAATGATGAAATAACTGAAATAGAAAAAGAATCAACTGATTCAAACGAACATTTATATTTAAATAATACCATATTTGCATACTCCGGAATTTGGAACATTCGCGGAACTATTAAACACGATGAAAAGGTAAATCAATTAGAAAAAATACCTGTAAAAGAATGGTTTAATGAAATGTTAGGAGCTTTTCCTAATATAGATTATAAAAAAGGTCCACGTCATAAAAAACAACATGATCACTTAACAGATAATAAAAGAATAAAACACCAAATAATGACAGGTAACCTTTTTCCTATACATGTAAATGCTATCCTAAAAAATGAAGATGAAGATTTCGAAATTATTAATATGAATGATGAAAGGGTAATAGTGGCAAGTGAAAGCGGAATAATTAAAAATAATTTAAGAAGTTTTAAAGGAAAAAAAACTGATGCGATTATTAAATATTTAATTTAATTGTTTGCGTACGCTACTTAAGTAATAATTAAAGTAAAATTTAAAGTAACTACTAAAGTATACTCCCACCCTCCTACCCTATTATACTAGACTCTAAAAAAGAGTTTTACTATTTATAGAATTATTTTAATTTTTATTTGAATGAAACTATATGTAGATAAAGTAATATAAAAGTATAATCTATTATAATAAAAATAATATTTAAATGAATGAATATAATAGGTATAGATTTTTCTATCCTATATCCTGGAATTTGCATCTCTAATAATTTTAGAGATTTTAAATGGATTGCGGTTACAAACAATAGACTTAGTAAAAAAGATGACAATTTAATAGACACTATAAACAACTCTTACAATAATCTCACAATAAAAAAATTAGGAGAACGAGAAAAGAAACACGAAATATATCATATTAACGAAAGAAACAAACTAACGAACTTTGAAAAATTAACAAATGTTATAATTACTGAAATTAAAAAACATACCTCTAACGCTACTGATAATATAATAGCTATTGAAGGAATTTCCTTTGGTTCAAAAGGAAACAGCTTAGTAGACATTTCACAAGCAACTGGTATACTTAAATCTAAATTACTTAACGCCTTAATCGACTCATCAGATAAATTTTTTGTATTTAGTCCAAGTGAATTAAAAAACGCAATTGGGTGTAAGGGAAATGCTTCTAAAATAGATGTGTTTCTAAAATTTAAAGAAGATCCTATAATTGAAGAAGTAAAAAACTCAGATCTTTTTAAATTACTTAATAAAGAAGATTCCATTTTTAATGGTAAAAATATTAAGTCTCCTTACATGGATATGGTAGATTCATACTTACCTATTTTAAAAATTTACAATATTTTTAAAAATAACGATGAATAACATGCAATATAAAAAGCAGCCACAGAAAAGAATAAGAAGAAAAAAAGGAGATAAAAATTACATTAACAACAAAGAATTCACAGAATCAGTTATAGAATGCAAGAAAAACGATGAGCTTTCAGATTTCACAATTAAGTGTTTTATTACACTTGCAAATCGCGCAGTTGAGAAATTATATTTTAGAGACTATCGAGATAAAGAAGACTGTATTCAATCTGCTCTCGTAGATTGCATAAAATATTGGAGAAATTTTGATCCAACGAAATCTACTCCACCTAATGCATTTGCGTATTTTACTCAAATGTGTAAAAACGGTTATGCAAAAGAATGGAAAAAAATTCATAGGAAAACTGGTTTGCAAGACGGTGAAAATGTTGAAACCATATCCTTAAATATGAAAGGCGATAGCTCAGTATATACAATTTAATTTTCTTTTTTTTATATAATAAATAATATAAATTAAGTCATGTAAATGGTAGCCAATAATCTTTACTTTTTTGATAAGAATGGAGATTCTTTAAATCTTCAAATTAATTCAGAAACGGGTGCATGGGAAGGGACGATTTATTTCGAACAACTTTCAATAGCACTATTTGATAATGAAAACATTTTTATTGTAGAAAAAGTAGGTACTGATTATAAGTTTCCAACACTATCTCCAGGACAGGCCATTGTTATGCAATGGGAAGATTCAAAAAATGATGTATTTTTCCTATATGATGTAACAAAAGAAGTTAAACTAGATGGATATTTTCTAGATAAAAAAGAAAATATTACTATAAGCTATGATGATATTCTTCCAACTTCGGATGGATCTAATATAGACATCAGCTTACCTCTACAAGCAAACATAGCATTTAATCCAAATGCCGAAACAGAATTTAGAAGAACTTTAAAGATTTATTTAAAAGACTATAGCAGTCCAAATGAATCTCAATTATTAGCGAAATTAGATTTTTATGGAGAAGGAGAAGACGAAGATGAAAGATTTAAAATATGGATTCAGAATTTTGGTATTAAATTTAATAAAGCAGATGCTAATATATTAGCAGATTATGATATTAAAGAAGCATATCCCGATTGGAAAAAAATTAATGAAACTAGAAAAGGTCTACTTGTAAATAAGCAAGATATTTTTCCATATATTGGAACATATAGAGGACTTGTTAATTTCATAGATATGTTTGGATATAAAGATGACTTGCATATTCAAGAATATTGGAATAACGTAAATAGAAATTCTCCATATTATAATAAACTGTTTCTAGTTGATTTAAAAGACATATTGGATGATGGTAAAATTGATAAATTAAATCTTCTTAATAATAACAAAAACTTAAAATTTGGAAAGCAGTTTGTTAAAACAGAGTTTTTAGCCTTAACATATGAATTTACTAAAGCATCTGATGATTACGATGATGATGGTTTACCAATCGTAGTTGAAACCACTGAATTTTCAGTAGATGAAATTTTTTATAAGTTAAATAGACTTTCAGACAAACTTAAAAATGAAATAATACCAGTCAATGTTATCATAAAAGATATAATTGGTGAATTCGTATATTTTAATAAGTATACTTTAAAGTATTGGAGAGACGATTCTCATATTTTAGATTATAACTTAAATGAAATATCTAAATTTAAACACTATCCGACGAGTGAAGTAGACTTAACATTAAGATGCTTAGATCCAATGTATAGGCAACAATATGAAACTGGCGTAGAATTAGGAGTTGTTCAATTTAATGAAAACTCTCCTAATCCATATGAATTTCTTCAAAAATATGGATCACAGGACGTGGGTGGAATATCATCATATATTAATAGTTTTTATGAAGCAATTAAAGATGAGAGATATCCAGACATTGGAAAGAATTTAAGTTGGGAATTTGGAGATAGTCCAGATAAACCAATAGGTGCACCCATTATTTTAGAAATGGATATAACACGGTTTACCTTTGAAACATTTAAAGGTGTTACATGGGAAGATTTAGATTCTCCAGGACCAGGTATTCCTAAATATTGGACATTACAAAATTTAGATTTCAGAAACATTTATGAGATAACTTGGGAAATAACAAAACCTGCGCCAGAACCATATAATTTTAAATATAAAGGGAAAGCTATAGATTTTTATAAGCTTCCTCATTTTTTACCATATACTGGTGAATATTTAGTTAAGCTTTATTTTCACACATTTAACGGCGATACTATTCCATTATCTCAAGTTATTACTGTTACTGATAAAAAACCTGAAATAATAGCTTTTTCTAGATTAGAAGATAAATTTGATTATAGAATAAACAATTTAGACAATGTTCAACTGAGAGACTTTGGAGCATCTACTTTCTATTATCCTAAAGTTAACGTCATAGACAATGAAGATAAGAATTTTAATGTATATAAAAATGTACTTGAATGGGAATCTTATTTTCAAAATAACTATGGTACAGGAAAAAACATATATGATGTAGAAATATATGATGAAAATACACAAACATATATTCCGTACAGTGATCCGTCTCAGAATAGTCCTAAATTAGATTATTGGGGACTTGGAAGTAATACTCCTCCTTTTAAATTAAAAGATTTTCAAGGAATGACATTCGAAGATCTTTATTTTACAAGACTTACTGATTTAATATACCAAGGAGATTTTAATGCAGGTTTTTATATGACAACGCCCACGGCGGGCGATACTATTACTATATCTTTATATTCTCCATATGTTCTTCCAAATTTTACTTCTTTGCAAAACCTAGCAGACAAATTAAATGCTTCAGATCATCCCGGAATACGATTATACAATTACGAAGTAATAGATGATAAGATTCATGCACAGGCAGAATATTTTAGTAAAGAAATGTATCACATATTATATATGCCATGTCCAAGCGTAAGTCCCGGTCCCATTCCTTCTGGTCCGGTTTGTAATGGTTCAATAACATATGTTGCCGGTAGCCAAAAGAAAATTCATAAGCTTGTTAATTTTACAGGAGACTGGATAGACGTAACTCCAGATTTTCCAAGCGGTCCAGTGCCAGGTTTTGAAGTACTGTATTTAGACATAATGACAGAACCAAATAAAGCTAGTAATGTTATTGTATGCGGAGTTTCTGCTATAAGTTCTGATGTATCTCCTGAGGAAGATTACGGCGGTGGAATAAAAGTATCCTATGATGCAGGGGATAACTGGTTTCAGCCAGGTGGAAATTGGAAAGATGAGGAATATGTTTTTCCATGGTCAACAACGGAAGGCAGACATTGGAACAGAGTGTGGTGGTTGAATTCTAAAATAATATATGCAATAGGAATAGACGGGTACCTAGTTAAAAGCGTCGATGCAGGATTAACCTTCAATATGGTAGGATATTGTCCCGCATATACCGGTATTAAAACGTGGTGTGATGGAGAGCCTTCGTTAAGTTTTCACGTAATAGAAGGACCTTCCAACGACGCCAGTGATGATATAATTGTTGTGATACGAGATAATTTTGTATATAAAAGCACAGACAGCGGATTAACATGGACCACTTTAAATAGCGGAAATCCACTAGCTCCGGTTAATCCGTGCGGTGGAGATTTTACTAGAGAATCATTTGGCATATTCATATCAAAGGATCAGCAAACCCTAATCGCTGGATGCATAGACTGGGTCGGCGAAATAGGAGGAATATTTAAAAGCACAGATGGTGGAACTACTTTTAATGTAGTTTTCGATTGGTTCATGGATTTTCCATCGGTTTCTCCATTTGATCCTGATTTCTTTTTTCTACCATTTAGATTAGCTTGGAACCCCACGTCTGGAGACAACATAGATCATTTTTGGGTAACATGCGGCGGCAGTGAAGATGCACAAAAAGATGGAATTCTTATGAAATCTACCGATGAGGGAGATACTTGGGAAATTAATCACTTGGACGGAAGCGCACTGCCCGTTGATAATACAAATGCTCTAATTGCTTCACATTTTCATACCATAACCGATGGATATACGACAGGTATTGGAACAGTAGATGTACCGGATAATGCTATAAAACAAACGTCAGACGGTGGAGACTCGCTTACTTCTTCTCCAAATCAATTAGTACCATCTCCTGCATCTGTATTTTTCACCATATGGACAGGATACGAATGTGAAACACCTACCACTTTAATTAGTCCATTGAGTCCGGGTTGTCAAAAGGGTGATAAGTACACGTTCTTCCATCCCAGAAATGCATATTCTCAACGGTTAGTAGATTATTTAAAAACCACATTTCCTGCATTTGACGAAGAAACATTGTTTTTATTTTCTAAGACAAGTGATATGATATCTGGCGCAGTACAGGATCCATACTTCTGGGTAGACACAGATTATTGGAGATGGAAAGATGATAGACAAAGAGGATTTTTACCAACTACTATAGATGAAAATGCATTTAGCATAACTAACATTAAGTTGTTTAACGAAAGATTCGAGGTTCCAAAATTTGCACCGGTATTTTTTATAGTAAATAACATCTCTGCAAAACAAGAATTTATTTGGACTCTAATAGATGAACATACTCAAGAAGAAATTATTAGAGTAAAAGGAGTTCCATTTTTTGTATGGAAATTTAAAGATTTAGGCAAATTTGCATTAAAAGTAGAAGTAACGGATAAATCAAATAGTACTTATTCTGAAGAAATTAAAAACTTTATCACCGTAAATGATAAAATAATATATAGAAAAAATGTTGAGCGAAAGCTCGACGATAGAAAAATAAATATACTAAGTTAGTAATTTATTTTTTATAAATAATTAAAATAATTGATAAAAAATGGCATTTTCACCAATTGACATTCCTATACAGGAAATTTTAGAAACAGATTTCATCGTAGACATTAGGACAATAAACAATTCCAACTTTCTTTTAATTAAAGATAGAGTAGAAGATTTAATTAATAATTTAGAAATAGACGTAAATACTCTTTCTATTGGAACAGATTCACCGATTAGTTATATTAAAGCTGATTCTGTTATAATGGACGATACTGGTTTCATTTTACAGACAGGAACGCCTTCTGTTATTATATCTTCTTTAACAAAAAATGGAAGCGACCAATCAGTATTAAACGTAGATATTTTACAAGTAGATGTTTCTATAGATGCAGATTCCTTAAACATAAATTCAGCATTAGTAATTGATGATTTAACGGTAGATGGAAACACAACCTTCAATCAATCTTTAACAACGACAGCTGCTGTTATGGAATCTAAAGAATCTATAAGCTCAACACTTTCAGACAATGCAGGCGTTGCTGAAACAACCATTACTCTAACCAGTGATACTAAACAGAATATATTCTTAACACTAGAAGCAGATGTAAGTGTATACACGTTTGGAGCACTTGTTGCAGGATTAACTAGTTTAAATGTCATAATTGATTTCGATGTAGCCAACCCTCCAGCTCAAAACGCAGAGTTTACTATTTACATAGACAATGTTGTTGAACAAGGAACTGGATTAACTATAATAGCAGATGTCAATGCTTATGGTGGAACCGGATTAAATTTAACAATTAATGCAGGAGTAAATCAAAGCACTGGAAATCCTATAATTTTACATAGTGATTTAGTAGCGGCTGGATTAGCGTTAGGAATTCAAATGACAGAATTAAAGGAATTAAATTCTTTATCATCTATGCTTTATATAGTAGATGGTACAGGAACAGATAGGATAATGTTGAAGTCTTTAATAGAGATGGATATATTCTAAAAATATATGTATATTAAAAAATGGCAGTTACACCGTTAATTAAACCAATACAGAACAAGAAGGGTATATTATATAACTTTCAAAGTTCTATAGAAGACATACAGCTGAATCTAACCAACAACCCCAATGGTGTTAGATATTCGAAGTTTGCGCTTCTTAGGATTCCTGAAATAGGAACTCCAGATACGCTAGCGACTGATAATAAAATACAGTTTTTGGCTCCGGGTGAAACTCCATTAATAGATGGTTTAAGTACAAACAATAATGTTAATTTAGCTGATAGTTTTGAAAACTATGCATTAAACTTGGAAGCACTTTTAATAAGTAGAGATCAATATGATTATGAAGAAAAATTAACGGTTGCAGAAAGAGTATTTTGGAAATGGTTAAAGGAACTAGGAGCTATTCGTTTTCAAGACGCAAATAATATTCAAAAAAACGTAGACGCATTAGGAACAGCTAAGAGGTTTGTAGAAACAGATGAAACTCTATCTACATACAATAGCGTAGTTAAATATGTCGCAGACATTGACGTAGTTAATTCAATACGATCAACTGAAAATGCTTATACTGAAATATATTTACACGTACCGACTAGTGCTGGAACTACGCCATATGTTTTATTTAAATCTATAAAGGATGAGAATTATTTTCCTAATTTAACTATAACAAATAATCCACCTGACCCATTAGATATAGAATATTTAAAAGGTAGACATTTCGATGAAATTCATCCATTTGGCTTGAGTATGAAAGCGTTCTATGACAGAGATGATGGAAGCGTTAATACAGAAATTACAAACGACCCAGCCGATCCAACCTCTTTATTGCCTGGAAATTGGTATACTGAAGTTACTAATAATTCTTATTTCACAGATGACTATAGTTCAACCGGTGAATATGATGTAGCGGAAGATCAATTACTGAGAAAACAACTTGGACCAGCAACGGTTGATTATGTTAGATCAACACTAGATGGCATATCAATAGATTTTAATTTAGAAAATTATAAACTAGCTGCTGAAAACCAAGAAATAAAAGTTTTTTCACAATTTAACGATTATGTTCAAAATAAAAACTTTGAATATAATGCAGTATTGATATATTACGATGTATTTGATCCAAATAATTTGGATACAGATGGAAATCCAATAGATACTAAAACAAATCTGTATGGAATTTTATTTTTAGACAAAGTAGAACAAGAGGGATTGGAATTTATGATTCCACCTATAACTAAATACATGCCAGATCCACTTAATGGAACTAATGGTAATTCATTTTCTCATAAAGCAAATTTAAAACTTGATACGTCTATTGAAAACGTATTAGTTGAACGATCAGTTAATGATTATTCTACTTTTTCATTAGATTTATTTCTAGACGTTTTAACACAATTTAAACAATTACAAACACTATATAACAATAAGCTTTTAAAATTAGAAAGCCTAGAACAACAGGTTGATAATTTAAAAGACTTATTAATAAATCAACAAGATCAAAACGAATTAAATATTAAAGTTGATAACTTGGAAAAATCGGTAGAAGCAAGTCAAGCTCTTTTTGACAATACAGATGCTGTTATTAAATTAATAGATAATGTAAATGATAAAGTAGATGATATAATATCAGGAAATGCATCTATTCAGATTTCTTATAATTTAGACACAATTAGACCAGGATCGGGAATACAAGTTGACAGAAGTACGCCAAATAGGCTTAAAATAATAAATTCGAATCAAGAATATAATATTGAGAATACTTCTATAACTAATGTTTATTTAAATAATAATATTAAATTAGGAAAATTTACAAATTATATTAGACACGAAAACAGTGGCGTTGAAATAAACCTAACTAAAGACTTTGAATTATTTTTAGATGATTCATCCATTCAATGGTCAAAGGGACAGACGTTACGTTTAGTTTTCAAAGACCCTATTGATTTAGGAATATACAATATTAAAATATACACGGATTCTTTAAATAGTTTAAATCTCGGTTCATTTGGTAAACTGATATCGGTTTTGGACAAAACAGATTTTTTACCAGACAATGCTCCAATGTTTGACATAACATGTGTAGATAGCAATAGTCTTGAATTTAAAGTGGATAAAATAAGATAATGAAATGGGATTAAAGACACAAAATACATTAGAAGAATTATTAACACGATTAGCGGTTGATATACAAAATATGAATTCGTTTCTATATAGTTTAAATACTATGCTAGAATCGAAATCGGACAATGTAGATATTACTCAAACATATGACGATGGGAGTCAATATTCCATAACGGTTCCTTCATTTGGATATTTAAAAGGAAAAATCGATGATCTAAATGAAAACTTTAATACATTAATTAATACGAATGATGACGTAATAGGTATCAAATCTGAAAACGGAGACGTTAGAAAATTTGAATTACAAAAAGTATCATCTCTTATTTCTGATTTAGAAGATGTTGAAACAACGTCATTTGAAGTACCAAACGATTTTAGAATAAAGAACAATTGGTTTTTTGAATCCTTTTTAAATCCGCTATTATTTGTCAGTGTAGATTTAACCTCCATATTAACAGATGATATGGACCAGTTTGCTGTAAAAAGAATAATAATTAATTCAATAGAAGACGATGACTTGGAATATTTCGATGATAATTATAAAGGAAATAATAATCTCATATTAGATAACATTACTTCTGAATTAGAAGATAAAGGAATAGACTATATAGAAGACGATAACATAGTTGCACTTCCGGTAGGAATCAATAGGTATAGAGGAAACTTCGATGTATTAAGAATATTTGAAGAGGAAATAATTGAAACAGTAAATGACACCAATTTAAGCGTAGTTAGAAGACGATATAAATTGAGCACATTGTTTTATAATGACGTATTAGATTCCAGTGAAGGTTCAAAAATATTAGCAGAGGGCAATAGATTAATTACTCAAGATGATTCAGAATACGAAGTTGTTTCAGTAAACGTTACAAACTCAGAAGTCGTATTAGAAAGAATATTTGGAATAGATCCAATAACAATAGGAGCAGATATTCTTAAAATAAAACCGGTAATATATCGTGTTCCAGAATTACAAGTAAATGTCGGTTTTAATGAAAGAGAAATAATATTTGTAAAACCAATCAGTAAAAAGAATAATTTAACAACCGATGGTTATTCAAATGGATTTGCTGTATATACAAATGAATTAGTAATGCAACTAGATGATGATAGTCAAAGTTCATTAGAGGATTATTATAATAATTTTGTTGCAGATTTTGGAATGATACTATTAAGCATGGCAAAGGAACAACAAAAACCCGCTATTGTTGCTCAGACTCCAGATTCACCCGTATTAGATGCAGCTAATTTTCAAGTCGTTCAAGTAGACGCACATATTAAAGAAGCTGAAAACGTAATTGGTTTACAAAGTAAAGTAAAGGAAAAAGAAGATGTGTCTTCTCAACAAAAAGAAATAGATAGAAAGATCACAGACCTTAAAGCAGAAATAACAACTAAGGTTAAAACACAGGCCGAGAAACAAAGGATTGAAAAATCTATAAAGGAAAAAACAGAAAAAAGAAAAATATTACAGGATAGAGTATCAACTCTAGTAAAAGATATTACATTAACGGTTGCATCTACTCCACAGTTTGTTACTCCATCTAAATATAAAGTAAGAGGCTTTTGGGAAATTCCATCCGCCAAGTCTTCACCGTATGGAGATCAACAAGTTGTTCAGTTTATTTATAGATATAGATATTTAAGTAAAAAGGGAACTGCGCCAAACGCTACGCAAAGTGAATTTATAGAAAAAGATGGAACTAAGAAATTTGCAGTGTTTTCCCCATGGCAAGAAATTAAAACTAAGCCTAGGGTTAAGGCATTAGATGAAGATACCGGACTATATGTATGGACAACTGAAAATGTTTCAGATGCAGATGAAGTTAATACTAATCAGCTAGCGATTTCAATAAGAAAAGGAGAAATAGTTGAAGTTCAAGTAAAATCATTATCAGAAGCAGGATGGCCATCTAATCCAGCAGAATCGGCGTGGTCAGAATCAGTACAGGTGGAATTCCCACGAGATGTTGAATCTGCTGAAGAAGGAACTATTATTTCTCAAAAAGTATTTGCTGAAGAATCTAGAATTCAATTTGAAGAAGAATTAAATGCTAAAGGATTAGATCTACATTTAGATAGTCAATTTACAACCGGCGATAGGTTTTTTGCACACGTTGCATCAAATATATCAAGTGGATTTTTTACAACAGAAGGAAATGTAGTTGATTTATATGAAAAATTAAAATCAATAGAATCTTCTATTCAATCCCTACAGCAGTCTATAGAATTAGCAAAAGGCGTTATTAAAGTAACTATGATTGATCCAGATGGAAACACTTTAGAAGTAAACAATGGTCAAACGCTAGAAGTATTTGGCGGATTCTATAGAGATTTAATAAAAGATACTACTAGTGGAACGGTGGTGTATAATCATGGTAGAATAGTTACTAGACAATATATAATGAATATAGAAAATACTTCGCAAACTGCTCTTGAATTATTTTCAACACTATATGGAGGAATTGATATACTTGCACCAACTTCTAATCCTAGTGCCTTTCCAACGGAAGACTATCACGTCAATAGAAGATATGATATTGTTCCTTTAGGAATAACAGAAATTGCAAGCTCCCAAATAGGAGAATTTAAAGAGCCGCCTAGTTTACAATCAGGACAAGTTAAAAGTCAATATACATATTCAAGATATAAAAACTTTGGATTCGGTCAAAATTTATATGAATTTGATCCAATCAATGGGACAAGTGGATCTAATTATGGACTAGTTGCTGCATATTCATATAATGGTCAAGTTATAGGAGCAGATACTGTTCCGTATAATTGGGGTCATTTTTTACCATTTGATCCTACAATATCAGCTGCCGCTGTTTCTACTACAACAGACGCAGACGTTTGGGTTGGAACAACAAATCTAACGGGAGATCCAATAGGAAATGGAAATCTCAGTCAATTTTGTATACATAAAGATCACCCGTCTCTATTAACCCTGGGTAATTCATTTAACATATCGGCTGGTACTAATTTAGAAGATACTTTTAGACCGGTGTTTGATGGAGGAGTAACTATTTTAACAACTGCTACTCAAGAACAACTTCCTTTTGCGCAAGGTTTACATTTTGAAACATCTGAAAATGAGCTAACGAATATATTTAATGTAAATTATTTAGAACAGGCAGCGCGGGTAACCGCAACAAATCCAGGCGGAGTCGCTCAGACGGCTAGAACAGATGAAAACTATCCTATAAAATTAGGGTTTACACCAGAAGATGAATATTTAGTGGGTAAATATACATGCGGAGCATATCTTTATCCGTTTCCTTTGAATTATAGTGTTATTTCAGTTGAAGGAAACAATCCTTTAACTTCAGCTAAAGTTGTTCAATATGGATCTGAGAATTCTATTAATATTCCTATATTATTTCAATTTAGGTGTTCAGACAAACTAGAAAACGTAGGAGGATATAGACTTAATGAGTCTTTAACCAATATAAAATATACAAAGAAAATAGGAATCGATTTGTATATTAAAAATGACGTTCCTTTTTCTTTTGATTTACAATTAAGTTGTAGATATAAAAAAGTAACTAGTTTAGATGCACCGATTGTTCCTTCAAGTGGTCTAACTAGTGTAACATTTTAACACTTAGATGAAAGACTTAGAATATAAAAAAATATTACAAGACAGTTCAAGTTTCCAATTAGTTAGAACTAATCCTAAATTAACGTCGAATATTAAGTTCACTGTTAATGAAGCTGGAAATATGTGGTTAAATTCTATTGATGTTATTTCTAATTTAACAAATGACATTTATAAGAAATTTCCAATAGACGTTAATTTAAATCACCCAACTAATATATTTAGGTTTTTTGATTCTGGTAAAACTCCTTCCGAATTAGCATTTGCATATAGAGAACACGTTAGTAAAACCACAACGTCTAAAGACTATAAAGATCAGTTTGATTTTTCTCATTATTTTTCTGGAGCTAGATATTTACCATCTAAAGAATATGAAGAAAGATTATCTTATTTTGCACCACTATATTTAAAAAAGAGCTTACCTGATTACTTTGTTATATTTAAAGTAAAGGACCCAATGAATTACAAAATAGATGTTTCTGTTTCAAATTATCCATATGATAAAGAAACATTTATGAAGGATATGTTTAGAAATTCAACAATAATTAAAACATTTGATCTAAGAGAATCTACTAAAGTTGGCTTATACTTAAGAAAATATTTATCGGATCCTAATTTTCCAATATCTCCATTAACAGTTGATTTTCAAGAAGACGCATTTACGCAATTCAACGGTATATTAATGGACTCCGGTGCATTTGGTAGCCGCAGTGAAATATTAGATGATTTTTATTCAAGGTCGAGTCCGCTTAAACATTTTGAACAAAACATTACAAATGGATTTGAAAGAAATGGAATAATATATCCTAACATATTTAATATGGAATTTATATTTAACGATGACACATCTGAGATATATGATTTCAATAGATATGTTGGTTTTTATGTAAACACCATTGAATTAGAAAAATTAAAAACAGATATTGAAAGACCCTATATTCAAAGAAAAACTTGGCAAAATACTCCGTCCTTTAGGAGAGAAATAAAAGAAAACGAAGATATAATAATAGAACAAGAAAATACACTTGGTGTAGAATATCCATATAGAGATACTTCTTTGACTATGTCAGAATTTGAATCAAGCTTTGATGACAAGGATAATTTTTACATGAATTATATCACAGATAGGGACAATAAATTATATTCTTTTAATCTTGGAGACCTCCCGGTTATTCCAGACATAGATTCACTGGGAACTGAATTAGATACTGGAATAATAAACCTATCCAATACTGAAATAGATCTTGGAAAATTTATAGGTCCCGGAATAACCTTTATGCAAGATGATGGATTCGTAAGCAATAATAAAGGACATTCTAATGGATATATTAAAATTTTATCTGAATTAAATAATTTAGACGTTATTAAATTTTATCATCCAAATGGAACAAGAGATGATGTTAATGGAAAATATGACGAATTCACTGCCACAATTGGATATGCAAATGCTCCTAATCCAGGAGACTTTTATTATTTTAATGATCTTAATGATGTAAATGGAAGTGATACTTTTTACTTCAACGCAACAGGAGAAATAGAAGAAATTGCAAGCGCAATAAATGGGTGTTTAAATGAGGTATCTCACAGATCATACAAAACCGTATTAATGAACCAATATGTTTTTGTAAAAGTAGCTGCGTCTGGTGATCATGATGATAAATTTGCATTTGAGTTTTCTTCTGATTTAGGAATATATGATAATATTGAAATAAAGGAAACCACAGGAAGTGATTTAATATCTAACATTTTAACATTTGCAGGTGGATCTAAATATGGAGGAAATAGATTAATTGCTGATGCAACAAACAGAACAAAATTACAAAATAATATATCTAATCTCTTAGTAAAAACAACAGAGGGATGGTCTAAAGTGATTAAAATATCAAACTATGTAGATACTATTAATGAAGCTAATTCTTTAACAGGATCTTCTAGATCATCTAGTATAAATGATTATTTCGATAAGATAGCTATTGTATTAGAAGAAGATCAGCGTCCAGAAATAACATATAAAGAATTTAATATTAATTTATTACATAATCCATCTTTTGGATTCTTATCATTTTTACCGATTAGAGATTTTGATTTTAATTTCTATAATAGCGAATATCTTAATTTCCCTATAAATGATTTGTATAAATTTTATTATATACCGGAAAATGTAGACCTATTAGTTCCTGGAGAAATATATGAAGTATATGGACAAGGAAGTATAGTCTATGAAGGCATGGTAGTTAATAGCGGAAATACCTTTACAGTAAATATTGAAAAGTCATATTCTGTAGAGTCAGGAAATCCGGTCGTTTCATTTAAAAACGTAGATTTAAGTGGAACTATAGGCTCTTCTATTGTTCCAATCAATGATCAAAATGAAGAATTAAAAGATTTTGAAGGATTCTTTTTATTAAAAGATCCAAGTAAAGTTGTTCCAGATGAAACCGATGAAGCATTCGCTAGGAAACAAAGATATTTAAATGGAATAGCTAGCACCGAATATGATTTTTATAAGGAAAATTATACAAAGGATTTTGCGTTAGTTTCTAAAATGATACCATACATAACTAAGTGGTCTCTTTTAAATGGTAGAGATTCTAGAAATAATCCTTATAGACTTAATACTGAATTAATGTTTGGTTTTAATAATTTCTCTCCTAGTCACGATGACACTACCCAAAATCCATCTAACTTTACACACGAATGGTATTTTTTAGAATCATCATTTGACTATGTAAACACAGAGCAAACTATTAAATTAAATAATAGCTATTTTGAAGAAGCATTAGACTTAACAAAATTATTAGAAGAAAAAGATTATTTCGTTAATTACTTTACATATACTCCAACGTTAAATGGAGAAGAGGTTGGCGAAACACAAACCAGATATTCTATAATTAATAAAAATCAAGCCAATGAGTTTGAAACTTTTATAAAGGGTTTTAAAAGCATGGTGAGAGATGTAATAGATCCAAATGATATAGGAGCAGATGGTAAACCAATTTTTAATCCAAATTCAAATAGATTTGAAGACTATAAGTTTTCATCACTGTTGCGTTTTGTAAAAGAAGATATTAATAAGAATGGAGATGCCCCTGTTTCTTATAAGTATATAGAACACAAAGATTTTAAATTTATACTATTATTAATAGAAGTTAGAATAAATGACCTAAACAATGTAGACGAGGTGTGGAAAACGCTAGATGCAATGAACAGTATCGAGTATGGTGGAGTTGTTACTCCTCAGTTTTCAGTATCTGGTGCGCCTGGAGATGATAACTTTTTGTTAACCCCTGATTCAGGAACACTTGGAGAAATGTATAATTCTATTAATGGAGATTATAAAGTTAATTATGGAATAGATCCAATCTCCGGATTTGATATTTCAGATGCAACATATGCGTTTTTATATTCCATGAAACACAAGAAATATAATAACTTATTAGATAATTTTTCTAATATAAAACTTAGTTCAAAATTAGATATAAGTGCATCTGGTTTTGATCCAGTAACAATGACTATTGAAAAAATGGATAGTCCGGTTCTTACTAACTATCCTTCTTCTTTAAAAGATGAAATTAATGTAATAAATTCAAATACGTTCATAATGCCACGGTTCCTAACTACGAATACTGATTTTTTCGTTGACGAAGCAATTGGAATAATTCCACAGCATACAAGTAGAATGGTAAGTATACAAAACAATAGTGTTAATTTAGAAACAAATAATTCATATGTGTTAATTGATGAGACCGGTGCCCTTTCAAGTAGTCTTCCGAGTTTCATACCATCTAGTGTATTTTTAAACTTTTATATTTTTAAAGTTATGACCGGTGGAGGTGGATATTATGAAAAACTTTTCGAGAAAATTTCATTTGCAACGTTTAAAAGATACGTGAATGAATTAAATCCAATAATTGAATATTTAAGCTATTCATTAGATAATAGTGGAAGTCCAGTTTTGTCTAGTTCTCCAAATTATTATTTAGATATACCAAGTGTTGAGTCAATAACTAAAACGACCGGGTTGGTTACACTACCTGATGAAAATAAACCTTCGAATTATTCCTTTTCAGATATTATAGGATATGATTATTATGAATCAGACTTAGATAATACATATGACATAAATCGATATAGAGGAGAATATGAACCAATATTCAATGACGTAATGTTTTTTAATTCTAAATACTCTTTCGTAGACAATAATATATCTGATATTAATTTAGGAAATATATCATTTAATATAAATGTTAATTTATTTGGAGAAATACAAGACTTTGCTCACATAAAGATAGCCGATACTAAAATATTAGACTTAGAGGCAAATGATCAATTTGAACCAGTTTATGAATTAATAAATGAAATAGCTATTGGAAAAGAAAACTATTTTCTATTAGATTCCAATTGGGACTATGGCTTTCATTTTAAATACACCAATAAGATAGATTATAGCCCTGTCGCAGGAACCCTTAGAATAGAAGAAGATGATTCTTTCATAGGAAAATTAATCATTCTTCCAGAAGTTATAGAATTAGAAAATTTTGATATAATATTATTAGATGAAACCGTTTCATTAGATACGGTTAATTTAGATAATATAGAAATAGTAGCAAAAGAAGAAAGCGATAGTTTAAAAGGATATATTAATATCAATAATGTATTAACTAGATATTTAATGGAAGATGGAATAACTCAAAAATTCAATGAATATCTAGTTAACGAAGAAATATATTTAGGACCATATGATAGTATAGATTCATATGTTAAAGAATATATTAAAATAAATATATTAAAGCTTTTTGAATTAGACGATTTACAATTTTATTCTAAATTAGATAGAGAACTTATTTCAAACCTTGAAAATCCAATTAATTTAAACTCAATAGAATTTAGATTTTTAACAGACAAAGAGAGGTTCGAGCAAAGTTATTCGATTAACAAAAATTTAGAAATAAATAAATTCAAGAGACTAATACTAGAATTTAACTTTAGAAAGATTAGAAAGAGTGGAATGTTAGTAAGTCCAAAAATAAAAATTAAATTTATTTAGATATGCCAGTAACTATAAACTTAAAAGAATTGTTCGCAGCTGATGCTCAAACAATGTTTACTGATAAGATAAATTATAATTTTAACAAGATGTTAGAATTAGGTATCGGTGAACAGGGAGCAACAGGAAATACGGGTCCAACTGGATCTGCTGGACCTGCGGGAAACACAGGTTCTCCCGGACAAAGAGGAAACAAATGGTTCGTTGGAACGAATGACCCAAATGGTCAAACTTTCCCAGGACTAATAGATAGTGATTTTTATTTAGAAACAAATAGTAGCGCAATCTGGCAATATGCCGCTGCAACAGATACATGGACACAGGTAACAGATCTTTCTCAAGTTATCATAAATATAATAGATCAAATAGGAAGCCCTTTCGTTAGAGGAATTGGAGAAACCTCTCCTCTAGATGATAGGTATATCTTATTTGCACATAGGGGAAATACAATAGCTGCTGTAAACACCGATGTTACATTAGGAAACGTTTCAGATAATGATATGTTGTTATTAAATAATTGGAATGAAACGGTTATTGATATTGAAAACTTTCCAATTGATACAAACGAATTATTTAATTCACTAGCTTTCATATCTGTAGATCATTCTCTTCTTCCAACCGGAAGATATCATTTAGAAATGGGATCAACATATAGCGATCCCCATGTTTCACCAGCCGGAATATATTTAAGTGAGTTAAATCATAATCACAAAGTTAGATTTTTCAAAGAAGACGTGTCTGGAACGTCTTCAACAAATACTTGGATTAATATAACTAGAAATTCAATGTCTGTTCCCGAGACAGTTGCTATTTCTAATATAGATCAAAATGCGCAATATGAATTTATAACTCCACGATTTAGTACATCAACTGCTATACAGCAAGCAAATGTCACATTAAAAATAGGTGGTAGGTTTGCTTTAGAGGAATATTTTCCTACCCCTACAACCATGGTTGATGGAATATTAATAACAGATGGATTCATAGCTACACAATTTGGTGTACTTGATGATTTTGATTCATCAAATAATATTCCATCTAGTTTATATTCAGCTACGCATATCGCAGCAATTAGCGTTAATAATGCTCCATTATATATTGATAATACTTTAATGTTTGATGATAATATTTTTCAATCACATGGTGACTATTATCAAATTCCAAATAGTGATTTAGAAATTGTTGGAAACGATGAACAGATACTATATGGTTTTTTAACAGCAAATCAGTTTAGAACAGGAATTGCCTCTAATGGAACATACACAGTAGCCATTGCTGGTAATCCTGAATATAACTCAGTTCCACCAGCCGCGGCTAATGGAGCAATTAGTACTACGCCAGGTGGTATAATTATTTTAGATTTGCAATCTTCATATCAAAATGGACAACAAGTTATATTAAATGCCGATACTTTTTCGCACTCTAGATATGAAATAACTGCCAATCAAGGAACCGATAATCATGGACAACTTATAAATGGGAGATATGCAAAAAACACCATTGCATTTGGATATAATGCATTTCCTGCCACATATATACGAGATATTGATATAAAAGGAAAGTACATATATTGCTTACACGCAAGATGTAGAAATGACGCAATTCCGCCAATTTTTCAGGGAGATGAAGCATCGTCACTAACGGTTTTAGAAATAGATAGTAACATCAATGGTGTTCAAATGGTAGGAAACTTAGACTTAAGCGGTGGAGCATTTGAAGATTATTTTGTTTCATCATATAGATTAATGGTTAGTGGTAAGTGGGCATTTGCAATGGAATATGATAATACACCACGATCCGTTCAAGGTCCAAAGCTTGCTGCTATTGATATAACCAATCCGATATCTCCAACCTTTCATCCATTGCAGTCTCCCGGAACGATAATTAGTCCTTTAGAAAATATGCAGTCCCTGGGAGGAGACATTTACCTATTAGATTTTGATATCTCTGGTGAAGAAGCATATGTTTTATCTTTCGATTCTGAAGTAGCAGGTGTCGTAA